CTATACTTTTAAATCTGGGTGTTCCTTGTAGTACTCCTTGAACCATTCTAAGAAAATAATATTTTTATAAAAGTGTTCAAAATACTCGTCATATTCCCAGATTGAATCTGCATTTTCATCCCAATAATCTCGGGAAAGAAAAGGTTTTAAACCTCGAATAAGCGCTGGGATATCATCTGGATCAATATCCTTTTGATATTCTTCCTGTCCCATATGTAGTACAGAAAGAACTACTCTACGAAGCCCCCAACACTTTCTCCAATAAACTGGCTCAATTTCTCCAGCACCGAGATAGTTAGTCATATCATTGTAATAAGGGATTTTCTTTTTATCTTCTTCAGGCATCCCTTTTATTCTAATTCCATTGTCTAGTCCCATAAGGCAACTTCTCCTTTTTTTGTTCTCATAGAGATTTTAATTATCACTATAAAAGATAATTCCGTTATTATAAAAATTCATCCAACGATTAAAACGCTCATTTATATCATCACCAAAAATTTCAGGAATTTCGTCGATATTCATCCAGATCTTATCTGGGTGTGAATCGTTTGGTTGGAGAACGTTGTTTGGTGGGACAAAACCGTCAGTTTCAGCAACAACTTCGATTGTTGTATCATCCTTATCTATTGTGTAGATCGATTTATTTTTTCTTTTACTTTTTGAGACATTGGAAATCGCATTTTTTGCATCCTCTAATGTCGCGTATTGCGCAGAAAGGGGCTCATATCCTATTGTATAACGTGTTACTGTATAACTCATTTTAACAAAAATTTAAAAATCCAAGCCATTCTGGGAGAACACTTGGATTTGGTTTATTTATCTCGTACTCTTGTTTTGGCCCATATAACTGTTTATATTCATCTACAGTCATTTGGAGTATTTTACCATCTGGTGTAGTTATGATCATATTAGTCAAAATTTGGTTTTGTATAAAAAACATTAGCGTGATTTTCTTTTGATAATTGTTCCCATTTATGTTTTTTTCGTAATGCAATTTCCATGTTTGAATAATTATCAAAAGAGACTGGCTGTGGTTCTCCGTTTATTATTTTATATTTATAACAAACGGGTCTTTTATAAAATTCGGACGCTAAAAGCATTATATATCGTCAACTGAAAAATATTCAATTTCTATATCTTTTCCAGTATATTGGCTTTCCCAATATCGCTTTTGTTTAAGTGCATCTTCTTTTCGAGAAAATTCTTTAAAAAAATGTTTTATTGATCTCTGGCGTCCATTTTGGTCTTTTGGGCCCCATTGATCTAGCACAACACAATGTTTAATCATTATTTATTCGATTTTGTTCTGTTCTAAAAATTTTTGTAATTTCGTTGCAAAATATCCAGTTTCTAACTGTCTGTTAATCAATCTGATAGTTTTTATATGAAATGTATTAAAAAGATCGTCACTTCGTTCTTTGTCTAGTGTTTTTTGTTGTTGTGTGAAATGATAGCCGCCGTCTACTTCTATATCTATATGATAATCAGGCAGATATGCGTCTAGTATATAAGAACGACTACAACAAACAATCTGTTGCGGAAAATATTTTATATTATTTTTTGCAAGAAATTCATATAAAATCTTTTCGCCAACGGTTGGGTTTTTAAGCATTTTTCTAGCTCGGGCAAGTAAAATTTGCATTCCGGTAGTGTTATATGTATAACTAGAAATTTCTTCTAGAAAGTTATCCCGAAAATATTTCCTTTTCTTATTTAGCGCATCGTCTTTTGGTTTTACTTTTATTTGTTGTGGCAACCCAAAATTAAATGTGTACGGATCCTGTATTGCATGTACTTCCGAGTTACTTTCAAACGATGGATGGGACTCTTCGTAAGAAACTTCTGACTGTTCTTTTTCTGACTCTTTCGGAGACCAATCAATAACTTTTATCTTTTTATTTCGTTTATTTTCAATAATATATGAAATTAACAAAATAATTTCAATAATTATGAGTATTCCAGCCAGAGTCCAAAAGAAAATAGTTGTTGCCATGGAAATTATGTTAAGAAACATTTTATATTACTCCCTCCATCCAATTATCAAATTCTATTTGTGTTGTGGAGTTATTTTTTGAAACAGTATTTGGGGAAAGAATATAATATTTACCTAGTTCAAATAAAATATAACCAGATTTATAATTTTTAGAAAATTTATATGTTGTTTGCTCGTACGTTGAATTATTGTCTACTTTTAGTGTAAATTCAATTTCTGACGTTGTGGACTTATTCCATTTATTTGGAACAAACGTTAATCCAATTTCTCCAGATTTAATCATAATAGGATCGTACGGGGTACTTCTAACTGCTACAACCTCTTTCAAATTAAAAACAACACAAAAACAACTATATTTTGCATGCAACGTGTATATAGATTGCCCTGCTATTATAGAAATTGTTTCATTGATATAAAAAGTTGGGCTAGACGTTGTTGTATATATAGGTTCACTACTTTCATAAGTAACATCATATTCGTCAATAGGAAGTATATATTCATTTCCAATTTTTACGGAATATGTCAACCCGGTTGTTTTAGACTTTAAGTAAACTGTTGGGTTCGTATTTAGTTGCGATTCTATTAATTCAATTATATCATTTGCTGAAAAAGCTTTAGTAACCATTGAATGGCTTTCAACCATTTCATAATTAAATGTAACTCGCTGCAAATCAATTGTTTCTTTTTTACAACATATTAAAGCTGGAATAAGAAATAAAATAAATTTTAATTTATTCATCTTTTATCATTTTATATTTTTTATTTTCTCGGTCGATTCAAATTTTTTTGCGACCTTTTATATTTGAAGTAAGGCCAGTATGTGACGAACTTTGTTTTTTTCGAGTCACTGGATTATTTAAGTTTTCCTTGTGTGTTACCCAACGTAAGTTTGAAATTGTGTTATTTCGAGGGTTTCCGTCAATATGATCTATTTCTGTATAATTGTTTGGATTGTCTACAAAAGTTTCTGCGACTATTTTATGTAAAAATACGTTCGTTTTATTTAACGAAACTTTATAATATCCTATTTTTGTTAAGGTTGCAGTAATAAACCGACTCTTTCTACGATAATTTCCAGAAACAGATCCAGCAAAATAAACTACTCCGTTTTTATTTATAAAATAATTTGGATAATTTTTAATAGGAAATCATTCTGATTCAACAAAAGGAACTCGGAGTTCTTTTAAAAACTCCGAGTCTGGAATGCGATGTTTTAATTCATATTTTCGTTTTGCTCGTTGCGATGGAGTTAACTCGTCGTTAGCTGCTTTCTTAGCTTTTGTTAAATTACTATTTCTTGGCATATTAGTCTGTTATATGTGAAAGTACTCGTTTCTTAGCCTCTATATATCTAGCATCGCTATAGCTACTTAGGGGTCGAAGGAACCCGATTATTCTTATCCAGTAGTCTATATTCTTGCTTTTACAAATTGGGCATTCTTCAACGGGAGCATTAACAACGTGACCGCAATCCTTGCATTCACTTATTGGAATATTAAATCCAACGTAGCTAACTCCGTTTTTTGCATCAAATTCTAGGAGTTTTAAATATTGCTCCTTACTTGGATGTGCATCTAAATGAATATGTGCGGCTTGCCCACCTGAACAATATGAAGCAATTTCCTTTCCATGTAGACGCAACTTATCCAGAATAGAAATTTTATCATCCCATTGCTTAAAGAAATAACTACTATAGAGATTTTGATCCCCTGGAACAACATAGCCGTCGTTTTTGTCCCAATTATATAATTTCACAGCCAGGTTTTCTCCGGGGATACCCTCACTGTTCATTATACAAGGTCTTTTCTTATCGTGAATAGAATGAATCTTATTTTGCTCATCTATAGTTCCTAGGAGTAATTGTAAAAATTTCACATATTGATTATTGTAATTAACTTTTATTCCAAGAAATTCCGCTGCTTCACAATAACCAATAAAACCAATTGTACTATAAAGCTTTTTCGTATAAATATATCCGGCGTTAGAACTGGAAAACATTCCACGATCTTCTGCATCATATAACAGAGACTTAAACGCAATCTGGTACTTATAAACTCTTTCTAGTATAGTAATTAAATAGTCTTTTAAAGACTGTTGTAATTCTGAATCTGTGTATAGCAAACTACCGATAAACGCAGGAGATGCTTTCCCAGACTTTTCTTCAAATTCTACATTACAATAAAGGCTTCTATACCAATCCTGTACTATCCTATTGAAATTCAATGAGATAACGTTGGAAGATCCGGTCATGCACTAACCTATATATTTCTATATAGTGTGGGTCATATCTTGCGCAAAGCGCTGTGCTATTTCGGTTTTCAGACACTTCGTTTTCTAAAATGTCGCTACGTATCAATAGTAACCCTACTCCCCTGCTCATCACTTAGGGGATGACCTCCACGCACAAATTAATAATTTAAATAAGATTTATTATGGACAATTTGACTAACAACACATTCAGCCAAATCTGGGTATCATATTTTAATTATTTCCATAATTTTATTTCCAGCTTTATATTTTGCTCTAATATCTAAAACTATTTCTTTTGATAATTTTTCTCGCTTCTTTTTACATTTTGAACTACGTTGCGGCATCGGCACGTTTGTAAAAGTTGTTCCAAATATAATTTTTCTAAAGCCGCTCAGGGAGTATAAATCTTTAAAATCTTTATATATCTCTTTTGTTGTCATTCCTTGAACCCAGTATTTATTTCTAATTTCAACAACTTGTTCGTCAGTTATCTTGGAAAGAAAATGTTTATCCCCAGTCATCATTCGTTTATCAGTTTTATAAAACTGTGTTAATTCTGGAGTGTTTAATTCAGGAGCAACGTCAGGGCGACTTTCGTATGTTCAAATTTTATCAAATCCACTATAAGACATTTCGTCTTTATAAAACTCGTAGACTTGCTGCATTGTATATTCTTTTGAAGCTCGAATTTGTCTAATTTTTAATATTTCTGTATTTGGAAGAATTGCATTTGGGCTATCTTCTCCTTTTGGTTGAAACCCAGAGTCTCCACCAAGTGTAGAGTTGTACCCGTCATAATAAGAGTTATATTTTTCGATATAATATATTTCTCTTTTATTGGCTTCTTCAACTGTTAGTATTCCATCTTCAATTACAGAAAAATTTTCAATTGTAGTTTTATATTTTCGCATTGCACGATATATTTTTGTGTCACATCTCATTACAGATGCTTCTCATAAATGTTCGCGCCATCTTTTTTTAGTATTATATGTTTGTCCAATATAACACTTTCCACTAGGAAAATCAATTTTGTAAATTTTATAAATTTTGTCCATAATAAAAAATATTAATTATTAATCTTTGGCTCGGTATTACCATGCACATATTTTGTGTTTAGGTTTCACCGATGCTACAAAGGTACAAAAAATATTTTTTATTCCAAAATATTTTTACCAAGTAACATTATTTGATAAAATAATTAAGCACATAAGGACCATTTCTTGATCCCAGTTAAACCTGTAGTAGAACTAAACGTATTATCTGAAATTTCATTTCTTACCCGGCAACAACTGGAAATACTTGATGCACAGTCACTTAGATATACAAAAAAGCTACTGCCTTTAGAAAGCTCCGTAGCACACAATTCTTTGTATTCCTTGTCAACAATGTCATTTTCATCGGTAAGCAAACACATTGTTGTAACCGGAAAAGTAAGTGGTTTTATAAGACGCAGTTCTCTATGCAATTCAAGAAAAATTCGTTGCAAAAGATCAATTGCTTTTCATTCCGGTTTTGTTCCGTCAGGATAATAAAATCCATCAAAAATAGCCGTAAAGTATTGACTATCAAATAGATTGAGATTACTGAAGGGTGAATTGTAGGATCTGTTACCCGCTGGCTGCGAGACCCCATATATAAACTGTTTCATGCCCTTTCGTATAGCGTCTTTCACTGTACGTTGTTTTTCGCAAACTTTTGTTGTTATAACATCATCAAGGTGCTCGTACCACTTTTCACCAAACTCAGCGACTACATAATAGTTAAGAGCAACGAAATAATCACCCAACGCTACTGCGCCACGTACCTGCGAAGAAAGTAAGAAAACGAGATTCGTTACTTGCCCACTAAAAGATTGAATATCATTTGGAGCACATGGGGTAACCCCATCAATATTTCCAGTTCCTTCTAGCATCATTGGGTACAAACTAGCAGCCATACAATAATTTTTCACCGCAGGAGACGATGCCTCGTCGTGAGCATATATAATGTGTGATTTTAGGTCCTTTTCATACTGGTCAGCAACTTCTGGGAAAAGTTCATTAAGCCTCTTTTTCATTCTTGTCCTTTGCACAAGCCTATTTTGAACTTTATAAACCTCACCCTCCATATTTGCAACGTTTTTCATTGAAACGTTTGCATTCGCATCTGTTTCAGAGGAGGATGCTGCGTTGGCAGTTGAGTTGCTGTACTCATCCATATAATCAAGGCGACTCTGGATAAAACGCGCTTCCCTATGCTTCTCTCTATACAAAATATAACATCTAGCAACATCACATTCTCCAAAATTCATTATTACATCTTCAACGAGATTTTGGATACTTTCTACATCTATGGGTTGTTCTCCCTCATAGGCATTAAATCAACATCTTACGTGATCTACTACTTTGTTGCAATTATCTCTATCTTTTACCCGAACTGTTGGGTCTGCAAAAGCATTTCTAATTGCCTTCTCGATCTTTCCAAAATTAAAATCTGTTACTTGTCCACTTCGCTTTTTAACTGTTAGCATAATTGAAATAAGTTATTAATTAACATTGTCTTTTCAAACCGATTCACAAAATCTTTTGTTCCAGTTATTTGGGCGCATATTGCATCATAAAAATTAAACATGGAACATTCCTCGTTTTCAGATATATAATAAGGTGACCCACTATCGTTATATATTGATTCATAGGCCTTTATAATATCATTGCTCGAAAGCTTTATTTTCCCATTTAGAGTTTTACTTTCATAAACAAGGACTTTATCAATCAGTTCTCCAAGAAATTTCTGTTTTTTATCTGTTGGTAAAAACGACGATTTTAATTTTCGCATATTTGCTTCAAGATCATTTACTGCTCCAAACAACTCTTTGATATCATATTCGAGTTTTTCATTTGGTTTTAACTCTTTAGCTATCAATCAGTTATTTGTAAAAGTATATAGATTCTTTGAAACAGGATTCATATAGGCTCGAAACACTTTATAAACAGGAACACGCGTATCTAGTGCATAAACGAGATTGTAAGTTTCTTTATATTCAGATTCACCTGGTACAATGGCTTGTACTCAAACTCTGTTATATGCCAGATCTTTTCCAGACCCAGTAATTGTCATTTGATCAGGAGTCTGTACATTAACAATAAACTTGTTTGTGTACTTTTTCAGTTCAGTTATAAAAGGTTCTGTATATTCTTTTGTTTCAAGAAATTCGTTGTTTTTAATTATTGTTGGTTTCCCCGCACTTAGCCCTTCTAATGTAATTTCCATTAATAATTCGCAACATTTTGTATAATATTAATATCGGGGTTCTTTTTATTAATTCAGAACTGTTCTCTTTCAACGACTCTATCAAGATCTGGATATTCTATAACAAAAAAACTAGCAACTCCGATTTCATTAAATCAAGTTTGCATGTTTCTGTTATAATGTTTGTTCAACTTCAAAAGTCGTATATGCTCTGTTATTCTGGCTTTTGCATTTCTTTTTGTCGAGCCAATATAAATATGTTCCCCAATGTGGATCTCGTAAATAGCTGGAAAAGTCCGATCATATAAATCGGACTCTCACAAAATTTCTATCATATTTTGGTCAAAAAAGCAGGATTGGAGTTAACCAACCCTGCTTTCTATTTTAGTTTCCAAATACAATATACTTTCCAAGCTGTGTACCTTTCGACGGCGTGTAATCGATAGTAAATACTCTAGCGTGTGCTTCATCTACTCGATATACCTGCTCGCAGTACATATTCTCCTTAACGTCTTTCATAGCAGCCTTAGCCTTACGAGATGCTTCACCCTTCGTTTCAGCAGTTGCTACAAGCTTTCCAGATTCTGTGTGTATCTCAAATACACGCTTCTTAGTGAGCTGGCCCTCTGTTACAACATTATTAAATGTGTACGGTCTTTCCTTAGTGTCGGCAGAACCCTTAACCTTAACAACGATATATGCCGTACCAGTAGTTTCAGTCATTTTATCCTTCTCGAACTGCTCGTTTGCAAAAGCTTCTATATCTTCTGGAGAATCAGCATTAACATATCTACGAGTAACATCTTTTACAACTGTGAGACCCTGCTCAGCAGCTTTTTCTCTAGCCTCATCAAGGCTAAATGCTTCAATTTCAACAATTTTCATAATCATTAACATTAATTAGTTATCTGTTTTTACCTACACAAATATACTAAAAATCTAGGTAAAAACAAAATTTTATACAAATTTTACTTCTTCTTCCCAGCCAAACATCTGGTAATATGCAATCATCTTAAAAAGCTTTTGGTACTCTTCTACACCCTTTTTATAATAAGTGTTATTCATTGGGCAACACTTGCTATTATAAGGAGGATTGTTTCTAACTACTAGAAAATTCATTTCCTTAGTCCAATCATTTTCGTTATACCCATATTCATGCATACAATAGAGCTTCAGAACATCTCCGTAGAGAGCTCCCTGGCGATAATAATTAAACGTTTCTAAATGTCCGCTCTTGGTAGCAAAATACTCTGGGTTATCACGAGCCGTTTTCAGATCATTCAGAGCGAGATGTTTGTTTTCTTTATCGATTGTCCAATTATCGATTTTCATTTTATATTTCAGAGTAGTGGCTTGGTTTTTATAAACTACCCAAAAATCAATAAACATAGCATCTTCGTTATGTGATTCGATTGGATCTCCAAAAATATCAGTAGGATGCAATTTTTGCATTATCTCTTTATTGTCTTGTAGAGATTTAATTGCACTATTTGCGGATTCCCAATCAGCATCACTTAAAATTGTGCCATTGCCTTTATATGCTTTGCGTGCAAAATAATATTTTAAGCCTTTCTTTATAATATCACGGATTCTAAAATCATTTATTGCATTTGCATAATAATCAGCATTTTTCATTGCTTGCTTGATTGCATTGTATCCTCCAATTCCAGATTGTCGTAGCTTTATAATTTCGTCTACACAATTCCCCAATTTTGCACTAGGTCGCCCTAATTTTGGAGCCATTTCATAATACTCATTTTGGAGCATTTGTTCGTGGACTACACTACCCATTGATAATGAGGAACTTACGAATTTAGGAGGATTTTTATATTTACTTGGAGAGCCTCCTTCATCGGGATTTATTAACTTCAGACGAGAGTTACTTACACAGTCTTTATATTTATCAGAGAAATACTCTTCATCCGTCATATCAATCCTTTTTAGGGAGTTTAGATCGGGCAAGATTTTAAAATCATCTAGTTTAATTTCTTTCATTAGAACTTCAGATCAAGATTTGTTATTCGGCGATGTTCTGGTACTTTGAACCATTTGTTATGCGGAGAGTCCATTAGATAACAAAAGATGCCATTATTAATAGCATCTTTGTAATTATCTGGTTTATCGTCGATTAACACAGACACATTATGCTCCTTCATAACAGCAATTTTACTTTCATTCCAAGGTACACAATATACTGGAGCACAAGGTAGCCCTCTTTTTTGAAGATTCTCCTTTGTCCATTCTACTGGAATAGATCGAGATGTTATATACATTGCCGGTTCAAACGTTGGCATATTCAATACAGGCAGGTTTGTCCAAAACTCTTTATCGTCCTTTATTTTATCAAGGTCTTTAAGTAGTTCATAAGAACCATCCCAATAATCGTTAAGTTTTCCAAAACGTTTTTCGTACTCCCCTTTAAAATCGAGTACAACATCATCTATATCAAGAGCGATGATTGGCCTGTCAACTATTCCTACTACTCGATCATCACCGTGTGGAAATATTTTATAATATTCAGCCAAGATAAGGGCGGACTCTGCAACGTAGGCAATATTCAAAAGTCCATTTTCATCGAAATCATTTCCTTTTTCAAACTCTATAAGATGCTTTTTAAGAGAGGAAAGTATTTTGGACCACGAAATGCCGTATTTCCATTCATTTATTTCGTGTTTATTTAGCCTGTGTTGGAGGACTTTTTCCACGGACTCTATTCCGTGAGGTGGGATAAGATCATATCTTTCGCACATTATTCTGGCTTTTTGTTAGTTAGTGTCATCAGGAGAGATGACGCCAAAAAACCTATAAAATCGAGTTTTTCATCAGACTCTTTCTTGAGATCGGATTTATATTCGAGTGTCTCTGCTTCTCTATCATAATTAAAAGTCAGAGTGATTTCTGTTCCTTCAGAGTCTGGATTAGTGAATTTAACTATTGCTGTTTCCATCTGCGTATGGTTTTATTAATTTATAAAATAAGGATTTTGGAACTATGACAACTTCTCCAACCGAAACTATATTTGCTTCTCTAGGCTCTTGTTTGTTTCATATAATTACAAACTCGTCTGGATTCACAGTAGTTTCGGAGCGTATCTTAAAATATTGTGGAGTTTGTTGTGTTGCCTTTAATTGGATTTTACATGGCAGATTACCTTTGTTATCGTGTATATCAACTTTGTTATTATCTTCTGCCTTTGAGTTATTTCGAGTAGTTCCAACATCAAAACCCAATTCTTTGAGTTCCTTTACTATTTTACGCTCGTAGGCATTTCCTTTGTTTCGGGAATAACCTGCGCTTCGTTTTCTTCCCATTTATTTATATTTAACTCGGTTTTTAGCAATTTTATTGCAGCTTCTTTGCCATATTTTTTATAAAAATCACTAAAATCTTTTGCTTCGTATTTTTCTGGGATATAAAAATATTCCAATTCTGGGTGTTTTTCTTTTATTCTAGCTAGTGCGTTCTTTCCTGGATCGTCATTATCATATCACACTATTATTCGCTTGAATTTGCTTTTAACTTTATCTAGTTGTGAGTCACTTAAAAACAGATTTTCACTATTTGGTGCAATTGCAATAATGCCTAGTTCATATAAACACATGACGTCTTTCATTGATTTTTGGATAATCAACAGATCTCCGCCATCTTTCGGCAATTGTTTTGCACCTTGTAGTTGATTTGCTTTTCAGTTTGTTAAAAAGCGCATCGTAGTTCTATCTGGTCAATATAATCGCCATTGTTCAATTCCTTCTTTTATGCCTCCGTAGTATCCGAAAATCTTTTGTTTTGGACTTTCGTAGTGAAATATATTCCCGTTAAGCCATATATTTTTACAAGAAAACACACCGAATTTCTTCAGTGTGCTTTCTTGTATTCCATATTTGGCCCATCAATTAAGTTCGTAGGATTGAAATGGGCGTATTTCAACCTGTATAACAGAGGTTTGTTTTTCATCTAGTTTGTTTCCTGTATATTTCAGCTTTGGTTCATTCACAACCAATTTATCATCATGTATGATTCCAAAATCATTTGCTATAATATGCAGTGCTTGTGAAAAGTTGCAGGAAAACTTTTCCATAACAACCTTGAAACAATCTCCGGAAAAACAACCAGAAAAATCGTGAAATATAACTAGTCCCGTTTTTGTTTTAAAAAAACTAGCAGTTGGTCTTCTGTCGTTTCGCAACGGATTTTTGAAAAGACCTTTTTTAACTGGTATTCCCAGATAATATTCTAGTATTTGCTCTTGTGGAAATCTACTCAATATAAGCTCCTTGGTAATCCTAACGGGCTCTATTGTTATCTCCATGAGTATCAATTACTTAGAACGGGAGATCCGAATCAGGATCCTCAAGGTCTGTTGCCATTGCAGAAACTACATCGGCAGTAGAAGTAGCCATGTTAGTAGGCTTTGCTGTAGCAGCATTCTCGATCTTCTTTACCTCCGAGCTAGTAAGAGTGAGATTATCACCAATAATACGTGTAGCAATACCGAGATTGCCATTGCGATCAATACGCGCAGTGAAAGATGGCATATTGCAATAATTGTCTCTGCCAGGTATGAGCTTAATTTGGGTCTTCTTTCCAATATGAGGCTTAGTGTAGGTTACAATTGCATCAACAATTTGCTTAAAATTGCCGGTGAGCTTCTTTGTGCCAGCATTAATTTCTGCGGCAACTTCTGGACAGATCGCTTCAAGGATTTCCATTACAGTGATCTTAAAATGATCAAGCGGAGATGCTGACTTACCCCACTGCATTTCCTGACGCTCTGCTGACTGAGGCTCGAAAAAGTTCTGCTGATATGGACCGTAGCCATCAATGTTTACTTTGAGAACGAGAGTCTTAAAAGCATCACCAGTCTTCTGACTAGTTACATTTGCAAACTCTACACCCTCGAAAGTAGCATCTTTAATTCCTGGAGTCAATCTAGAACCAGACTCTTTTGCATTTACTGCATCTGAAAAATCAAAATTCATTTTTAAAAAATTTTAATAATTATACTTTTGGGGTTAATTTGTAAAAGTCTTTAAACTTTTCCATTTTGAAAGAAGTACCATATTCGCGCAGAACTTTGTTCTGTTCACCCCGAAACGAAATAGTACCAGATTTTGTTAATTTATTTCCTTCATCAGAACCGAACCATTCAGCACGTCCAATAAGAGGAAATGTGGTTTCGCTATTAACTGTCCAATAATTAATTGCAATTTTATCTTTTGGTTTCACCGAAAGTGCTTTTATTGCATCTTTCGACAAAACCAAGTTGTTATCTCCTAGTTCTACAATTGCATCAGTCAGATCAATATCTGTTGGACTTTCTGTGTTAACTACAATTATAGGAGAAATGTCGATATTCATTACTGTGCAAGACTAGGGTAGATTCTATCCCAATGTGGAACAAAAGAGCCATCTTCAGCCCGCTCAGCTACAATAATATCTTTATTTGCAAGATGCTGTGGTCTAGCTCCTGTGAGAACTTCTCCATCAGTACCAAACTGTATGCAGAGATTGCTATCTTCGTCCCTATGTACGAAACCGATTGCATCAGACTTTGCTGCGAGTATGCGAGAAACCTTTCCTGTAAGATCAAGTGTTTTAAGAGATCCGTTTGCATTTTCAGCAAGTGCTGCGTCCTTAACATGCCCGCATATAATAAGATTTGGAGCACAAGCCGCAATTTTATCAATTACCCTCTCGATTGCAGTTCTCCAAAAAGCATAACCAGATCCATTTGGTAGCGATGCAGGATCTTTTACATTTGCATATTTCTCAGAAAACATTGGAGAATCTTGGTAGAGCTTTATCGCAAGTGGTTTTGCCATTTCTTCAACGGCAGTAATCGTGTCAATCGTTATATATTTATAAGGATATCCAGCCTCTTTAATTGCAGCACAGATCTCGTTAAGGTCTTTAAGTGTATTAACCTTTATTTTAAGAGCGGAGACGTAGTCAGAGCCGTTCTCAAAATCCAAAATTAGATTTCCTTCAAGTGTGGAGAGAATTGTTGTCTTTCCCACTTTCGGTAACCCAAAGAGTATCAGGTACTTAGGATCTTGTGTTGTTGCTGGAATTTTTGAAGTAGGTAGCGTAATAGCCATTATTAAAAAGAATAATTTATTTCTTCCTTCACCCCATTATCTGGAGTTGCATCTTTTATTTTATTTTTGGGAGAATTTTCTAATGACGTATATATAGAAAAATTAGTTATTGTTTTTGCAGGAGGGAGCTCTCTAAAAATTCCGAGTTCTCCGAAAAAGTTAACAGGAATTACTCTATCACTTACTCCTTGGCGATTTTTTATTATGTTTAGTGCTTTGTATCTATCCCTCAATCCTTTAAATCCACCTTGCAGAGGATTTTCTTCTACAATAATTGGGTAACCTAAGTGAGATTTTATTTTGAACTTGAGAGGGAAATAAACACCAATACATATTTCACAGTCATTAAAAGTATTTCCAGTATCTTTTAAATCTTCTGAACTACATTCCGTAAGTCCTGCCTTTCTTCTATCCATATCTGCAGAATTTCTATTTTCCTGCTGAAGTATAACAAAAGAAACTTTGCATTTCTCACGCAACGTAACACAATATGATGAAATGAGATCCATTTCTGCTTTTTTTGTATGACCATCAATTGGCATACAGAGCATTTGTTATCCAAAAAGTTTTTTATCTTTTTGTTCTTTATATTTCTATAAAGTTCAGCATATATTTTCACATAAGTGTTGGGCACTCGTGGTAATATTATATTCTATTTCTAGTTTCAACTACTATGCGTTACAGTGTTTAATTATATTATTAATTAAATTACCTCGATATTAGCATGAATATAAAAATTGTCAAAAACAGATTTTTTACGTTTTAGATATATTGTTGCATCTTCATATATATATTTATAAAATTTATATATTTCATCTTTTTTACGTATAAAAAGTCTATACATATCAAAATGTCCGATACATTCTCCAGTGGGATTAGGAAGCATAATATTTTTTCTATGTTCACAATTTATTGTTGTAAAAATATTGTGGTTTTCTAAATGTTTTTGGATACTTTCCAAAATTTTTATTGTCGGAGAACATATATTTCCTTTTAAATAAGAGCAATGATTCTTAGGATTACATACAAAAATTGTTCCATCCCCATCAAAATAACCTCGAATGAAATGTTGGATTAAATTTTCTGGTATTGGTGGAATTTCAAATTCTGTATTTGTTTTTCCGCGGATAATACCTCATTTTTGTGCATTTTTACATGCAATCTTGGAAGAAATACGAATACAATATGCTCCTCTATTGTGATTCCCGATGGTTATATCTGGGGAAAAATAATTTCGTATATCGGTTAATATATCTAAGTCGTTTATTGCTAGACTAAGTTGGGTTTTTGAACACAAGCAACCATCAGAAAGTCAAAAGCCTAAGATATAGGCCTCTGTTTCATTGGTGATATCTTCAAATTGCCAATTTAATTTTATACAATCTCTTCTATACTTTGCTCTAAATTCTGATGCACTCAATAACACTCCAGCTTCTTTTAATATTTTTTCAGTAGTTGTGTGGTACTTTTTATTAAGCTCTCGTGCAGATACTTCAGAAAGATATTCTTTGATAATTGTATTTTTAAATTCTGGAGTTTTCTTTGGTATAATTCCTTTTGATTTTGTCATATTATTTGAATTAGTAGACCAAAGTTAGTATATTTTTAACAATTTTCTAAATATTTTTAGCCTTTTTCGATTTTGCCCAATTTATTCTCGGCCTCTGACCGAGATGATCTACCACAACTTCTATAAGTTGTTCTGGATCGTTTGGTGTATAAACGGTTCTATTACCACCATCTATTTCTGTAAATGTACCTCATTGTTCAAGAAGATTCATCAGCGTGTGATAGAATACTTTATTCGTTAATGTTTTGTCAAAAATGACTAATTTTTCAGAAATAGAGTTAAGTCATTCTCTTCCTTTTAATACATACTCATAATCATCGTCAGACAAAATTTCTTGTCAAGACATTAATTTTGTATAAGGAATTATTTTTCCAAATTCTTCGTAAATATAAATACAAAGTAGTTTGGATAAAAGAAGTTCAGCAGAAAGTTCTAGACTATAATATACAAGTTTTATATTTTTATCCGGGTGGTCTTTTAGCGGTCTATATATATAACTATATAAAGCGAGTGCTGTTTTTCCGCTCCCAGAAGTTCCAAAAATAAGTGTATATATACCTTTTCTAACTCCTCCTGTATAACTATCTAGTTTTGGTATACCTGTACTAAGCCCTGTATTTTTTCCGGCTTTTCCAGAGTTAATCATATTATATAAAATATCTACACTATTCATCTAAAATACAAATATTATCAGCAGTTCCAACCATTTCTGGATTATCTCGTAGTTCTTTTAAGGCTTCCCATTGTCTCGATACGACAAAGTTTAAGATTCCAAAAGAAATTTTGCCGTTCTCTTTTGCTCAGTCAAGAATTTCCATAACTTCTCTGTGCTTTTCTGGATTGTTTCCAATCTGTGTTGCATAAAAGCAAAAGAAATCATCAAGAGACGCAAAACGAGTAGCAATGTTTTTAAGACTAGTTAACTTTCCGTTAATATTCAACCAAGACGGATATTTTGTAAATAATTCCTCTCCCATTGTACAACCACTTTTAAATCAACCTTTTAGAAAGTTTTTGTTAAATTCAACCTCGTTTGGGTTGTAAATTGTTGGATTGTACGATTTTAATATAACACCCTTTTCCTGTAACGAGCTAAATAGGCTACGTAGTACCTCATTTCCTCCGTTGCGAAATCAGGTGTCAAAATACTCAGCTCCGTGTTCTTCATCACGTGCAAGTAAGGTAATATAAATCAAAAGCAACTCATCAGCAGATAAGTGATAAGTTGCCATCAATTTTAAAATTGTTTTTATTTCCAAGTTAAAATATGTTTATAGCCATATTTAACTCGACCGATGTTTATAACTGTTACGTATTCATCGTTTATTTTGGTTAAAATCTATAATTTTTTGTTTCTCCAAAATCTCTTTCACGAGATTCTATTTCCTCGTGATTCAAGACTTTTTGTAATTTTTCCTCAGAATCAATCGTGATATAACTAGTTGTGTTACTGTTGTTAAATCACTTCACTTCCTGGGTGTTATTAATAACGAGATAAAACATTTCAGCAGTCTTGTTTGGAGAAAATCTACAAACTCGACCTTGACGTTGTGTTGCTCGTATTTTAGAACTATCAACACCCATCTGTATTCCTACTGTAAGTCCTTGAATATCAGCGCCTTCATCGATCATGTGGCTAGTAGCAAGTCATCCAATTGTTGCATTATTAAAATCTGCAATTATTTTTTTATTTTCGCTAGCCTTTTGTTTGGAGTGCAAAACATTGCCTCTTTTTATCTGGCTAGCAAACTTAATTGTTGGACAAAACATAACTCCTTTTGTGTCTTGTCTTGCATCAACAATCTTTCTACAAATTTCAATTTTCTTCGGATGATTCTCTATAAAAGCCTTTCTTGCGTGCAATGCCTTCATTCATTGTGCTGCCATCTGCAAAACAGTTTTTGGATCAGACCCAATCTGTTTCGCAAACTTATTGCGGTACTGTCATTCTTGCAAAGCTGCCATCGCACAGTTAAAATCGAAGCCAAAGAACGCAAAATAACTATTAAATTTCCTATCTAGTTCCTTATATTCTTTTAAATCAACATTCAGGAGAACTAAATAATTTTTAACTGGAGAAACTCATCCATTTTGCGTTGCTTCATCAAGAGTGATTGTATCACAAACAGGTGCGTGCTGTTTAATAATTATCTCTTTTCCATCAAGTCTTTCAAGTGTAGCAGTTAAACACAATACCATTTTGTAAGTTACTGATTTAAAAACACTTGCAAAACACGTTGACGAAAACCGATGCGCCTCATCTAGTACTAAAAGATCACAATTATAATTATGTTTAACTATTGTATTAACAACAATAACGTCACAATTATTAATAAGACTGTATTTCTCTAATTCCGCAATCCATTGATCTTTTAAGTACTGCGTAGGAACACTAACAATTATATATGCGTCTGGATTTTGTTTTAAAAGCAATGAAATTGCCATTATTGCAAGTCGGGTTTTACCTACTCCAGTTGCATAACATGCTGTGGCACAACAATTTGCAGCAACTCACTTTTTAATTCCGAGTTTTTGTCGTTCTGTTCTAGTAAGCATATTAATGTATCCAATGGTTGGAAACCTCTGCTTCAGCAGGTAATTCTAGTTTTTCACAAAAGAAAGAACCAGCTCTGCTCATGCAGTTTTCAAGTACAGAGGTCATCTCTTCACTAATTTCTTCAGGAACTTCTATATTCCACTCATCATGTGCTGGTATGCACAATTTTACTTTAAAAAGTAGGTTATGCTCCAATATATATTGAAAGAGATATATTGATGCTAGCTTAAACATTGCTGCGCCCGTGCCTTGACATTTGTAATTGATGGCCTGCTTCTCGCAAGCAGATTTTCTTTTAAAATAATGTCGAACTTCCTCTACAATTGTTGATTGTGGATGAAACTTTTTATATTCTTTATATGTATTCCAAAATTCTGCATTAAACTTTTTTTGTATTTCTTGCAGTTCGTCGAAATCGTATATAAAAGCTTTATGTCCGGATTTATCATTCAGCACGATATATCCATATTTCATCACAAAAGCGCGTTGCTTGTCTTGGTAGTTTTTAACACCTGGAAAACCCTTCATATAATTATCATATATTTCTTGGGCCTCACTTAATGGTATGTTCTTGTTGGACTTGATTGTATTTGCATCACCGCCGTAGTTAATTGCGAACTCCACCCCTTTCGCTTCTTGCCTCCATTTCTTGAATTTATGTTTTATTTCTTCTACGGGGCAATCACCTACTTTATCGGGGTATGTCATTTTGGCAACCAGACTATGCATATCTCCGCAACCCTTGTTAAAAAGGTCGAGCATCGCTTGATCATTAGAGACATCTGCAATAATCCTGCTTTCTTGTGCAGAATAATCACAACTAATCCATTTGTAACCAGGCTCAGAAATGAAGCAGGCTCTAGTTTCAGCATCACTGGGAAAATTCTGGAAATTAAGGTATTCTACGTTATGTTCTTTATCTTTTCCCCCAGAGGATAGTCTACCGGTATCACAACCCAGTTGATTGAAATTAGTGTGTATTCGGTGTGTAACGGGATTTATTTGGTCTAGTACATTCTGCCCATAAGTTCCAACAAGTTTTTCATATCCTTTATATTTAATATATAATGGAGCTATATCAGATTTGTCTTTTTGGGATTCAATAATATCAGCACCAACCGATTTTTTAGTTTCCTTTGTCTTTTTGTCGAAAGTTTCTAGATTAAAACCCAGCTCTTCAAAAAGAGGTATAACTTGTTTGGGACTACCCCAATTAATAATGCAGTGCGGATTTTCATCAAACCCAGTAAAAAGGTCTCCCTGGAGTTCTTTATAAACATATTTGGATTCTGGGAAATGTTGTTCAACCCAACTATTTAACTCAGTTTTTGCTGTTTCAAAACCTTCTCGGTCTTTTTCCATTTTTCTTTTCCAAGCATCTTCATCAAGTTTCACTCCACAAAACTCAGTGTACGCTAAAACTGGACAAAATTTATTCTCGTAGGCAAGTGCTTTTAAAAGACCTTTTTCCTTTAATTTAACAAGTTGTCCTTCCCGAATTTTTTCTAGATATTTAACATCGTGTGCTCCATATATAATAATATCGTCACTTAGAGTTTTCGACCAGATAATTTTGCCCCGGACACTCTTATCAAGTTCTACATTACAATATTCGAGCCCGGCTGCTTTTAATCCCATGCTATGTTGCCCTGCAGGATAACCCAACCATTGCAATTTTTCTGCCAGATAACCATCATATATATTTGTTATAACAATTCCTTCTTTCAGGAAAAATTTCAGATCAAACTTTGCATTCCAAAATAAGAAAAGTATATCTTTTCTTTCAAGAAAATTTTTATATAACTTTATGTCGACAGTTCTACAATCAACTACAATTTGGAAATCAAAACAACCAAACTGCGCTAAAAGGAGTTTTTTTGTGTGTACATCAATTCCTTCTGTTTCAGTATCTACACCAACAATTTTTAACGTATTTAACTTTTTTAAACTCTCCTCAACAGAAATAACTTCATAATTTTCATTATTAAACAACTGTTGATTTCCAGTAACTAAAAAAATCATTACTTTTCAAACTTTAAAAGTTCAATTCCTTTATAATTGGCCACCTCTTCTATTTGTTTGGCAATTCCAGTCCACCTCTTAATATGCCAATCTGTATCTTCAGAAAGCATTGGAAAAACTTTGTCTCGCATAAGTCTCAGAGTATCAGAGGAAAGACCAGAAATCTTTGGCAGTGGAGCAAGATGAATAAGCGCCCTAAACTCACTATAAGAAAAACCTCTTGGATCAATTCTCAACTTTACTTCACTAGGCATTAAACAACGTTCCTTTACAACATCGAGCCATGGCCTTTTCTTTCCTTCATCATCTCTTTCAGAAAGTTCTTCTTTCTCAGGCTCAGTAAGTCAGATTCCTTTGGAAAGGATAAAATGCTGCGAAATCATTTTTCTATTAATAACTTCAAGCTGGTCAAGACAAGCGGCGATAAGATCACCATAAGTCACACTCTCAAACTCCTGTGGTAAGTGATCAAACAGAGTAGAGACAGGATCAGAGTCAGTAAGATTGTTTTGCTTTTTGTACTCCCTAATAAGAGTAACAATTTGCATTGGAGTTTTAAGTGCTTCAATATTGCATTCATATATCAAGTATCTCTTGAATAATTCTGCATTGCATTGATTGATAAGGTATTGCATATTTATTTTAGTTTGATACTTTCCAGGCACGTACTTATCTTCGTTATATAGCATTTCATGCACATGCTTATATGCACGATTCAACTCCGTAGCATCCATATCCATCAACCGTATTTCCTCTCCGGACCTACGCTTTCATACGTACTGGTTAATATCTGTCTTAATTGCCTGTGCAATTGCACTTCCAAACTCTGTTGTGTTTTCTTTCATATCTAAAAACTATAATTTTTATCTTTTATATCTTTTGTTTTTATAAAATTCATAAAATAAAGTGCAGTGTACTTATATCGCTTAACTTGGTCTGTGTTTGCCTCCAAATATTCATCGCCAGCTTCGGCATATTCAAAAGTAACAAAACCTTCGTCCCCGATTGTTAAAGTACCTACATTTTGTCAATTCGGACATTGTGTAACAGTTATATACTTATACAAACTCTTATCATCTTCGTCCAAATTTTTAAAGACGTAATTAATATAAATTCCGTCTTGTTTAGCAACTAGTTTCCCGTGGATTGTTATCTTCTCCGCACTCATAAAGTTTGTCCATCATTCTTCTAATTGTACACAAAGAACTATCTATCAATTCAAGATGCTCCTTAATCATCTTCTTGTAGATTTTAACGAGATCTTTTTGCTCTTTCTCAATTGGACATTCTTCTTCCTGCGTTTCAATTGCAATTTCTACAGTTGGCTGCTGCTCTTCAGATTCCTTATATTTCATCTAGTGCAATTCTATAAACGGATTCATGTAAATCGAGGTCGTAATTCAATTCGAGCAAATTATATAATCTAGATGTTAAATAAAATTCATACTTATCAATATAAATTTTCATTGTAAAATCATCTTCTGTGGTAAAATAACGAGTCATATCTTCCTCGCTAAATTGTATAAGACCTTCCTCAATTATATAATCTCCTTGCTCAAAAAGCCAGATATTATCGACAATTCCTTCGTCATAAATATCTAACTTATTCAAAAACAACTCGATCTTTCTATCTAAAATTAAATCATTGGGATTGTGGTGTTTTATATTCAAGTACCAATGATTCCCAATTTTCTTAAAAATCAATCTTACAGATTTCATCTTCTGGTATATTCAAGCATTGTGCCGCGTGTACAGCTAACATATCTGCTAACTCGTTATATTCGTCACCATTGTGCCCCTTAACTCAAACAAAAGTCACATTGTGTCTAGGCAATTGTTCAAGTAATTCTCACCACAAATCAAGATTCTTTTTGGTAAAATCCTGATCATCAAATCACTTTTTTGCATGCCCATTAACAATCGAGTTAATAACATATTGGGAATCACAGTGAATTTCTAGTTCTGTTGGTTCCTTAAAATATTTCAGAGTTTCTAAAACACCACGAATTTCGCATCTATTATTCGTGGTGTTTTTTAAACCCATATAAAGCTTTTTAAAGACTTTTCCGTCTTTTAGAATAACAGAACTTCATCCACCCGCTTTTATCGAGTCCTGATACGAGCCATCACAGTAAACAACATATTTCTCCATTAAAACTTAATCGGATAAGTCCAGTCGCAAGCCTCGTCTTCTAGTTCGAGACATCTCTGCGTACAGATTTTTCCCAATTGTGCCTTATTTTCGATATACATAACATCAATTGGATTGCTCTCTGCACGAGCAAGTGCAAGTTTCTTTCCAACTTCCTTATTAAAGACATCTTTTGTGGAGCATCTTGATACACCAAAAGAAAGAGTCTTTTTCTCGGAGTCGTAAATGGAGCAAATTGTTACTCTTGGCACACTCTTTTTCTTGCCAGTAGGATCACCAATTGCAGTAATAACTTCATTGTTGGCATCAAGCAACACTGGAACCATAGCAACCTTGTACTCAGTTCCATAAAAATACCTAATCGATTTCATTTTGTTTCTTTTTATAAATTAATAATAACCAAGTAATTGCGGCTAAAACAAATACTTCTATAAACATACTAAGACAAACCATAACTCCCATTGCAGCACAAACCCAAACAAGGATTGCTGTAGTTAAGTTGTGAACATTTTTGTCCTTAAAGATCAAACCGGCACCTACAAAAGATATTCCAGAAACAATCTGCGCAATAACGTGATAATCAATAACTCCATCACTGTTATATGCCGTATAGGTAAAAGCAAATGCACCTAACATAACAAGTGCAATTGATCTAAACCCAAGATCTTTTCCAGATGCTTCTCGTTGTATGCCAATTATATATGCTATAGCAAGTATATAAACAATTTTAATCAGAAATAGTATCTGTAGGTCTATCATCTAACAAAATAACTTTTATATTGTCATACTTACCTTCGTAAGTAAACCCAACAATTGTTTTTTCTTTTATTTTGTCTCCTATGGTCAAGTAAGGACCAGCATCGAAATCAATTGCAACTATATCATGTGTATCAGGATCAGTTGTAATAAGCATATATTTATCCAGATCTGGACAACCAGGCCATTCTGTATAAACGGAATATGTTGCATTGTCTCCACTAACTTTTTCAAGCAGCAGTTTCTTTATTTGCCCGGTTCTAGCATGTCCTAATGGTGCTAAGTTAATTATTTCCTCAAACATAACTAAACTATTTGTGCTGCCATTTTTGGGGCAACAATTGCATCGGTATTTAAAAAGAGTAGCATAATCGAAATTGCATTTTCAAAAGCAAGTCTAACTGCTTTTGCTGGATCAACAATTCCAACTTTTATCATATCTTCAACAAAACAACCGCGTAAGGCATCAAAACCAGCGTTATTTTCAACTAGATCAATGTACTTCTCCGGATCTCTACCAGACGTAATAACAAGATTTTCAAAAGGGAATCTAAGGACATTTTGGATAATATAACCTCCCCAACCAAATTCTCGGGTAATAATTTTCCTTGCTCGCACATATATAGTTGCTCCGCCGGGAACAATGCCCTCCTCTATAGCTGCTTGTGTAGCACAAACTGCATCATCAACTCGGTCTTTTCTTTCTCGCATTTCGAGTTCGGTACCTCCACCAACGTGGATAACACAGATTCCACCAGTAAGTTTCGCAATTCGCTCCTGTAGGAACTTTTCAACAAAACCTCCTTGTTGTACAGGATCTGCTTTTACTCGCTCGTATTCTGCTTTTAAGTCTGTAATTCGAGATTCAATAAGATCGGCATTCCCATTGCCTTCTGTAATTGTGGTCTTTTCTTTTGTAACAACTACTTTCTTGCAAGAGCCAAGAATGGCATTGGTTGCGTCAACCAATTCGAGTCCAGAGTCATAAGACACGTTAAAACCACCAGTTAAGATGGCAATATCTTCAAGAACTTTCTTTCGATATTCGCCATAAGATGGGGCCTTTATTGCACAACAATCGAGAGTGCCGTTAAGTTTGTTAAGTTTCAATGCCTCAAGCACAGCATCGTCATAATCTTCTGCAATAATCAAAATAGGCCTACCTTCTTCTACAACTGGATTCAAGATTCCAACAAGATCGCGAGTTCTAGTGATTTTATGTTCTGTTATAAGCACATAAGGATTTTCAAGAACACATTGATCTTTTGTTGTATCTGTAACAAAATGTGGAGAAACATAACCTCGATCAAACTGCATTCCAGAAACAATATCGATCGTAGTATCTGCGTTTTTGGACTCTTCTACGGTAATAATTCCGTCCCTACCTACTTTAAGAAACGCATCAGCAATAAGTTGCCCAAGTTCAGGATCATTATTTGCAGAAATTGTTGCAATATTCTTTATATCAGCATCTGTAATTTCGATTGCATTTGCCTTTATAAAATCAACAACAGCTTTCTTTGTTCGCTCAATTTCCTCTCTAAACTGCACTTTTGGTTGTTTGTCAAGATATTGTGCAAGTTGTACACAAAACGCATAACCGAGAATAGTTGCTGTTGTAGTACTGTCTCCCACTGTGTTAACCGTACGGATTGCAGCCTCTTTAAGTAATTGTGCACCAGCATTTTCAAAAGGATCATCGAACTCGATTTCTTTTGCTACAGAAACACCATCTTTTGTAACATGTGGCTGTTTTCCAATATCACATAAAACTACACTAGCACCATTTGGGCCAAAAGTAGCTCCAACAGTAGTGGCGAGTTTTTTCATTCCAGAGAGCATTAACTCTCTAGCTTCTTTGTCAGTTTTTATTTCTTTAAACATAATTAAAACCCAATTTTATTCTCTTTCTTGGTAGTACAATCTGTCTTATCGAAGTTATATATCTCAGCGAGTGTCATTGGTTCATAACTATCAAGAGTTATTCCTTGCTCGTTCAAAAGAGTCTTTGTTTTCTCAACGCAGAGTTTCTTAAACTCATAATTAACAAAACAACGACCTTTTCTTAAAAGAGCCTTATCAATCGTCTCAATATTTGCATTAAAAGTACAGATAAACTTAATATTAAACACATCTGACATAATTCCATCAGTCATATTCAATATATTCGATATTGCTCCACTAAAATTTGTCTCTTCGTCACGATCTTTTATAACCTGCTCACAATCTTCAAGAATGAAAATACTATCTCTATTTTCAAGCATGAAAGACATAAACTCCGGAGATGCAAGGGATTCTGCTACGGTATTAGTAACTAAGATATATCTTTTTGGGTAACTCGTTATCAATGAGCGTATTAGGTTTGTTTTTCCTGAACCTGGGATCCCATTGAGCACAGCAAGCCCACATTCACGACTTTCAATAAACTTAATGAGATCGTCGTAAACAGGGATAAAATCGTCATTGTAATTCTTTTTAATATCAACGATAGTTTTATTAATCTTCGCTGGTACGGAGTAAAAAGATTGATCATAAACAACAAGACGAACCTCAGATGTTTTTGGTCCCTCGTCTTTCTTTGCTAGTACCTCGTCGAGATCGCTAATTAATTTTTCGTAATCAAAATCAAGACTAGTAAAATAAACAGTAATTGAATTTACATCTATATATATAGCAAAATTCTCACTAATTACTTTGATACAACTTCCAACCCATTGTCCTCCAACGTAAACTTCGCCGTCGTCATCATCTTCATCGGCAGATGATGTCTTTCGATCATCAATAGTAGCAGAAAAGAGTACTTCTGCATCTGGATATTTTTCTTGGAGAGTAATTGCGTCCTCCTTTTTTAACTCGAACTTTCCGTGTTCATCACTAAAAACATGCACTGCCTTGTGAGTAAACTTTCCAGATGCATTATTAAACGCCTTTTCAGTTATAAACGTACCCTGTCCACTAAAACAATCATTAATGTCCTCGATGTTCTTTAATTTGGTCTTGTTGTTCATTTAACATTTGATTTCTACAAGCAATATCTAACTCAGAAAAAGGCATTGTGTGTCCATTTTCAGAAAAATAGAGCAGATTATTCTTAATTTCAAAAAGATAGTTATCGCCTTGTAAGTTTCACATTCATTTATTCTCTTTTATACAGTTATATCGAAAGATTCCCTCTTCCTTTGTAATAAAAGATTTTTTATTCATTTTATCATTATTCACATCTTTATTTGCTAGTTCTGGTGCATATTTTTTAAAAACTCCAGAAATAGTTTTTTTAGATGGATTTCCTAACGCCTTTTGCATATTTGCGTAAGTTCAATTGGCTTCTCGCATTGCTAAAATACACAATTCAAAATCGTTAGCTTCAGGGATATTGTTGGGAAAGATCTTTTAACCCCAACTCAGTTAATTTATTTTTATAATTCATTTGCATAACAAACACATAAACAATAACGCCCGTTACATATACAATATGGGAAATTGCCGACATATTTAATTGGGCCACATATTAAACCCTTTTGAGAAAATCGCTTGTCAATCTGTGAGAAAATAACTTTTACTATAGTAACAACCTGTCCTTCTTTTGGAAAAATTATTTCAGCGTCAATTAATTTATCTCTTTGTAACATGCTACTCTACAATAATCTAAACTGTTTTTAAAAATCCAAGCAATACCTCCCCAATCGATTTTATAAACCTTAATTGCATTTTTTCGATCATATAATATGCAATTTTTATATCTTTTAAAACTCCGAACTTTATAATTCTTTTTATTGTCCGGAGATTTTATTTCCGGGTCAATCCAACTAGACATTGCGATATTTACAAAAATTACAATAATGTGAGACACAATTATCATCTAGCCAAAATCCAGTATTTATCCCGAGATGTCCAGCACCACAAGCAGTAACAATTTGACTTCTATTTATATGTCCAGGATATTCAGATATTCCAAAAAATTGTATTGGTACAACTTTTATTATATCACCTTCTTTCGGAGGTAGTATCTCGGCGTCTATATAAATTTCTCGTAACTTCATTTGTATAACCAACCGTAAGCAATTTGATCCAAGGAATGTATTATATCTTCATCATTAAAAGAGTGAACTGTAATTCTTTTTTCAGGAAATTGTACGAAATGTGCAACAGATATTCTTACATTAAATGGGGGGCGTTTTATTTCAACATCTATAAAATTAGACATCATTTTCTGCATCCCAGATCTCCTTATCAATAAAAATATTACACTCTTTATCATTATCAACGAAAGTACACTCAGTTATAAGTTTTTCGTTAACTCCATAACCCATTCCATCATCTTCCAGTGTTCTTGGATAAACATCCAATCTAGGATCATTAAAATCTACAACCCCATCCTTTATAAAAGGCAAGTACTTTAATATTTCTCGCCAAGTAAGAGCATAAACTGGCCAACCTTGAAAATCTTTACTAATTTTTTTCATATTTTCTCCATTTATATATTCTTTGTTTTGTAGTTGTTGGTCTACTAAAAAAGCCGTTATACACTTTTCCTCGACAAATTTCTCCGTCATATATTGGAATTATTTTTTTAATATTAGTCCAATCCCATTGAACAATTTTTAATCCTACATATATTTCAATATCTTCTGGAACTTGAACAATTTCAGAGTCTATATATTCATCCATTTATATATCCAATCTTTGTGTACTAACTTATTGATTCGACCTCGAACTATTTTCCCAATTAAAAGAGTATCGTGTTCTTTGTAATGATCGGGTAAAAGGTAGTTATCTCCTATTCTATATTTAGCCATTTCTATTTTAACACCTTCTAGAACTGGAACAATCTCTGCATCTATATACTTTTCCATACAAAAATCTTATCATACGGGAAATATGTGTCAATTCCCAATATATTTGCTTGTACATTTATTCCATCAAAAATTCCAGAAAAATCTAAAACGCCATATTCAGGAACAAACAAAATTGGCTCATTTACTCTAGGTGCTTTTATTTCGGGATCATAAAAAATATCGTGATTCATATTATATATATTTATAACAAACTATTTCTCTAGCGCCACAGACACATTTGTACTTAAAATTAAAAACAGTTCCTGTCAAAATTCCTTCACCAAAATCAAGGTACTCACCATAGCCTCGGCATACAACATACCGATACATAATACGACCATTTGTTGGTAATTTTATTTCTGCGTCTATCATCCTAAAATAAAAACATTGCCATAGGGAGTTGCCCCTATAAAATCATTTAATTTATTTTGTCAGATATAACTGACGGCATAAACTTTCTTTTTGTCTCCGTCCAAACACAAACAAGATCTACTCATCTGTAAAAAGAATGGGCTTTTTATTTCTATGTCAACCATACTAATAATATTCTCAAAATAAAATTTCAGACCAAGCAAGGTCCATATTTTTAAAAATTCCCACTTTAGCACGCGTTTCAGAGCCGTACTTATAACAAACGATAATTTTAGTCGATTGCGGTGGATATTTTACTTCAATATCATATCTTTTTAATTCTTTTTTCATAGCTAAAAACATAAAAACCCACTGGACTTCACAGCCGAGTGGGAATAGAATTTTTCAATGTAAAATATTTATAATCAATTAGTTAGGCACCCTCGGCCCGAATCCAACAGGCACTTAAGGATTTGAAGTCCCCAGTTCTAAGCATTAAACTACGAGGGTAAAAACCACTATAAAGTCAGTGGTTAACTATAGATTTTTGATTATAAATTTTTCGTTATCTATAAGCAAATATTGTTCCAAATTAGTATCACAACACCAAATATCAACTGGTTTTACAACTATATCTGGGCCATATGTGTGATCCGTACCTTCCACATCCCCAAAATCATTAATTATGTGTATGATCTTTTTAAAAGTGGTATGTCCAATAACTTGTGTATATCCATCAAGAGCATCCTTCATAAGAGTCTGGGGACGTATCCATGTGCAGGGCTGAGTTCTGCTAGTTCCGTAGTAATCCATGTAATTATCTGGAGTAAATCCAAATAATTCACTAGGCGGGAGTTTGTTAATATCCTCTACTTTTTCACAGCCTGTTCTGGCAAACCAAGTCTTGGAAATTCCAGCATGTGAAAATATGATATTATCAACAACATTAACCCATTCTGTTGCATCAAGCCATTCTTGCTTGTGTTCCTGAAACCATTGTTCACACTTACTTCCGGCTCTAGGAGAACAATCTGCCCAACTATATCCGAGTTGCTGGTCATGATTGCCCCTCTGTATGTGCATTTTATCACCAAAATCTTCTTTTAAAGATAAAATGCCTTCCATTACCATTATCTGGTCGTCTTGTGTAATCTTCGGGTTGTGTGTCGAAAAGAAATCTCCAGTCAAATTAATCATATCGACATTATCTACTTCTTTTCGTATTATCTCAAAAACATCAGTACGACCATGAACATCACCTATATTCAGTATTTTCATTATTTTAAAATAAGAGTTTTTCCAGACTGCTCTAAACTATTTCTATTATAAGGACGTGTAATTGTAAAAGTGGTGTCTATAAGTTTTCCAGAACTATCTGTATAAACTATAAACACCACATTTTCTTTTCTTTCTACAACCCAACCATCATAAAGACTTTCTCCAATTTTAACTTGGACATCATCATATTGTTTGATATCGTTAAGTTGAGTAAGACTAGTAATTGGTTCAGAAACAACTGGTTTTTTAAATAAATCTAGAAATTTTCTAAACCAATTCTTCATCGTCTGTTTCTATATCTCAATTCATATCGTTAAAATCAACATAATTCTTTCTATGGTCGATTTTAACTCGTTTCTTTTTGCTTTCTCCAGACTTGTGTCTAAAACGCTCAAAAGTAGCTTCATCTTCATAACGATCTAGGCTACCTAAAAGATTTTTTCCCATTCTTGTTTTTAATTAATTTTAATATCTTTTGATATACAAATATAATAAAAACTTTTATTCTTCGCAATCTTTTTCATAGATTTCTGAAAGTTCTTCTACTCGCTCTTTCATCGATCTATAAATTGTTTCAGGTAAGAAAGTCATTCCGACCATAACTGTCTCTAGCATATGTATCATGTCATCACCATTAACATCTTCATATGGCCTTTCTATAACTATCTTTCTATCAGATTGTTCTAGTGTAAGTCTAGTAAATCGGTCCTTTTCCATTAACTTAAAGGTTTTTCAAAAATCATTTTTGTTTCTGGGAACGTACCACCAATCCATAACTTTCTTAAATCATGCATTTTATGCAATTCTTTCTCTGTAAGTTCATATATTGAACGAAATTCATTATTTTTAAAATCAAATAAAAAGAACTCATCACAAAGATCAAAAGAAAGTAACTGCGGATTATTCGTTAAAATGTTTATATCGGCACTAGCACTATAAAAGCGCACTTGTTCTAAATTATATGTAGTTCCCATTCCGGCATCTATGGCAGTAAACTTAACGCTTTTTTCAGCGTTAAGTTTGCCTGCTGCCATATATACTGGGCCATCATAAAAATAAATTGATTTTATCATTATTCGGCTACAACATTTCCAGACTCATCGTAAATCTTTCCATCAATCAAGAAAGTCTTCTTACCAGCCTTACTAGTAAATTCCTTCTCGACTTTCATTCCAGATTCACGAAGATCTGTTGCAATTCGTGTTGTGTGCTGCATATTATACATTGCCTGCATTACCTGCTCACGTGTTTCAAGTGGTCCAAAATGTGAAAGCGCTTCTTGCATGTTTTTCTCATCTTCATCACTATACGCAACACCCACAGGAACATCTGCAATCTTAACAAGACGCATTCCTGCATTAAGAGTGTCTACTACTCCATACTGCTCAATTGGCTCTGCTTTTTCAGCATCAATCTTCTTTTTTGTTTCTACGAAACTCATAATTAACAAACCTTGTTTAAATTGTTTATAATAATATTAAATTTTTCTGCCCACTTTTTTATAAATTCACTAACGCCTGGGATTTCGTCAATTTTACAATTATATTTTCCGTGGGCTTGTTCAATTTCATAACTATCACCTGTTGGGATTATATCAACCGTTACTAAGGACTTATCTAATTCTCCGTTTTTACGTAAAAATAAAATTATATTACGGCCTTCAACAATTCGTTTCAGATAACTTCCAACACAATGATGTAGAGTACTCCCTTCTGTTACTATGTCTTCTGCTGTTTCTGGATAAAATATACTAAAAATTTCATCTGAAAATTCATATTTTGGAAATGTTTCCTTAATTTTTAGATATTTTTCTAGTAAAATTCTGTCCTTGTTTATTTCATATATATTTAATATATTCCAATGTAACTCTGATACTTGTCTTTCACTTTTAATATCGAGAAAATGGGCCGGCTCAGCATTCGGGTACATTTCCTTAAACATTGTGTAATAATCAACATATTCTGTGCAAGCAAAATATGTTGCCCATTTAGATAATTTATTTATTACATGTTCTGTCATAACAAAATTTGGAAACAATCGGTCAATTAGAGTGATATAACTATATAAGTCAGGCAATTTATAATCTGGGTGGTCTATTAAAATCTTTGCAGTACATTTCATATGCAAAATAGTTCTGATTCTAGACTTATTTTTTTCATAAAAAGGACGCGGCATTTTTAAAAACCCAGCTGGAGATTTTTCATTTGAGCAGATTGGGCAAGTAAAATTAAAAACTCCGTTATTTTCAAGATACTCACCAAGATCCTCTTCTACTGGAGTTATATTATGCCAATCTTTAATATAAAATGGGGATAAGCCTTTTTTAAACATATTTAAAACTGCTGGATCAGTAAAATCCTCTTTATGAAGATATTGCCAAACTAATGGTATTCTATATTTTCTGTTAATTATTGATAATCCTTTATTTTCGTCAATTGTACATCCATAACTCTCTTTTGTTCCATTGATAACATATTCTTTAATTGCAGCAATTTCGTTTTCCCAGAGTGTTGTTTCGATTGGGCTCAATTGTGAAAAATAAGTATACTTTTGATATATAGTTCGTATAAAACGTTCCATATCACAAGGTCCAAAATATTTAAAATTATTCGAATCCTCAGTACAGATAGCATATTTACCAACACGATAATAAACTGTGGCTATTCCATTGTGAAACATATTATCATCATCCCAAACTCTATATTCCATTATATAATAACCATTTACTTTGGGAGTAATTGTGTGTCTTTTTAGATCGTCAACAACATATCTCATAATTAAAAAATTTTAAAATTTGTCATCCCGTGGGGAATCGAACCCCAATTTCTTCGTAGAGCGAACTAGCCATTATTCGACAGGATGAGATTTCCCTAGTTGGAATTTTAAGTTTGATAATAAAATTGTTAATAATTGTTAAAAACTAGGGAAAATAAAAAATTATTCTTCGTATATAACTTTGTCCTTTATTTTAGGATAGTAATACTCTTTTAAGCGTTGAACCTCTGCCTTTGCGTTGGATAGATATGGGTATTCCATATCAAAATAACCACCATAGTTTTTAACAGAGCTCCAACCTAGCCAAGTTTTTCTTTTAACAACATAACAGATTCTTCCATTTTTGTTGCGTTCAATTATTCTAAACTTGTACATATTTCTTCGATTTTATAATCTTTTATGCTTTCTTTTGGAACTCCAAAAAACTTTGCTAGTTTTTCTTTATTCCATTTAAAAGTGCGTCTAAAACTCTTAAGAACGCAATGTTCTAATTCACAAGTAATTAAGTATTTCATTATATACTAAAAATAAAAACAAACAAAATTAATGCAATAACAAAAAATATAACAGAGCCTATAATAGAAAGGTTCTCGATATTCTTTTTAACAGAACTAAACTCAGCATATTTGTGTTTTTTGCAATATTTTTCAGCGAGCAAGTTTTCATCAATATCTCGTACTTCTATACCAAGAAATACCAAGATAATAATCAAGATAATACAAACTATTTTCATCGTCGATCAATTACAAATATACCGAATTTTTCGTAGTACCCAGCAAGTTCCTCAAGATTTCCCGTATTTGTGATTTTAAGGTACTTCTCAAGGGTTTTCTCCGAGTCGATGATAACTACATTGGCAAAATGACAAGACCCGTCAGAAGGGAATTTAATGGTGTTTTTGCGAATGTACCAAAAACATATAGCAAGTCCAACGAGACTAATTATCAGAATCCAAAAAATCATCATTTTGTTGTTTTTCGTAATCTTCAATCATTTGCTCTCGTTCTACGAGTTCATCACCATCGCGGCCATTTACATTTCCAGAAACGCCATACCAAGAGTTATACAACCCAAAATCGAGTAAAAACCTAGATTTTCTCGGAGCATGTTCATCACAATACGGACACTTCCAATACTCAACAGGGGTTTCACAAGTAGCTGGTTCTCCACAAATTATGCAAGTTCTACCCGAAATATACTCATATTTTCTAATAATCTTATATACTTCGGGAGTGGCTGCTGCTGGGTAAATCTGGAGTTCTCCATACTTTTCTTTTATATCATGGATCTTAAAAGAACGAACTGCTTTCCAACCACCTGTCTTATAAAGGGAGTGTCTTATCTCTTCCCAGAGTTGTACTCCAAACGCTTTTCTCCAACCGTATGGTATCCAAGTATGTATGGAATGTGTTGGTACACAATGAAATATGCCAAGAAAATTTTCAAGAAACCCGAGAAAATTATAATATATTTCATATTTCTTAGATTTCCAACGATTTTCTACAACTTCGAAATGGGAACCTCCAGTAGCAGAGTGATCTTCTGTGCGAAATATATGATGCTTATTATATAGGTCGCTCATTTTAGTCTGGATTTTCCAGTTTGTATAGTGTTTTCCAGACCAAACATTTCTCGGATAGAGAAAAGGAAATCTTATGCACATATAGATAGCATTAGGCATATTTCGTACATTGAACCACCAATACTTTACTTTACGCAATATCTTTTTCATTTATTAAAACTTTTCTTAATAGATCTTTTGCATAATTAAATTGCTCCAGACAAGGAGCACCCTTATTAACGCGAGTCTGGAGCAATTTCATAATTTCAGAGTGCAATTTTTTATTCATAGAGCTCATCTTCGTTATAGTTAAAATTATCGTGCTTCGATAAAACCAAAAACATTACATAAAATAGCCAGCACATAATTTTACTTCCGAGTTTGCTTAACTTTTTTAGTTTGCACTTTTACGACAAGATGTACAAGTCGTTTAATAAATTTTGATATTTTAAGATCGCAACGTGCTTCTGCAAGTAGTTTGCAGACATTCACATTGTCAGATTGTTGTAAAGTAACAGCACCACTGAAAGAAACTTTTGCCTCGTCAATTTTCATGCCAGATTGTACAATTGTCTCTTCTATTTCATGCTTAGTAAGAGCTGGATATTTCTCTAGTAGTTTAGAGAAATCAATTGTTTTATTGCAAACAATTGCAGCGTCTCCTATTGTGGTTTGGGAAGATATAACTTTAATCATAATTTAATTAATTTCATCTAGATATTCAGCAACATCATCTTTAAAAGTCTTTTCGTCAATAGCTGGATAGAAATATCGATCATCGACATTTTCTTCAGCGTCGGTAAAAACACAATAGAGAGAGTATTCGTTAGACTCCGGATATTCTTCTTCAACTGCTATAGAGTATAATTTTACTTTCCCAACCAAACCTTTTTCTTTAATTACTTGATTTATTATATTGCAAAAGTATTTCTTAAACTTGTGTAGTGAAATAGTATATTCACTTAAAACTTGATCAAATTTCATAATTACCCCCTTGCTTTATTATATGCATCAATAAGTCCGGATATCAATTCTGACTCAGTTTCACCTCTATAAGTAACAATTGTAACTTTATCAGTTGCTTCATTATATAATTCTATACGAATTACGAGTGTACTATATGTGAAATCATAGTCGAAAGTAGGCTCTTCGAACGAAATCATATCATCCTCTTCTACTTGTTCGAGAACTTTATCATAAATTTTATAAATTTCTTTAGCAAACTCGTTGTATGCTTCCGTAAAACTAGTTCGCAACTTCGTGAAAGTCTCTAATTCCATAACTACTTGATTTTTAAAAATTTACACAATTGAGCACGAGTCATAAAAAGGGTATTATGTTCCTGTTTAAGGATTTCTACGCTTTTTCTGGGATCTCTCCTACCACGATTTTCAATTACTTTAGTTCCATAGTCTACTCCAATTTCGTAGACTTTTCCGTTAGCATAATTAGCCATTGTATCTATTCCAATTTTTAAGAAATTTCAGATTTTTGTGTTGTATTGCCAAACCAAGAGCCATATCTACTCTTCTTTTGGTGTATTCGTTCATTGCATTACATGTTGGTGCTTTTATATTTTGCCACCAATCATATTCTGCTTGAAACGAGAAGTTCTTGCCCATATATGTCCGACCAGCGGCCATATAATCACAGATCATTTCTAGAAAATCATCTTTGGGCATCCGTATTCGAGAAAAAGTCTCATTATCGTAGTTATCGGTCCAATATTCATAATGATGTGTATTTCTACCTCTATGATGTAACCACGCTCTGGAAACACCTCCATTTGCTTGCTTGCATTTATTTATAGGAGAGCCTTTTCCACCATCATAATATTTAACACTTTCCCAAAACTCAGTTGGAGAAAATTTAGATAGATCGTGTACTAAACCTCTCCAGATAAGTCCTACTTGATAACAATAGTAGAAAACCCACCATTTATGCATTAAAACGGTCTTTAAGTGACCGAATATATTTCGTATCATTGAAAGATATTTTTGACTTTATCAGAAAACTAGAGAGCAAAATAAGACCAATTGCTTGCCAGATATTTATTGTAACTAAACCAAAAATAAGAGGCATAAGCCAATTCCACAAAAGCATAACAATCAGTCCTAGCCCAAAAATAAAAGCAACTGTAATAATTGCAATTATTGTAAAAGAAATTAATCCAGTTATTATTTGATCTTTTGTTTGCATATTACTCCAGATTTTTGAAATTGAGTTTTGAGTTTTTCTCTAAAAATATCCATTGCTACAACTACATCAGACTTGCCAATATAATAATAGTCAGACCAAACAGAAAATCTAGTCATTTTTACTTGAATTGTATATGCTTCTTTTTTATCGCATATAAGACGCATCATATATGGCTTTGTTACTCGACTTTCTATAATATCTATAATTGGTATATAGAGCATAACACAAGCTGCACATATAACAACAATAACAAAAATTGCAGAAAGAAAATTAAGCATTACTCGAAATATTTAATTATTGTGAAATCATCTCTTTTTCTATTAAGATAATCTTTAAAAGATTCTTTTCGATATTTAAGCTCTATTTCTCTAAGCTCCTTTACTTTATCTAGTGCGTCTATGTAATTTACATATTCATACTTTTTAAAAGGAGATAAGACATCTGCACGAGAACCTTCATATTCCCAAACAGAGTGAGAAATACCATCATCACAAACTTGCATTGTGTGTCTCTGAATATAAAAATGCTCGTTGTGTTCTACAATTCGAAATTGACAAACATCTTCATGATGTTTGTCATGATATATTGCCACTATTACACCTAGTGCGATAATAAGTAGTGTTGTTACAATTGTTAATGTTACCCACATATTATTTTTGATTTATTTTGTTAATTATATCAAAAGTACAGTTGTTTGTTATAAACTCCTCAAAATCAAAAACAAAATTTGCGCTATTTATTGGCATAATATTTTGATCCTTTTTAGGGTCTACAACAAGTAATGTTATTGGCATATCTCTAGCACTAGCATAACCTAACTCCCAAGAAACGCCGGAGTCAGAATATTGCCCAAAATATATTGCAATAACAGCATCACTATTTCTAAGAGCTTCAACATCCATATCATAAACTTTTTCAGCCCATTCAGAGTTAGTCATAATTTCTCCATTTGGAATTTTATGATCTCTAGGAAAGAAAAAGTCTGTTTCTGGAAATTGTTCCAAAAGAAAAGCGCGTAAGAGATTCAATTTTTCAATCTCTTCGTCATTAAAAAAGGGAGCAGCTACGTAAGTCATAATTTATTTTATTTGTAACAAAAGTCCAATTTTCTCCTATTTCTGGTCTTTTGAGAACTTTATCCCAAGATTGGTCATTATCCAGAAACTCTTTTAATTTTACGAGATCCTTTGTAACAAGTAATCCCACCCAATTTTTATCAATAACAAAATATTCCATAATTGTTTTTATTTAACGGTGTGTCTGATGAGACTTGAACTCATGACCCTGATATTAAAAGTATCATGCGCTAACCAACTGCGCCACAGACACATACCGGAATTAGAAACTCTTTTTAACAGGATATTGTTGACTCCAGACGACCTTTATTTTATTTGAAACAATATGTCCAGTTATTTTATTTTTAAAATAGATTGTGCCTTTCGGAATAATACAATTAACGATACAATTTGCTGAAGATTTATAACGTTCAGGGTGTGGAATATACGAATGAAAACCTTCGTCTATTACAAGTAATTTTTTACATATTGGGAGACGTCCATATCCAAGGTCAAAAGGACTCATACGCTCTTCTTTTCCTAGAGTGTAAACTTTTCCATAAAACTCAGAAATAAACTGATTATCAGCAACTTTATTTTTTGTCATGAATTTTATCACTTGAATATCCTTAAAAGCAATCCGAAAATCAGTTATTTTACCAATCCAACACATAATTTATTAAGATGCTAAGATAACATGTTCTTTATCATAAGGGTCTTCCAGAACGCTTGCAATATCACCCTCGTGATCCTCAATACCATCACAAACAAGCATAAGAACTTTTGCTTCGGGGTTCATTTTAGAAAGTTCATTAATTAATTCTTTGATAGTCATATTTTATTTATAATAAAAATTAAACAATTGGAGATGTTATAAGAATCGCAGGTTCCACATCACGTAAGTCTATTACAACATCTTCTATACCTCGTTCATACTTAACTCCATTCACATAAGTAACTAAAATAACCTCTGCATCAAAATCTAAACCACAGAGTGCATTATCAAGTTCTCTTACAGTCATAATTATTTTATTTTAATTGAATATTCACATATATCATCATTGCACTCATCACAATGATCAACATACTTGTATTCTCCAACTCTTTGTGCAACATCTTGTAAGATTTGGATCACATCATCCTTATTTAAGTGCTCGATGACTTTTAAAAGTGTGTTTTTAATTTCTACTTCAGAAAGATCTTGTACGTCTTTTTTGTCTATTGTAAGACTAAAACAAGTACAACCTTCAGTGTAAACTATTTTCATAATTATCTCATTTCGCAACAGCTGATAATTTCATCAACATCCCAATATTCATGCCTTATTTTTGTAATGGCATCTTCACGGGTTTCTGCTTCAGTCCAGCATTTGCTTGTATCGCCGAACTTGTCCTTGTAATAAACTTTCCAACTTTTCATAACTATTTAATTTATAAGTGTTTGTAATTCCGGTTGGAGTCGAACCAACTACTTGCTGAGACTTCATCATCAGGGGCTGCCCTGACTTAGGCCATGCTGCTCTACCGTTGAGCTACGGAATCAACCAAGTTTCTCCAATAAAACCAAACACATTACAATGGAGAAACTATTTCTTCAACATTTCTACAAGTTCGTCTGCATAAGATACGGCAGATTTTGAAAAATAATTCTCATCTGTATTTTTAGAACGCAATTCTCTTGCCGAATCACATCCAACTAGAGATGCCATTATCTGAATAGCGGCTTTTATCCGTATGCTTTCCCAATCAAACCCCTTATCCAGTTGTTCTTTTGGAGTGATATCTAGATGATAATTTAATTGGTCAAGAGTACTTGGGCAACATTTAATTTCTCTTGGAGAATTTTCCCAAGTAACATCCTTGAATTCATTGAAATCAAGTTCGATAGAACCTTTTCTTACCTGGGTAAATATGCCGTCAATTTTATCCTTAACAGGCTTAACTGAATAGGCATATAATTCTCCATTTCTATCTCTTGCTATCCACATAATTATCTTCCCTTTTTTTGTTAACCATATCCAACCAAGTGTTCAGAGCATCAATTGCCTTGTCTGGAATCTCTTTTACCTTAGGATTGTCTTGACAATAATCAACTATTGTTCCTGCACCATAGATGAGGTACAAGTCCTGTTTCGATGGAATGAGGCAGCAAAAAATACCAAAAATCAAGGCTGTAATACCGGATGTAATTGCCGATTTCTTAACTGTCTTAAAACAATATGATTCTTTGCCGTCTGCAATTATGATAAAACAAGCAATTGAAAGCAATATGAACGCAAAAAACGCGACAATTGCAATAATGAACGACGCCGCACTAAAACTTCCAAGAACTGTTATCCAATAAATTTCACTCATAATTATTCCTCCATAAATTTTATAAATTCCTTTTGTCCGTTCGGTAAAACATCCGAATCACGCAGCCAATCATCTATTCGACAATCTTCGGCAAGATAACCCTCGAACCATGACATAGCTTTTTGTGAAGCAGACTTATATCCTGCAAGAAAAGCCTTCATAACAGCGATGTTCATTGCGTTTTGAAAGTCGTTATCTGCAACAGAGTGATTTTCAACAAGATACTTATTTGCGAGTTCTATTGGTTTCATATTCTCCACTTCGTTTCAGCGCTTCAAGACATTCTATACAGATTGGTCTATTACGCCAAGTGATATACCCGAGACCATCAGTGCCAAAAGCAGGTCTTTTGTGGCATCGGGTACATATTCGGTTTGATTTAAAATTCATTACAACAGCGGTTTGGCGGTTTCCAAGAGGTCCTTGAAGACATTGATAAACTCCTCAGCCGTGGTCATGTATTCAAAAGACAACCCGCACGAATTAAGTATCATATCACTCACCATTACCTTGCCGCCCTGTGACATGATTTTAAAGCGCAGAGGCATTCTTTTACAGTCTTTTACCCAAGCATTCCGCAGCTGAATCAGCTTCATGTAGGCAATGAAAGCCTCACAGAGTTCTTTTGACATTCCGCATTGTAGAAATTCTGAGTTATTGCCGATATATGCATTTATTTTGATGCTTGCGTCTTGAATCGGACGGCTCTTTTTAAGATATTCCTCCCAAGACATCGGTCTGTCGTTGGAGTTGTACCAATTCGCATATTCAGCAGAACGCCTGCCCCAAACCTCGTTTCCCTGTGCGGTCAATTCATAGTCAAATGCGGTGATTATAAAATCTCCGTCATACGAGGTGTGCTTCAATCCTTGTTTGAAGCTATTCTCGTAAAACTCATTTTTCCACGGCTGCTTGTCGAGCCATCCTAAAATCTGTTCCTTTGTTTTCATATCTTAAAATTGTCTGCTAAATCGTTAAATCCAAGAATCCTCAAAATATTCTGCAATTCATGAACTGCGGAAAATGAAGCCACAGAATCACCGTGAATATATTGCTCGTGGCTGTCGCTAATATACCAATGCTCCTGATTCTCATCACATGAAATATGCAGCTCTTTAGGGTTCTTATAATATCCCGCAAAGTACTTTTCAAATTCATTCTTTTTAAGAATGTTTGAAGTGATTGGTATCTGCCCGACTTTATCTATTTCTACACAGACATTGTCGTTTAATGTACCGATTGTTACATAGTGTTCAGAAATTCCTATAACCTTGCCATAAAGAAATTCCGTTGTTGGCGTTTCAAATTCTACCCAATCACCCAACATTAACTCGCTTGCTTTCATAACTCTATTTCTTTAATTCATCAATAAGGGCATCAGCAAATTCAACTGCGTGTTTCGCCTCGCTTTCATAAGATTTTCCACAGTGGTTCGGATTGGAAATAAGGGCAGCCAAGGTGTCCCTTGCAATTTCATACCTGCGCTGCTCCCAATCAATCTGCTTGTTGTAATTACAATCAGTCGAGTGCTCCCGACAATACTTTGTTACAGATTCATAGAAAGATTGTTCTAACTGTGTCATCATAGCTCTATATTTCTACAGATTCATCATCCCAAGTGATATGCTTTCCGATGAGTTTTTCATCGGCATCTGAAGGGAGTGCTATTCCGAAATCATCGTCATACACATTAAAGGCGATGTAAGCGTCAGTTCTCCATCTGCCAAAATTGTCCCTTGTTGGTTTTTCCCCAAATATTCCGAGAGTTTCATCACTATCTCTTGCTATCCATGCCATAATTTTACTTTTTAGATTTGCATAAGCGGGTCCAATGGGCGTAAGAACGGTTGCTTTTCAAGGTCTGAAATCCTTTTCAGATTCTTGATTTCATTTCTTATTTCCTGATTATTCATAACTATTCCTCCCATTCAAGATATTCTTCTTTTAATATTTTTATGTTTGGCTGGTTATTTTTGAATTGCTCCACTTCCGGATATGTTATAAAATCAGCTGTTCCAATTGCGCCACAAGGATATCTGTATATAACTATCCATACACCATGCTTTTCTGGAGCAAAAAACAATCGTTGTTGATCACTATTACTAGATTTTCCATTCTTAGTATATAATGTAGTTATTTCGTTTCCGTCAGATGTAACAAGCGCAACAATTGGTTTGCCATCCTTGTTATTTCTGTCAGTTGCAATTATACGCACTGATCTATCAAAATCATCTACTATTTTCCTATCTGGATTTTTCAGATATTCTTCAAGTGAAAATGGTTTCATTATTTTTCTTTTTTAAATAAATAAATATAAATATCAAGCATTAAAAGAACAATGCCTGTTCCCGACATTGCAATCGTGGCCCAAACAGGCATCCATGATGAAAACACACAAATTGTTACAACAATCGAGTAAAACATACTCAACCATCCGAATAATCTACTAAAATCAAACTTTTTCATTATTTTGTTATTAAAACCCATTTTGTTGTTCGATCTTCTATTTCAATCTTACAACCAACTGGTAATTTCCATTTTTTAATAATTCGTCTAATAATCGATTTTATGGACTTATTTTTAAATGCCGCATAAGAAGCAGTGTGAATGTCGTTCTCAAACGGAATTGTCCAAAAATCATATTCTTCGTTATACCAACAAGTACTATTACCTAGATAAATATCGACGATCCAATATCCGTATTTTCTTCGAGAGTAGTCGTTATAACTTTTATATGGCATATTTCCTATGCCATTTTTTAGCACAGAAACATGCCTACAAGGCACGAACTCTGGAAGAGTGGGTACTTGTGTTATCTCGTCATAAAGATCGCCTGTAAGATTGTTTGTATAACGGCTAGCAAGCCATTCTCTAATAAAAGATAGGTTGCAATTGTGATAAAGATAATTGTCGAATATCACGGGAGAATTAAAAATTGGTACACAACCATCCTTAAAATCCTCTTCTTTCCAATTAAAGATATAATCAGAGATAACTACTTTTGCTCCTCTAGGAGTTATAAAAGATCTATCTTTTGCCCAATCACAAAAAGTCTTGTAATCAGCATAGCTATCTACATAGCACTTATCTATCGCTGCCATAAACTTTTATTTTAAATTGTTCTAAAATAGATTTTGGTTCAAAAATAGTACAAGAATCAAGGAGATCTTCAAGAATTTCTACACATTCATCTTTTGTGTCTTTTTCAAATTCTTTTATCTCTTCAATTGCGATATGACCAAGTTCTTCACAGTGATCAACATAACAATCGTCAGCATAATTAAGAACATCGAGAAGGTTTTCTTTTTCATCAGAATCAGACATAGCAAGTACTAACTTATATGCCTGTGAGATATTATCGTAATTCATAATTTTAAAAATAAAAAGGGTGATGAAATCGGAATTTCACCACCCAAACAAACAATTAAAACAATATTATGAAAGTGGGTCCCACAGTTGGAATTGCACCAACGACCCCGAGATTATCAGTCTAAAAGATAATGCGGAAATAACCAAAACTGGCTATTTTATAACGTGCTCTACTACTGAGCTATGTGGGACTTTATATAAAAGAGATGTCCGGGAGGGTGAATTCTACAGAATTATCTGAGAATATCTCTCGGAATTTATTGTTCTTAGCATAACTGCCATAGGAGAAAGATCGTCTCCACCAAGAACTGATTGTACAATTGCTGGCGAGTAACCAGAAACAAGAGCGCAATTCTTATCAGCAAGAGTAACAGGCATATTATTGCCACGTCCTTCTATATTCCAAAAAATCAACCCAGGCCTTTCATAGCCTGCATTTTTAAACTTCTCCTCGATTGCTTCAAAATTCGTCTTATCTGCCTGATTCATAACACAATCAATCTCCATATCACTAAGTATCAATAACTTAGTAGGAAGATCTTCTTGAGAAAGATGACATTCTATTACTCGCCTAAGAATAAGATCAAAAACTGCTTGCAAGTCTGTGTTATAACCCTGTATATAGTTTTTAATATATTCAAATTTTGCAAATATGTCATTGCCGGTAAGAGTAACTATTTCTGGTTTTTCTGAGAAGGTCATAAAACAGTTATGAAATGGGCCTTCATTGTGTTCTGCAAGATATACTCCGAGAGCAACTGAAACATCGATTGGTTGTACCTTCTGTGCAGGGTTTCCCCATTTCATACTACCAGAAACATCACAAATTGGCATAATGCGCTCCTTGCAACCAGCCATAAAGTTTGGCATATTATTCCAAAGTGCTCGAACTGCATCTTCTTTTAAAGTACCATGTCGATAATCTGCATATATATCACTTGGAAAGAGAACCGATGCGTTAATTTTTTGCTTGCCATTGTTAACTGCTTGTAAATAAGCAGAATAACGAGCAGGATCGTGCCTCCCAAATGTTCCAGAGTAAATACGTGATGCCACACTAGGAACGGTACTATACTCAATCTTGCTCCATTTTCTAGCACACATTAATTGTTCTACAACTTGTGTTCTATTCACAATATGATGCCTAAAAACAGTTGGAGTAAATCCAAGGAATTGACGCAGTTTCAAAAACCACAAACCCTTTCGAGGACAATATTTTGCACAAAGTGAATGATCTTCTTCGTTAATAAGCGTGTTAGCTATATAACGAACAGGTTCATCTGTTGGTTGAAGTTTGTAAAGATCTTTCCAATATCCATATTCCGGAACTAATCTGAAGATTTTTGAAAAGATTTCAGGCCTATGTTCTTGCAACCAAGAAAGACAAATCTGAAAATTCTTTTTTGTACCAGCACCACCTCGGCAATCACGGGACCAAAATAAGATCCGAATTGCTAATTGCTCATTTTCTCCAAACGCGGAAAGAAAAGAGCCTAACATATCTTGGTGATTTCCTGCAATTGCAAAGAAATCTAGACATTTGTTGAGTGTTGTACTGTTTGTGATTGCACCGTTTGCTGTGTGAGCATTTTTGGTGCTGATTGCTGAAATGAAGTTATCCATAATAAAAAGAAAAAAGACTAGGGGAGAATGTGCAATACGGAATAAACACCCTCCCCTAGTCTGTTAAAAGGAAGTGTGAAATCATGAATTTTAGCTAAAAAATGCTGAATTATTCCAAAAATACAGGTTGTTTTTTAATGATTTTATAGCAAAATAGTAAAAATAAGAATGCTGAAACAACCTTAAAGAGTTTCGCCGTAATACAAAACTAGATGCGGGAGTAGGGCTCGAACCTACGTAGATCGGCTTATGAGACCGAGCTGGGACCATCTCCAGTCTATCCCGCAATAAAATAGGTTGGTAGCATCATAAATAAAATGCCACCAACCCAAAAAACAAGTAAATTGACGAGGTACGGACTAGCTCACTTATTGAGCCTGTTGCGTTCCATCATATGCTCCCTCACGAGAGTCAACACGTTATTAGCGACAACCCTGGTTTATAACTGGTTTCATAACACATAGCCATTGTCCGGAATAGCTATATGTACCTCGCTCGTAATAGTGGTCTGTACTTGTGAAAATTAATTTTAAAAATCCAATATAACGAATTGGATTTTGTACCAAAAGCGGGACTCGAACCCGCACGGGCCTTTCGGCCCAGTGAATTTTAAGTCCACCTCGGCTTCCATTACGACATTTTGGCAAAAGTTGAGATATTCTGACTCGAACAGAAATTCCAAGAACCAAAATCTTGTGTGCTAACCCATTGCACCATATCTCAATAACAGTAAGTTTAAGGATTACTTACAACCACAAATATAAAAAGAAATTGCGATTATTTCAAAATTTTGTTTCGTTATTATCATCAGGGAATTTTTCCTCGGGTTTTTCATAGCCTATGTTAGCAAGGATTGCACAAATTCCCCAGATAATAAATGGAAGAGCAATAATTATGCCAACTATTTTTGCGTACATTATTTCACAATTTTATCTACAAGACCGTAAGAGACTGCCTCTTCTGCGGAAAACCAACGATCTCTATCAAAATCATTCCAGATCTGGTCAAAAGATTGTTTAGTTTTATCTGCAAGAATCTGACAGAGTTCTTTCTTCATTTTTTCAAGTTCTTTCATATCGATGAGCATATCTGATGCTTTTCCTTCAGTCCAACCAGATGGCTGATGAATAAGAACCCGTGAATGAGGAAGAATGGATCGTGTAGCACCGTTTACGAGAAGAATTGAACCCATTGAAGCTGCCATGCCAATGCATATAGAATTAACTGGAGATTTAATTAGGTTCATTGTATCGTAGATTGCTAGACCAGCAGAAACAGAACCACCAGGAGTATTGAGGTAGAGTTGGATAGGTTCGTGTGATTGTGAGTCTAGATAGAGGAGTTGCGCAATTATTGTATTGGCAACATCATCGTCTATTGGCATGCCAAGAAAGACTATCCTGTCTTTTTGGAGCCGAGAAAACACATCTAGTGTTATTAGATGTGTGTTTCCAGATTCAAGTATGAATGGAGTCATAATTTTTCTGCTTTTGCGTGTTGGCCAATTATATCAAACTCTGGAAAGACAATTGCTATATCAACTCTATTGCCTACTACATAAAAGACATAGCGTAGATTGCGTACACCTTCTATTACATAGGTAATAGTTGTGAAGCCGTTTTCTTGCTTGATTTGTGCATCAATCAGTTTGAAACAGACTTTCATATTAGGACGATCTACGTAGACCATCTCTTTGTCTGTATCTACTGTGATTTTGATATAACCGGAAATTATTTTTGTATTCGCTTGATTTGTGAGATCATTAGAATAAAAAACCTGTGCCTGAGAAGCAAGTCCCAAGCATAGGAAAACAATTATGAATATTAGGCGTCTCATTTTGTTTCATTCTTAACGAGCCTGTGATCAGGTAAGAGATTGGTCTTACATGGAAGAACCTGCCAATCCTTTACCTGGTTGCCATTTTTGTCCTGCTTGTACTGAAAACGCTTGATGAAAAACTTAGTCATGATTAATTGTATTTATGAGTGTTTTGATTGCTTTAGAGAATTTAGCCAGATCTCTTAGTTCTGGAAGCAGTTCAATCAGTTCATCAATTGGAGTAGTCTGCTTTACTACAGCAATTGGTTTTGGTTCACATATTTGATTGCGTGACTCCTCTATAAGAGAGATGATCATTTTCTCGTTTGGTTGTGCTATACCATTACGAAAACGAATTTTGCCGTTTGTTGTTTTGATTAGCATTTTACGAGATACTCCCTCGTTACGAAGTCTTTGGGCATTAGTAGGAGATACTATACCATTTAAGGCTTTGTAGAGTGAGGTAGAGTAATTCGGATCCTCTTTTGATTTGAGCCATATAATATGGAACTGATGAACAATTTGACTAAGTTTAGCCTTGTCAGTGAGTTTTGTTCTGGGACACCCGATACGAGTGGAGCCCAGATTTGTTTCTTGCATTACTGTTTAGTTGTGATTGGGCGGATAGCATATTCTACGTGTTTCGTGATTCCATCTACTACTGTAGCGGTTTCTTGGATACGATTTTCATAATATGCCTCCATGGTTTCTTGTACAACTTCTTCACGCTGGATTTTGAGTTCACGCTGATAAAAGTTGTAGATTTTTTGTTTCTCTTGCTCGTTTTTCACTTGGTTGGATTTATAGAGACCCAGACCAGTAATTGTGAGAATAAGAGAAAAGATTGTGAGAACAAGTGCGACAATGTCACGGACAGAGTACTTGTTCCAAGTGAAGAGAATGAACAGCGTAAGTGCACAGAGCAGGATTACGGCTGTAATTAATGACCACATTTAATGGGAGATTAAAATTGATTTTTGTGATTTTTTAGGGCCTTTTGAATAAAAGTAGTGTAGGATAGGCCCTCTACATGCATCCTACGCTCATTATTTGCTTATTACCGGGTAAAAATAACTACCTAAAAAAATATAAAAAATAAAACTAAATTATATATAGAAGAGAAAAATCGTTAACTTATTTTATAACAATTAATTAGCGATTTTTTAAGGTTGTTGTGAGCTAACTTTTGGTTGCTGTGAGCTAACTTTGTTTATTTTTTTATAAACTTTGTTTGGAAAATTTCGTCATTAAGTATAGTTTGGATTAAGTATAGTAATTAAGTATAGTTAGTTTGACTTGTGGAGTTTTATATTGACTTGTAGAGTCTTTTATTGACTTGTGGAGTTTTATATTGACTTACGTAGTTTTTCTTTGCATAATTGTTGCATAATTGTTGCACATTAAATATTTTTTATATAAATTTGCAATAATTAAAAGATAGTAAAACTACTAAAGTCAATAATCATGTCTGAAAATCAACAATGGGTAGCATACCCACATGCCGAAAATGTTGGCAATGATCTAGAACCACAAGATAAGCTAATATACTTAGCTATAAGAAGATACATGAATGAAGATACCATGCAAGCATATCCGTCATACGCTAAAATAGCTGAAGATACTGGAGCTGCGCCCCGTACTATTTTAAAATGTGTACAAAACCTAATTAATGCAGGATATCTAGCTACTAGTAAAAAAGGTCGAAAAATTGTTTATCAATTTAACAACAAAAAACAATTCGAGGCCTTTTCTTATGATTTTCTAGATAAAAAGGATCTTTCTTTTACAGAAAAATCATATATTGTTGCGACACAACAACATATGTTCAAAGATCCAATTAGAGAAGAGGGAAGAATTTCTTATACTAATGCTGAATTATCCAAAATAATTAATATGCCAGAAGCAACAATATCAAAATGCAATAGATCACTACAATCCAAAGGATATATGGATTTATCTGACCCAAATACAAAACGATTTCAGTTACGAGAACTAGATCAATTAATTATATGAAAACTCAAAGAGCAAGACGATCGCCTTAATAGACAAGACAGTCGACTTAATCAACATGACTCCGAGATAGAAATGCTCAAACGAGAAATTGCCCAACTCAAATTGGAAAATAAAGAGTTAAGAAAAGAAAAGATTTTAAAAGCATATACTTTTTAAAATAAAACCCGTCTTTCATAGGCGGGTTTTATTTTTTCACAACAGGGTAAAAATAACTACCCGAATATATGTGAGGTGCAATGTACTTGCAGTACACCCACGCTTTTTCTAGACTGGAGAACCACTTGCGGTCTACACAAGTTTCTCCACGGTATATGAGAAAAGTCATCGCCATTAAGTATAGTTATGTAAGTATAGTATAAGTATAGTTCTTGGTACAAAATCAGCCACAGGTAGTTCATTTTTAGCCACAGCCTGGTCATTTATAGCCACAGGTAGTTCAAAAATAGCCACAGCTATTATAAAATAGTTGTATAAAAAGTTGCAAAATTAAACTTTTATTACTATATTTGCATTATTAAAAATAGAAAACTATGGATGAAATTATTTTAAACCAGAACCAATTTGTTATTCTCCCCAAAAAAGAAGATGGAGAATTACTACAAAAGTACGAGATATTGGTATATGTTGCAATACGTCGATTTATGAATAAAAAGACAATGCAAGCATATCCATCCCTAGATAGAATTGTTAAAGATACTGGAATTTCAAAGGCTACTGTTATTAAAACAATTAAAGAAATTGTTAATAAAGGATATATGACAACTGAATCCAAGAAAGGAATTGGTGTTACATATACTTTTAATAACGAAAAGTCTTTTGAACCTTTTAGTTATGAATTTTTAGATAATCCAAATCTTACAAAGGCGGAGAAATTGCAAATACTCTGTACTCAACAATATATGTTTAAAGATGATGGTGTTGGAAAAATATCATATACAGATGAAGAACTGTCAAAAAAGACAGGCCTTAATCGACATGCTATAGCAAAAACAAATAATTCTCTTGTAGAAAAAGGTTTTGCAACACAAGTTTCCTTAAAAACAAAAGACCCACAAACTGGTCTTATGAATAAAGAAACTATATATCATCTTAACGAGCTTGGGCAAGCAATTGTTTTTAAACTGAACGATCACGAAACTCGTATTGAAAATAACGAACAAAAAATCTCATCTCTTGAGAAAGATAATGAAATTCTTCGTAGGGAGATTGATGAACTCAAACGACAAATGGCCCAACGAACCATTTATAACTTTTAATATAAAATCCCACTAATCATCACGACTAGTGGGATTTTGTCGTATTTATGCCTCTACACACACGAGTTTCTTCGTATACGCAACAAGCTTTTGTCCTTTTGTCTCAGACTTAAAAAAGTTGTACTCAGGAAAATCTTCTCGAACTTTTTCTGAAAAGGCTTTCAAATGCCTTTTTATATCTTCAGGCTGAGTTACATATATTGGCATTTCTATTTCAGCCAGTTTAACGTCTTTGTATTCGAATCTATACTTTTTCATGATATTTATTTTCTAGCATTGTACCTATTATACTCCATATAATCATAGCGACCCCTATTACAGAGGCCGCTATTCTTATATCCATATCACCGGGAATTACTCCGACTATGCAGAGTAATATCCCTATGATTAGAAAACCTAGCATACGGTCAATTTTAGGATTGACCGTTTTACGGTGATCACCTTAAAAGTGTTACCGTCTCCACAATGAACAGTGTCTATGTGAAGAGTGTCCCACTTTATTTGGTAATCCTTGAGTGCCGCTTCAAACATCCTCTGGCACTCTCCTATTTCTGAGGATGTTGCATTTACCGGACAATTGCATGAAGCAACTACTTCCGTCGTCCGGTCGACGTTAAAAATTAATGTTTCCATAATTGTTTTGTTTTAATTGTTTCTTTTTAGCAGATTTAGTTTCGTTTCCTACTTATCTCCCAAGCCACGTAAAGGCACTGCTTATTTTGGGAGTACAAACAAACTACTTGTTGCATGGTAGCTTGTTTGTGATGCGCTTCTTGTTTTATTGTGCGCTAATTACGCGAGGGCCAGTTAAACCCTATGATTTCTCATTCGGCAGATAACGCGACCCCTGCCTTGCCTAGGATGCAACAATCCTAGACTATTGTACCCATAACACCGATCAAAGTGTTATGGATAAATCTGTCTTTCCAGATCGTCAACAAACACCATCATATGAACAATAGAACACAGAGCAGATTTCACTCTACTCTGCATTGACGAACCCAGTAATTGAATATCAGTCATTTCCTTGTGCATGTACACAAAATACTACACGGAAATAACCAAATTCTCCTTTAGGCCATTCATTATAATTACTTATATGAAATGTTCCCAAAGGAGAGTTTAGTATTCAATCATTGAGAGTTCCAGGAATTGTGAGTATGTTAAACATACTCAACAATTCCCATAGGCCGCTGCTGATACTTACCATCAACACGCTGCCCATTTTCGAAGACTGCCAAATCAACAGTCTTCATTTCGGTGCACTTAATGCTCTTGCCACGAAGAGTATTATACACCTCTGCGAAAGACGGCAGATATGACAGTTCCTTACGAACCGCATCAAGCGGCTCATTATGTCCATCCCTACGGGTAAGCGTAGAAATAGACAGCCATGATGGCTTACCGTTACGTTCAACCGCAACGTAATAAGCCAATGGGGAATCCTCAGACTCCCTGATTTTCTGAGAAACCACAAGTGGGTTCTCATCCGGGAACTTAATAATATCCCCGAGGTGGAGTGCGAATGCTCCGCCTGAAACGCCGATTGTTTTAAGGTTGTCGGCAGCAACCTCTGATACTGGCCTGCTCTGCTGACCTGGCAAAAGCGGCATCTGTGAAAGTGTAAACATAAAAATAAATTTAAGTTAATAAATGTGTACTACTTATACTACGAAAGTAATGAGTCTTAGTTGAAGGGAGGAAAATTATAAAAGGGAGGGAAAGTCCCTTTTATATGAGTCTTTAGTGTTTTTTTTAAAGAAAAACCTACCCCGAGTATGGGGTAGGTTAATGCTAATCGCAGGAGTTGTCGTCGACTCAGACAACTTAGAAATTAAACACCGCAAACTTGCTGTTTTTATAAACATAATTGCGGTTTGTGAAGTCGCTCTTGGCAAAGTCGAAAGACTTGCCATCAACAAGCTCAACAACCGTGAGCGTCTTTCCCTTGAGGAGTTCATAACGCTCATAGTCGGAGCCGTTGTAGAGCGGCTTCATTTGTGGATATGCTTCGAAGAACTTCTCAGTATCCACAACTGGGAAGTTCCTGAACGCGCTCATAGGAATGAGCGTGTTCTTGCCGTTGATCTCAGCGGCAATATACGGAATGTTCCGGTCTTCCGTCTTACCGTCGACAGTTTTTACCTGTCTGGTTTTGGAGTATATCTGATCTCCGAGCACGACCTTGTCGCCCTTGAAGAAGTATACTCCTTGTCTTGATCCTGATTTCGACAGGATCTGAGCCGCCTGAGCGGCTTCAACCTTGTTGAAGCCCTCAGGAATATAATCTGGCGTAAACATAATAATGATGTTGTAATGAAAAATTTAGTCTTAGTTATCTTTTTTATTTTTCATCTCCCAAAATCCTAGAAATAATCTTAGTTTCAAAATCGTTTTCCCACAGCGAAACCCCGGGGGTCTTCTGAATATAGTATCCATTTCTCCTCAACATATATACAATTTTAAAAAAATTATTATCTTTGCACTATGGGAAAAATAAAACACAACGACTACTATGGCTATGTTAATAAACTTCAAACATACGCCATTTAGCATCCAGAATGATTCTGGAGTGATGATTCTAAAGCACAAGAAGCTCGCCAGTGGTTATATAACAATAGCGCTAGTGCTATAATAGATACGATCTACGATGAGACCCCAGATAATCTCAAGCCAAAAGATCGTAAAAAAATGGACAAAAGATCGACAAGAAAAAGTCGGAACTAAAGAAATGAAAGATAAAATACATGAAGGTCAAAAGGAGTTTCTAAGTAATGCGTTTGACACAACAATGCGATCTATGAATATACTTGGTACTCCACTTGATTTTTATGCAAACCAAAAAAGTAATGGAGATTATCAAACTTTTGGAGAACTAGTTCGCAAAGGAAATGATTGAGGTGTAGCCGGAAATATAGGTGCCGAATTTTTAAATCCAGGAAATGCAGTAGACCTAGCCTTAGGTTTATACGGAGTAGGCCAAGGAATTAAACAGGGGGTTAAATTGGCAAAAGAATATGCTCTAGCCGTAAAGCAAGCTGTAAAAGACTTTAATTGAAAACTTGGCCCACAAACTTGAAAACAAGGCGACGAAGCTGTTAAGATGTTTAAAAAATATGGAACTCAATCACCAGTAGAAGCATCCCCTTTAATGGAAAGAATAAAAAAATACGTTCCAGAAGCAAGGGAAAGATATGGACTTGTTGGAAGAGACGACATAACGGATGACGAGATAGCGGGAGCTTTATATAAGAAAGCAATGTCTCTTTCTAAGCCTGGAAATGCTGCTGTAAATGAATTTGGGGAACCACTGTTGTTATTTAGGGGCGATACGCGGCGATATCCAAGTTTTAGACCCGTACTCACTCCAGAAGAATTAGCAAAAGGACGCGGCTCGATGGATAATGCTTTTGGAAACTTATTTCTAGGGGATTTAGGAAAGGGGGAAGAGGGCGTAGAGCGATATATAAATTATGTTTTAGAGCAACCGAGTGGGTATCGACAACTGAGACCATCTGCAACTGGGGATAAGGTTACTTTTAACGGCATAAGAATGGATGTAGATTTTGATGAGCGTGCAATTATATTACCTAAGAGTGCTATTGGATATGATATAAAACCAATGCAAAAAAGAGGCGGCATCCAAACTAGAATTAGAAAAGTATCTCCAAGTGTAGTTGAATCGGGTGTCAACGACATTAACGCTTTTGTTATAAACACTGGTAATGTTAGAGATGCAACTATGGAAATTTCTCCAGAAATGGGAGGTCACTTTATAACGATTGACGGAAAGCCCAAATTTAAAAATGCAGATGGGGTTGATAGGCCTGCTGCTGCAAAGAGAATTGAAGAAATATTAAACGACGCGCAGCAAAAAGGCGAGGGTCTTCTTTTATCGAAAAAAGATTCTCCTTTAAGGCAGCAGGAGCACACATCTTATGATTATTATGCTCTACCTAATTTTAATATAAATGGAGCAAAATCAATTTTGCCATATGATTTAAATAGACCAACATTTCCTTTTATAGATAGAGGACTTTTATATAGAAAACATGGAGGAATTATAAAAAGGAAATAAGAAAAATCGCAGTACTACTTTTGTAGCGCTGCGATTTTTTGCTTTAAGTCTAGTTCATTAAGTCTATTAAGTATATTAATTATATTAAGTATTGTTAGAGTCCAGTTTAGAACAAAAGTAGTCCAATCTAGAAAAGAAGTAGTCCAGTTTGAAAAAATAGTAGTCCAATTTGGAAGCGGAGTAGTCCAGTTTAGAAAAATATATTTTTATATAAAAATACTTGTTTGTATGTAAAAATATTTTTAACTTTGTAAAAATAGATATTTTAATATAAAAATTTATCAAAAAATGCAACATGTAGAAATTCCAAACGAGTTAATTAATTTAAAGAGACAAGGAAAATTAGAACAAGGAGATCAAGTTATTTTTGCCGCAATTAAAAAATATATGAATTGGGATACTAGAGAATGCTATCCGAGTATTACTACAATTTCAAAATCGCTTAAATGCAGTAGAACAAAAGTTCTCGCAGCAATAGATAGATTGTGTGAAAATGGACTTATACAAAAGAAAAATAATGGAAAAGGTTCAAGCAACTCTTACTTGTTTGTTAGAACCGAGTTTGATAACTTTTTTGAGATGTTTACAGAAAGCTTTTTAAAAATAGATATGCCGCTTAACGTGAAAGAATATTATATGGGAATTCAACAATTTTTATATGGAAAAGACTCCGGAGTTGGACGTTGCACTCTTAGTAATTCAACATTATCTGAAAAGTTAGGGATTAGTAAACTTTCCGTTAAAAAATACAACACATACCTTATAGAGCACGGGTTTCTTGAAGAAGAAACCATGAATAAGACAGACGAAGCCGGATTTCCGATGATACAAAAGAATTTTGATCTTAATAGCTTGCAACAAGCAGAGTTATGGGCACGTGCCGTTACGCAGCAGGTTATACAAAACACATCGGATATAGAAGATATGAAAAAAGAACTTGCTGAACTCCGTGAATGAAAACAGAGAAAGGAGCGCGAAGAAGCTCTTGAAAGAAATAGAGTGGAAACACATACATATAACTTGTAAAATCCAAATATTTTTATTATATTCGCGCCGTTATGAAAATTAGAAAATACCAAAACTCGGGAGACTTGCCTTACATGCCTGCTGATAATACGGCAGTTGCATGAAATCCTCAAAGGAAAGAAACTATTGTTGCTAGACAATACACCCCAACACAAGAATTAGATATTACCGATAATCCGATGGGGTATGCTCCGGTAGTAGGAGATATCTTACAAGGAGGACAAGCAATTATAGATTTTTCAAATGGAGACTGAAAAAAAGGTGCATTGAATCTTGCGTTACTTGCAGTTCCTAATGTAATTGAGAGGCCAGTAAAAGCTGGTATTAAGGCATTAAAACAAATTCCTCGGAACGAAATAAAAAGAGCGGCTCGAAAAGGGGCGAGAGATGCTGATCGGTTTTTAACCAGTGACCCAACAAGAGCTTCTATTCAAAGAAATATAGATCTTTTTCTAAAGAATAAAGAAAAATATAAAAATATAGACTGGTCTCCAATTTCCCAAGACGAAATTGAAACTGCCTCGTTTTATTCTCCAAGAATAAAAGTAAAAAATCTTGGTACAAAACGAGGCGAATCAAAAGTTGCAGTAGATGACAATGGGAGATTTTTAATTTCAATGAAAGAATCTATTCCAAACGGCGGAAATGAAATTATTGTGAATTTAGATCATACTGCGTCTAGTGCTAGGTCGACAGGATTTCATGAAAGATTACACGTGCTTGGCTACGGAGATGCCTCTAGTAATCCAGTTAACTCGGAGTTGGGGCTTTCTTTATTTAAACCAGAAACAGATATGCACTCTCAAGCTGCTGTGGATTATATGAGATATTTAAAAGAGCCTCACGAAACAGCTGCGTGACTCGCACAAACCGGATACGAACTAGGATTAAGATCTGGCACACCATATCCCGGAGTAGACGGGGTTAAAAAATTCATAGAAAAAAATAAAAATCAAACCAGACTTAATTACCTGCTTAATTTCTTAAAATTAGACTCAGAGGAAAATTATAAGAAATTATGAAAAGGCCTGACTGGAACATTGTATACTGGCATAGTGGTATCAACTCTAAATTCTGAAAATTATGCTCCCAATGGATTGTACTAAAAAATTAATTTTTTGAAAAATTCACAAGAAGCCTGTTCCAGATTTTTATAAAAAAACCCTTCAATATTTTGAAGGGATTCGCCCAGCAGTATTTTATGAAGAAGAGGATAAGGCAAAAATAATTTCAAAGAAAATAAATGAACCAATCGAAATTGTTAAAGAGTCGATCGAATATCTAGTAAGCAATAGCATAATTGAGTTTTACTAATATGCCAATACCAAAATTTTGAATAGACTGGAAACGCAAAAGAGATCAGGAAAATCTCGAACAGGCGCTATATGAAAAGATAGACAAAGATAGGGAACTAGAAGAAAGGCAACACTCTCTTCCAGAAGAGAAGCCACTAGAGCAAGAACATCCTGCAATGGATGTTGCTCTTATATGGACGCAGCCAGGAGGTTGGCTTGCAAAAGTTATGGCTCCTGGTGCTTATAAAGCACTTATAGAAACGGCTATATCCGGAAATACAGAGGACTTATTGTATAGTGCAACACCGGTTGGGAAAACAAAGTTTGCAGCAAAGACTCTCGAAAATGAAATGAAGGCCTCCGCAAATAAAGGTGTGCGCGATGCCAATGCTTTTGTTAAAGACCCAGTAGTGCAGGCGTCTATACAAAGAAATGCAGATTGATTCACGAGACAACAAGCGCTAGGACAAACACAAATACAATGACCTGCAACTCAGGCTGGTGAATATATTACTCGCGCAAACACGTCTCCAAAAATAGAGCTTGTTGATCTGGGAGTTGTTTCAAATGGGAGAGGGGCTTATGCAAGAGTTCTACAAGACGGTACAGAGAAGTTTATTTTTACCCCACAAACAATACGTGCTGGATATTCAAATAAGATTGATATAAATAAGAACTTACCAATAGAAAAAGTGGAGTCAACTGCTTTTCATGAACGACTTCACACCCTTGGATATGGAGATCTTGGATCAAATCCCGTGAATGTAGATATTGCGAATAAAATCTGAAAATCATACAGCGAAGTACCTGCCCAACTGCACGAGGAGCTAAAATATCTAAAAAACCCAACTGAGACCGCAGCGTGGCTCTCCCAATCTGGCAAAGAATTAGGATTAAAACCCGGCTCTAAATATATAGGTAAAGATGGGCTAGAAAAACTCATAACAAAAAACGAAAGACTTAGCAAACTAAAAAAATATTTCAATCTTCAAACAGAAGATGATTATAAAAGACTGTGGTCCGGTCTAACGGGAACTCTTTTTGGAACAACTGTAATTGTTAATAACTATGGTGGAGCTGGGGGTGAATAATTTTAAAACTTGAACTGTTAACCACGATAAGGCCATACCAGATTGGGCGTATCCTGTTTGAAGTTATTTTGTCGGAGTATCTCCTGCAGTTGTTTTTGATGGAGAAGACATTGTTGAAACTATTTCAAAATTTAGAAACTTAGATTACTCAGATGTAAAAAAAACTCTGGATTTTTTAGTTGAAAATAAATATATAGAGTTACCATGAAACAATATTTCACAGTACAAGAACTCTGCTACTCCGATACAGCAGTAGCAAAGCACATAGATAATACTCCTACAAAGCAAGTAGAAGAGAACCTTAAAAGACTTATAGATTTTCTGAACTCTCTTAGAGAGAAATGGGGATCCGGAATTAGAATTAACTCTGGATATAGATGCCCTGCTCTTAACAAGGCTGTAGGCGGCGTTCCGACTTCGGCACACACAACAGGAAATGCAGTTGATCTCTGACCAATAAATGGTCAGTTTGATGCTTTTTGTAAGTTTGTCCTTTCTTATCTGGACGCTAGTAAAAGCTGGGATCAGTGCATTATTGAGCAATCTGGAAAGAGCAAGTGATTGCATTTTGGATTGTTCAATAATGATGGAAAACAGAGAAAAATGAAATTCGAAATAAAGAAGTAATGATACAATACCAAGCAACAGTAAATAAAGACTTTTCAAGTTCAACACAGGAACCAGAGGAGCCAATAATAGGATATCAACCAAGATTCCGACCAAAAACACAAGAAACAACACAATCTGCAGAAACCCCGGAAGACACTCAGGTAGAAACGCCTACAGAAACACAGGAAAACACACCCCAAGTAGAAACGGTTTCCCAAGAGAAACCCCAGGGGGCTGAAATAGACTTTTCCAATACTACTAATCTAGGCATGCGGCACGCTGCTAGTAAATATCTTCAGCAGAAATTAGGTCTTACAAAGGAACAGGCAGCAGGTTTAGTAGGGGTTTGGCAGGCAGAATCTGGGTTTAATATAAATGCAGAAAACAAAGAGGAGAAGGCAGGAAAGAACAGTTCTGTAAAATCAAATCAATACGGAATTGGAATTGGGCAATGAACAGGATCCAGGCATGATGATTTTGCTCGTTACGTAGCAGAGCATGGTGGAGTTGCCGATCTGAAAACGCAGCTAGATTTTGCAATAGACGAGATACAAAACAAATACAGTGATTATCTAAACAACCTTAGAAAAGCCCAAACAGCAAAAGATGCGACAGCATATACTTATGCGCAATACACAGGGGCAAACGAGAGAAATATATCTAGCCTAGATGACTTATATGCCCGTGTTTCAAAAATAGAAGCAAAATATGCGAAAAAACACAAGGAGATGTACGGAAAATCGGGATCTGGAAATCTAGATAGAAGGGTACGTGCTGCTGAGGAGAGTATTTTTGCTAAGAAAGGAACAAAGTTGCCGAAATTTCAATGGGGGAAATTGTTGCCGGCAGATACTCGTGGAGAACACATAGATGCCAATGAAATAGGAATGAGGCAGGCTTTTATGGAAAACAATTTTTCTTCTACTGGCAAAAGTCCAAAAGGAGCAAAGGGGCTTTTTCAAATTATGCCGGCTGCACTAGCGGATTACTTACAGGCAAATCCAAAAATAAAAATAGACCTAGATAACCCAGAAGACAATCAAAAAGTACGAGACTGGAGAATTGGTCGCGATATAGCTTCTGATGTTTTTACAAAAGGAAATCCATCTGACAGAGTTTTGTGGGCTAAAACATTAGCCGCATATAATTATGGAAGAAGAAATACAATAAATGCTCTTAATAAAGCAAAACGGGCAGGAAAAGATATATATCAAAGTCTGGACTGACTTGAACACCTCCCGAAGGAAACGAGAGATTACGTTAATTTTATTTTGGAGAGAAAAGATATAAATAAACATAAAAATAACGAGAACTATAATAAAGCAAAAGAGGGAGTAGCCCTTTCTTTTGAGGACCCGTTGCCTAAAAAGGCACTGGTAGCAGATCCTACTTTTTTATATATACAAAATGAACTTAATAAACAAATAAACCCAGACCATTAGGCCTGGGTTTTCTGTTTTTAATAATTATTTCTACATAAAATTCCTCCCCTTTTAAAGGAGAACATGGTTTGCGCGGTTGGTGAGTACGCTGGATTCCCACCGGCACCTTCTAAATAATTCACAAATTCAACAGATGGATTCCGCCAAGATTTTGGTGCAAACTGCCCAACATGCAATCGGCTACTTCCTACAAGTCCTGGAGTATCGGCGATTCTAGGTTGCCATTCTGCGCCTGTTGGAACAGAATAAATTTCTGATGGGTTTACGCCTCTACCAGTAACTGCATCTCGATACATAGATCTCGGGGTAGTATAAACTTTCCCTGAAGTTCCGTAGCTATTTCTGCCATAACCTAATCTTGGTAATCCTGGCTCAAAATTACTACCAAACGTACCTCCTGCAAGGCCACCAACGGTACCACCAATAATTTGACCAAATGGTCTATGGTAATTCTCGGCAGGCATTGCTGTGGCGATTTGCCCATAATATTGATCAGCTGTAGTAAACCCAGATGTGTCTCCTTCGTGTAAATTTGCAGCGAGGTCTCCGCCGATTTTGTTACCAAGTGCACCTCCAGCAACACCAAACACAGTGGCCAACGGCGCCGCTGCAAAGGATAAGGGCAGAGCTAATCCTCCTGCGACAGTAGCAACAGTCCTTCCACCCTTGTTAATTGCATCTCTAACCCCAGTGTTATATGCAAACTGTTTTTGTTTAGTTGTCATAAGTCTACGATCCGGCTTCTTTCCTCTAGAAACGGCGTCTTCATAAAATTCGTTAAAAATGTCTTGGCCTTGAGGTGTAGATCCCAAAAATTCCCGCCACTGTGTTGCCGATGGATCTTCGGATCAAAACCAATCCTCGCCCCCCTGGCCATAATATCTTTCTTTAAGTGCCTGTATATCTCTATACATATCGTTTTGTGTAGCCCACTTCTTTCGAGGTGCAGGTGACTTCTGACCAGTATTGACTCCTCTCACAAAACCAGAATGTGCCCCAGAAGGCCCAGAGGCATCATCTCTATATGGCGAGTTAGTTGCATTTAAAACTCGGTGAAAACTGTTTGTTGATTCCCCCCACATTCCATCTGCATTTGTTCCCATAGCTTTCTGGTATTCCAGAATCGCCTTATATGTTTCTGGTCCAAAAATTCCATCTAAATCTCCATTATAGAAAGACTCTCCTATATTGGATTGTTTCACGCCCCCATTACCATTGGAATTTCTTACAGCAAGAAACTGCTGAATCTTTCTTATTGTATCTTTATCTGCGTGCTTTTGATAATAAGCTTTTGCTTGTTGATAAGTTGCCATAAAAATTATATTTTAAAAATATTTTTAATTCAATCAAATCTCTTTCTTTTATAATCTAGTTCATTTTCGTGCTCGTATGCTTCCTGTTCAAAAGAAATCATTCTGTAAGCATCATGCTTTTTAATTGCGCAAGGGATAAGTTTCCAAAGCCACTCAAGCAAGTAAAGGAGATAAAAACAAATTCCCCCAATTAAAAGCCTAAGCCATTCTGGAAAACAATCTGGAGTAAAATCCATTATCTGTGCATAATGGACCCCCTCGTGTCTAAGCATTCTTTTGTAAGTCTCTGTGCCATCGTACTTTCTGTACTCTTCTCTAATAAAAATCCATTTTAGGATCGTGATAGCATAAAATCCAGGCACCGGCAAAATTTTGTTATAAATAACTTTCATTAATGTTTTCACTTTCTTGCATTTCTAGCGAATGTGATCATCTTTCTAACGGATGCATCGCCATCTTTTCAGAGTTCAGCCTCTGTTTTTCCTGTTCTCTTTTTTAGGTTTGTTAATTTCCCCTCATTTTCTGGTTTTATATGAATACCAGATTTTGCTTTTATAAGACCGCCATCTCTAAAAGCAGGAATTGGGGTGTATGCCCCAACTAAGTTAAGTAGTCTAAATATGTCCATAATATTTTATTTTTAATGATCTGCAAATATATAAAAAATCTGGAGAATAACAAAACAAAAGTTGCAGAAATCAATTATTTTTTATATATTTGCGGCAGAATGGAACAATAAGTTAATAAACTAAAACTAATAACAAATATATGAATGGATTGGGTATCTATAATATCAATGATAATAGGAGCATTAACTGGTGGAAGTTTTATGTTTCTTTTAAACCCTAAGGCAGCTAAGAGAAAACCAGAAATAGATAACAAGGCAATCGAGGCTGCCACTAAACAGACAGAGATGCAATCTTATGCAGATGCTTTTCGTGCAATGCAAGAAACAATTAAGAGTCAAGAGAGTCGAAATCGTGAACTTTTTGAAATGAATGCAAAGGCTCATGAAGAAATAAACGGATTAAAATCAGACCTAATGCAATGTTCTAACGCGTTGTGTATCAATTCATTATGTCCTTTAAGGGAACCTGAGAAAGGTTTCGGAGACGAAGTTTTTGCCAGATGTAAAGAAAACAATGAAAGTTTGTTTAATAACAAAGAATTTTCTGAAATTGCCCGTGAAAAGGGTTATGATGTTAGAAAGATTGGAACGTTGTCAATAACAAAAAGTGATGAAAATAAAGAAATATCAGAATCTGGCGAATAAGATACAGCCAGCAGATGATTATAGTAGAAAGGAAAACAACAAACAAAAAACGCAATTAGATAATTGTGATATTTTTTCGGATACATATATTCGTGAGTTGAGTTTTTGGAAGAAACAAAAATGAGCCAAGATGAATTAATAAAAGAGCTCAATGAAAATTATAAATGATATGATAATGTTTCTCCAAATCCGTACAACGATATAATAAAGAAGTTTAAAAGATAATTAATGTTTAATGAAAATGAATTATGCCAGCAGGACACAATGAAAAAGAAAGGTTTTTTAAAGATATAAAAATAGATAAAGAAAACGACGTTTGTTTTTTTAATGACGAACAGCATAAGTACTACAATAAAGAAACAATGAAAACGTACGTTTCTTGCACAACCATTGTAAATTCGTACGGACAGCCATTCGATGAAAATTTTTGATCGTCTTATAAAGCATTGGAGGCACTGCTTCCAATGGAAGTTTGGTTGCCAATTAAAACAACTCTTCTTACTACAAAACGGTTCGACCTGCGTTTACTTAGTAAATTAGGCGTTAACTTAGCTGATTTTGAACAAAAGAAATCTGAAATACTCGCCGAGTACGAGAGAAAAAGGAACGATGCCTGCATAAAGGGAACTCTTGCACACGAGAAGAAAGAATTGTCTTTTTATAACAAAAATCAGTTTGATTTTGGAAAGTACGGTTATAAAGACTTAAAAGGAGAATTTGAGTGTAGAGAAAATTACTACAAACTTGATCTCCAGAATGGAGTTTATCCAGAATTTCTTATACAATGGCAATCTGATGACGGGGAGTTGATGCTTGCAGGAATATCTGATCTAGTTGTTGTACATGGGACAGACTTATATATTATTGATTGAAAAACATCTAAAACAATTGATAAAAAAAGCTATTTTAACAAAAAAACAGGGAAAAGTGTTAAAATGCAATTTCCGTTAAACAACCTAGATGATTGCAATTTTAACCATTATCAATTGCAAACGAGCCTGTATGCATGAATGATACAGCAGCAAAGGCCCGACTTAGTTGTAAAAGGTCTTATGATTGTACAGTTGAAGGACGACGGCACAGAGGTTGAATATCCGTGCCAATATCTTAAAGAGGACGTTGAGCATATGATTGCTCACTACAAGAAACAAAAGAAAATCCAAGCGGAATTAGACCGCGATAAACCTTTTATAATATAATGAGTACACTTTCTGAAAAACGGTTGGCAATATGTGAAAAATGTGGGTTGTACAAAATGAGCCAGTTTGGCCCAGTTTGCAATTCTAGTAAATATATAAATAAAGAAGGTAAGACCTCCTTTTTGCCAAAGGAAGGATATGTTAAAGGTTGCGGATGTTTTTTGGAGAAAAAAACACCTCACGTAGATAGTCATTGTGTAGCAGGATTTTGATAATGAATATTTTTATAGAAATAAAACATATAATAGTCGGTTGATGGAACTGGCTTTTTAAAAGAAATACAGCACTAGCCAAGAAAAGGCTAGATATATGCGCTAGCTGCGATCAGCGCATAAGACTGACAAAAAACGAAGCGATCTGCAGTCTCTGTGGATGCCTTTTGTCAGCCAAGACTAGAGTGAAAGATGAAAAATGTTTAATGAACAAGTGAAATGAATAACGTAGCAAAAACAATTTTAGAAAAGAATATAAAAGATATTAACACAGATGAAGTTGAGATAACGCCATGCAATATGAATGTGATCCTGAAATTTTATGATGAAAATCCATATCGCGAACTAGAAAAGACTGAGAGTGGATTGATTTTAGGATTGGAAGGGAACAAGCGATATAAATCGAATGAGACCGGAGAAATGGAGGACTCTGAAGAATATATGGCTGTTGCCAAGGTTGTTGCAGTAGGACCAGCATGCAAATATGTTAATGTAGGAGATGATGTTATTGCTGTTAAAATGATTGCACAACCGATTCCTTTTAGGAACAAGGGATATCGAGCAATTAATGAAACAAATATAATATGTAGAATAGTTAAAAAGTAATATGATCACTGAAAATGACAAGATCTATTTCGTGCCCGGAGATATAGTAGTGGTACGACACGAAGAGCTGGATAATAGACCAGCAATGTACGTTGTAGAAAAAGTTACAAAAACTTTTATAAATAAAGAATCATCCGAACGTGAGTCTATTTTTACTGGCCTGCGTTGTAGGTGGTTTTCAAAAGATGGGGAACTGCAAGAGGCAGTTTTCTCTACAAAGGATTTAGTACACATTTAATATGGATGAAAAAACACTACAAGCAGCTGCACAGACGTTTTGTTTAGTTCCAGAAATATATGCACAGGCATTCAAACAAGCTGGTGCAGATTTCCCGGATGAGTTAGTTGCCCAGATCAAGAAACAGCCACAACAAGCAATGCAGATGCTCCAGGAAGATAAAGAGCTTTTGCAGGGAGTTGTAACAATCTACTCACAATACCACGATCAGATCGATCAAGTTGCTGCTCAAGCCGCACAACAGGCAGGTCTTTTTAAGAAGGGTGGGAAGTTGGAACAACTTTTAGTTAAAGCGCAGGATGGCACAAAAACAAAAGTTCCAGAATGAATTTCAAGAAACAAGTATGTTTCACAAGAATACGGATCGGACGGGACCGTTCAAGTAGAGGCTGCTCCAACACGTAAATCATTAACTGTGAATCAAAAGAAAGATCCGAATAGTGATTTTAATGTCGCAATGGGCGACTACCTGGATAACCATCTATATGTTAACGCCGATAAAAATGGAGTAACGTCCGTTTATAATGGATATGGCCCATTCAATGATCTGCATGGTGCAGACTCTGCGGCTGTAGTTAACTATGTTGGAGCACTTTTAGAGAAGGCGGGAATCAAACCTGGTTTCCCAATGAAAAACGCAGCAGATAAGAAGTAATGAATTTTTTTGTGTTTGATAACGCAGAAAATAAGTTAACAATAGAAGAGTATAGTGTCCTACTTGTAAAAGAATTTAAGGACTTGTGAGATATAGCTAGAAATAAGTGTAAGGAAGATAAGAGTGGAAAGATGAGACTCCGTGCATATAAGGAGTTTACATATATTTATTTAGTTCTGGATTTCAAATCTCCGTACTTTCAATATCTAGAGAAAGACAAGCACGAAGCTGCATTGGATGATTCTGGATTATGCGAAGATGATCTGAAAGATGAACTTTTTCTGGCAGCATATCATAAGTACCAAGAAATACAAGAGTCAGACCCAATTTTATCGTTAATTAAAACTGCATATAAGACACTGCATAAGATGCAGGTGTTTTTGGATAATATAGATTTTAATAACGACATAGATGCAGATGGGCGTCCGTTATACAAACCAAAAGACGTTATAGCAGATATTAAGTCCATCTCCGAAATACGAAAGCAACTCCAAGAACTAGAAGCTACACACAAGAGAGATCTTGCTGAGAGTGGCGAAAAAGTTCGGGGAGATGTCAAATTAGGACTTTTGGATTAGTATGGCTAGAAAAACACCAAATATAGAACTACCGCCAGAGAAAGAGCGGATTGTTGATCAAAAGAAAAGACTCCCCGATTTTAGCATGAAATCTGAGGCTGCATTAATTGAGCAACTTTTTAAAGAGCAAAATGAGCAACAGGCACAGAGTGACGCAGAAATCGAAGAAATGATGAATGCAAAAACAAATATTCACAAAGCTCGTCCTGGGGAAGAGTGAGATGTTCCAATTGACGAAGAAATACAATATTTCGATCCAGAACTTTCTTATGAATTAACTGGCTACAGACCGATTACAATGCAGAAAGGTCTCGATTTTGACCCGACTCCTTTTAGAGAAACGGCTGCTATATATGATCGTGACGGGGCTTTTACCGAGTTTCCAGAAGGATCAAAAAAATGAAGGGAATTTTGGATGGAACAAATCGATCGATGTAAGAACGGTTACACTGTTGGACGATATAGGATTACTGGAGATCATTATTTCTTTTTGAACTTTTATAGAATGGAAACTGTTGTTGAAAATGCAGTTTCTGGAGCAGGTCGAAAAGAGGCATTTCCATCTTTCCTGGCAAAGCAATATGAGTTTTTTCATTACGTAGATATGTGCGAAAAACTACATAAAGATGTTTGTATATTAAAAGCCCGTGGCATAAATAATATGTGCTCCTATATAGTAATATATAGGTAATAAACTTCGCAAAATCGGTAGAAACTAAAATGAAATGTGATTGAATCACGATTATTATGAATAAAGAAGAACAAATTAAGTTTATAGAGGATAATTATCCTATGGAAAAGCATATACGAAGTAAGAGATATATGCGCCATACATTTTTTTCAAAGATCGAAACAGAGATGCAAGCATATCTTCTTGGATTATATGCGTCCGATGGAAATATAAATGAAAAACGAAAAACGTTTAGGATACATCTTAGCTACGACGATGCATATATTGTTAACTATTTTAAGGATATCATTTGTCCAACTGCAAGAACGTTTGTTATTGAACGCGGAAAACAAAAAATTGGCAGACATGGAGAAATTTATGAGTGTGCAACAACGTACGGTGTAGATATAAACAGTACAACACTCTGCCAAGATTTAGTTGCTCTTGGGCTCGGTTACAGAAAAACATGAGCAGAAAATCATATACCAAACATACCAAAAGATCTGATTCCACATTTTATACGTGGATATTTCGACGGAGATGGTTGTGTTAGCGGTTATTATATAAAACCAGACCTGAAATATAAAAAGAACGAGAGGTTTCGTGCAAATTTTTCAATTGTCTCTAAAACAAAAAGCATGCTAGAAGATATTAAAAACGAGCTTGAGAAAAACAATGTAAAATGCAATATTTGTCATACCAATCGTGACAATATGTTTACGCTTAGTGCTGCAACTTCACAATTGCCAAAAATTTTTAATTATCTATATAAAAACGCAAACTTCTTTATGAAAAGAAAGTATGATAAATTTAATCATTATGTTAATACCGAGGTAACTCAGTTAATCGCTGAGTACCGTAACGCGCAGAAGGTGAACGTTAAAGAGAGTAATAATCCTTCCACGAGTGCGGAGCATCCTAAAAAGGATGAAAATGTGCGCTGAACTTCAGAGAAATCTGAAGAGCTACCGGATAAAAAGCCGGTAGGATAACAAATTGAGGGCTATCGGAAATTTTGGCAAATCTAGCAGTTAGGCCATATACAGTACTACCAAACTACAACGTTATCATAACTTGTGCAGCTGAAGCAAAATTGCAACCATTACGAGAAAAGTGCTGAAGACAGCTTGATTGGCTGAATATGAATACTACTGGTGGGTTGCGGCATGCTAGACTTGTTATAAACAATAATGACACAAAAAGGGCATCCAAAAAGACAAAGGACAATGTCGAATATGGGTGAATGTCCCAGATAAACAGCATTGTGGCAGATACGTCAGACAAGGTGAGAGGATCTAGAACTGACCGTTTGATCTACGATGAGGGTGGATCTAACCCCGCCTTAACAGACTCCTGAATTAAAGGTGATGCTCTTGTTTCATTGGGTGGACAAAAGTTTGGAACTAGGTTTGCGGTTGGTACAGGTAAATATATTAACATTTTATAACTAGTAATATCATGGATAGAGAACGTTATATTGAATTGATAGATAAAATTATAGAAGAATACTTTCAGACTCCTGAAAAGGAAAGGAGTTTGACAAAGTTATATAAAAAGTATGGAATTAAAAGACAAACTCTTGCAAAATACATAAAAGCAAAAGGGCTTCCTGTTATAAATTATACAAATATAGTTAAAATAGACCAAACAATGTTTGATGTTATAGACACAGAGGAGAAAGCGTATTGGTTAGGTTTTATGTATGCAGATGGTAATATTGCTAAAAACGAAGATAAAATTGAAATGAATCTTTCTGTTGGAGATTTAGATCATATGAATAAATTTAAGAAATTTTTAAAATCGGAAGCAAAAACAAGATTGTGCGATAACCACGGTTCTATAATATGCAGGTTTTCCGTTAGAAATAAACATATGTGACAAGCTTTATATGATAAGGGTTGCGTTCCCGCAAAATCCTTGATTTTAAAATTTCCTCCGGAGAATATCTTTAAACATCGAAATTTAATTTATGATTTTATTAGAGGATATTGCGACGGTGATGGTTCATTGGGAATCTACTTTGGAAAACATGGAAGAAAATTTCAGTTAAGTTTTTGTGGAACCGAAGAATTTTTAAAAGGCGTTGAACAATTTTTAGGAATTACTGGACATATTAGAAATAATAGTTGTAATGCATATTTATCAAAAGCATCTACACTGTATTATAACAGCAGGAAGGCAAGGGCTGTAAGTAGACTTTTATACTCTAACTCTACAATTTATCTTGACAGAAAATATGACATTTATAAAATGTTCTGCCTGGCAGAAGAGGGATCTTCTGTTTTGAAATCGAGCAAAATCGGTAGAGGCTGGAATGCAAATACCGAGGTAACTAAATAAATTACGAAAGGTTATTTAGCACCGTAACGCGTAGAGACTGAATAAATATAATGTCTCCAAGAGTGCTCGACCCCAGAACGGGTGAAAATGTACGCTGAACTAAAACGAAGCAAAAGTTTTAGAAGTAGAGGATAAAAAACCACTACGATAACAAAATTGGGAGATGATGTCAAACTTGAGGGCCTACGAACAATGTTCCTTAACCCAAACGGATATAACATACTACCTTATAAAAACTACGACTCTGATGATGGGCGACCAGATCTGACTGCATTTTTTATACCTGCACATAAATTCGGTCTTGTGTCGAAATATCTTGATAATCGAGGAGTTACAAACTGACCAAAATTAAAGGCATTTTATGAAAAGCAGCGAGAAAATCTTTCTGACAAAGACTATCTTAACGAGTGCGCAGAACACTGTTTTATACCACGTGAAGCGTTGTCCAAGCATGGTGACAACGTTTTTGATGCTGCTGCAATTACCGAAAGAATTGTACAACTTAAAATACACGGGGCAGGGATAAAACCGAAGAAAATGCAATTGCTCTGAGATACTGCTGGAGGAGCAGTTTCAATGAGCAAAGTTAAAGCGGTTGAAAGTCGTAGTTCACACTTGCTTGTTGTAGAACCACCACTTATTGATCCAGAAACAAACAAACCTTATAAAAACTTATATGTTGCTGGAATAGATGCAATTGATATGGGTAGATCTGACTCTGCACAAGATAGTGATGTTTCTGATTTCTGTGTTGTTATAAAGAAGCGTGTTTTTGGACTTAATGAACCGAAATATGTAGCAATGTACAAATATCGACCACAAGATATACGTGAAGCATACGATCTTACAATGAAGTTGCTTACTTGATATGATTGCAAAGCGATGTTGGAGTACACCAAAATCTCGATACAGACTTATTTTCGGGAAAAACACAAAGAACATCTTTTTATGGCTCGTCCAGATTTTGCAATTACCAAGAAGACCACAAGATCGCCAAATACAAAGAAACTTATTGGAGTGCCTGGTACTGAAGCAGTTATACGGCATGAATTGGAACTTATTGCTGCTTTTATAAATGACTACTGGCATACAATTGATTTTGATGAAATGTTGGACCAGATGTTGAATTATACTTATGAAAATAAAAGAAAATTCGATATTATCGCAAGTTTAGGCATGTGCGAGCTTGGCGATGAAGATATGTCTGGTCTTACTGTTGGAAAGGTCGATACTGTTAAAAAGCAGTGGAAAGATATTGGTTGATATACTGATGAATATGGACGGAAGAAACACGGAGTAATACCTGAAAATTATGGATATAGAACAATACCAGCAGCAAATAGTTGAACTAGTCCAAGAGGTGACTGAAGCCCAATATATAGGCAAGATTGAAGTTAGGTTCGACGAGCCGGATATGTGAAGTCTGTTTCTTTATCTGGATCGCGAGTTAGTACCACTTATACTTTCCTACCAGGGTGATTTTGAACAGTTCAAAAAATATATAATTAAAGAGTTAAAAACCAGGCAATTAACAAGGGTTGGTTTTTATAAAATAGATCTCGTTTATAACGGGTGTAAAAATGAATGCAATGAATAAAGAAAAGGAAATTGAAAAAATTAACAAGTGTATTAACGAGTTAGTTTATGATAAAGTTCAGTTGAGAAAAGCTTACAATTACTATCATTGCACGAGAGACGAAGAACAGTTTAGACACATCGAAGACAACTATGGAATTGGAACTCCAACATCGGTTGGGTTTACTCCGTTGATTAAAAAGCACGTAGATGTGTTGGTTGGTGAATATCTTGAGCTTGATCCAGACCTACAGATTACTTGCAAGGATGACAAGACAATCTCGAATATTATGCGTGACAAGCAATTAAAGATACACGAGGCTGCTTACAAGCATTTTGAACAACAGTTAAATAACGTTATCTTACAAGTTTTTGGAGACGGGAAAGAACCAGTTGTTGACGCTCTTTTCGAGCAAGAAATGGAACGAATAAAGAAAGATACTGAAAGAAGTTACGTTTCTGAATATGAAATAGCAGCACAAAATATTTTAAATTATATTAAAAACTCTCGTGATATTGACTTAAAAAACAAAATGCGGGATCTATTAACAGACTTGTTGATTGGGGGAATGTGTTATTATAGAACACGCCCAAAAGGTGACACAATTAGTCTGGAAATATTGAATCCACTAGACACTTTTGTAGAGCGAAATTTTAACGAATTTTACCTTAACAAATCTCCTCGTGCAGTTGTTAGACGATGAATGACTGCAGAAAGAATCCTAGACGAGTTTGGCGATGATCTCTCAAAAGAAGCAAAAGAAAAACTAGAGACACACCAAGATCAAGGAGTTAGAAATGATAACTTCGTTTATGTGAAAACAGATATGGCTCCGTTTAGTGCAATGGCATCAACTCCTGGAATCCTCGGAGGGATGGAAGCACATCCAATTAGGGAAAATAGAGGAGCGTCTGCGATTGCAAAAGAGAATACATATGAAGTTTATGAATGCGAGTGAATCGAATATGATAAAGAAAAAGAGCGACTTACTCGACACGAAGGAGTTAAAATAGGTACAGAAATATATATAGTTCGTGGTGAATCGAAAAGCATTACGAGGAGCATTTCAAATCCAAATGATTGCTCGCTTAGTATAAATGGGCTTTTCTTTTCAGATAAGAATGGAGACCCATTCTCTATCTTATTGAGTACCATGGACTTGCAGGATTGACTTATCTAGTCCTGGGTAAATCCCGAGAATTGCTGGAAACTCTTACCGAGAAAGACGAAGACAACCAGCAGCCGAGCCCTTTTGGGAAGGTTCAACGACTATTATGTAGGAGCAAGCGTTCCGAAGCACGGGAAACAGAAATGTTATGATATAGTCTGGACTGCATAGAAATATGCAGCAGCGAAAGCGGCGTAGTCTTAGCGAAGCTACGTGAACAAAAACGAGATATGATCTTACAATCTACTATAGGGATAGCCTTATAGCATCGTCTGGAACAGTTGGAGATTTTCTTGATGCAGCGCACTTACCTGAATTTCTTGGCGAAGAAATGCCCGAGCGAGTACAGAAATGGCTTGCATATAAAAAGCAGGGTGTTGCGTGAATTGACTCTTCAATGGAAGGTTCACAGATGATTAACACTGCTTTTAACGGTTATGATGACACGATAAAAGCACAAACAATCCAAGCCTTTCAGATGGTACTTGAAAGTATTGAACAACAAGCCAGTTCGATTACCGGAGTATTTGCTGAAAAGTTAGGAGGAATCCAGCAGAGAGATGCAGTGAGCAATGTGAAGGTTGGAATTAGGCAATCTACACTACTTACCAAGCAGTATTTTTCTGCAATGGATTTGATATACAAGGAAGTTAATTATGATCTGCTTAATTTAGCAAAAATCGTATTTAAAAAAGGAATTGCCGGTACACTTATTAACGGCACCAGATTGAACCAGATTTTCACAGCTTTGCCAGAGTACTACACAATGACAGATTTTGATATCCACATCCAGGATAGTACAGAAGCTTTCCAGACTCGTGAGACGTTAAAAGCATATTGTGCAGAACTTATAAAAGCAGGCTTAGCAAACGCAGAACTTATTGTTGATATGAGCGCAGCAAAAAATCTTACAGAACTGAAAATGGTTGTGAAAGACGCACTTGAAAAACAAAAGGCAGAAACTGGACAATTGCAGCAATTACAACAGCAAGCTACCCAAGCCGAGCAAACTGTTAAAGAGTACGAGAAGCAAATTAAACAGATGCAGGAACAGATGCAGCAAATGGAAAAACAACTTGAGAAATCAAATAACGAAAAACTTGCTCTTGAACGTGATCGTCTTGAGTTGGATAAAAAGATTGCTGCCGATAAACACAGTTATGATATGCGAGTTGCTGAAATAAAAGAAACGCAAGCCCAAGCTGAGATTGCACAATTATATGACGGCAACCCATATAACGACAAAATAAAAGAAGTATAGTTATGAATAACGATATGTACCCAGAGCTCTCTTTTGAGCTTGAGACAGACACTGATTGCAACTTGATTGCATATGATAAAACTGACTATGACTCTCTTGATATAAAAGTGTTTGAACACCATGGCTTTTGTGAGTTTATTACAGAAGTTGATGTGAACGGTGATGAATCTGAACCTATTTTTGTAAATATTAGACTTTTTATGGACGAGGGGGATCCTGCATTAAAGCAGTCCCTCCCGTACAAAGTCGACCACGACGGCTGTTATGTATATAGGCGATTGGTATTACCAAATGAAGAGGATGACTCTGGGGCTTATATAGCAGCAGATAGAGACGGTGTTTATAGAGTTTGGGAGAAAGAAACTCCAGAATCTGAACCAACTGAAATTACTGATTATATGGCATTATATGATAGTGCACACGATAGATTCCAGGAAATTTTTATTGGTGAGAAACTCGGTCTTGTTACTTGCAAGTTACAGAAATGCCTTTTCGCTGCGCAGAAAGCATCGATTGATGATATTTTGAAAAAAGGTTGTGATTTTACTTGTTCCACTGGTGTTGATAACTATAAAAGAGATTTTCTTCTGTCTGCAATGTTAGTTATTGACTATTACACGCAGAGTGGGGAAATAAAGAAGGCATTGCAATTGTTAAATCGATTACATGCTTGCGGAGGAATCTGTGGTGATAACGATAAGATTGCCTCTGATTGTGGATGCGGAGGAAAATAATGAATGAAATATATAAAGAGTTTGAGGAGCTCTTTTCTGAAGAGCTGAATGATCTTTTAATTGGATACCCGTTCAACAAAAAGCGAATGAATCGAATTATGAATCTTGTTACGTTTATATATTATATAAATAACGCAACAGATCCAAAGACAGCAGCAATGCTTGTAGAGTTATTAAAGTAATGTTGAATGGAATTAAAATCGATAACAATCTAGAAAGGAGTACACAAAATAAAAGTACCGCTCTTTCTGGAATTATGGGAAATGATGTTACCAGGAAATACTACAAAGGCAAATCTTTTAGATGAGCCGGATATTGAAAAGCTGGAGAGCATTATTTTAATGACGAATATATAGTTGATTTTGTTTCAATTGAAGGTGCTATGTGCATCTGTGAAGTTTCGCATCTTTCTAGTGAGAACAACAAGCCAGTTCTTAAATATGACGGCAAAGGAAATGTCATAGGTCTAGAAAATACGAAATATTGGCAGATTTCATTAGTTGGTGGTGGAGGTAGCTCCAACAGTGCGGTTAGGTTCGATATTGAGCAGCACTTAGAAGATGTGCAAAAATTGCGAGCCAGAATAAATATTGGTGCTGTTTCGCAGGAAGAAGTTACGGCAACTGTTGATGAGGCTGTCTCTGCGCTTTCAGCAAAGATTTTACCAACGGATGATAAAGTTAGTGATACGTCGACAAACCCAATACAAAATAAAGTTATAAAAGGTTATGTTGACGATACGGCTAGCTCGTTACGTGCTGAAATAACGAGAGTTGATGATAGGTTAACTGAGCTAAAAGATACCGTTGGGGATCTTACAATAGACACTGGCAGAATAGTCGACAATGCTGTTACTGAGGCTAAACTTAGCAAGGACTTACAGGCAAAAATAACTTTTGATACTGAATTATCTGAAACATCTGAGAAAGCAGTACAAAATAAAGTTATTACAAAAGCAATTAATAGTCTTTCTGCTAGAATAACTCCTCTTGAAACTACTTTTGAAATGGTTGATGAAGCTGTTACAAAAATAGATGCGCGAGTTACTGAAATTGATAAAAATTTAACATGGACAGACGAAACAGGGAAACCTGTTAAATAGATATTTTTATTTTTAAATTTATTTTATGGCAAACGTAAAATTTATTAAAATCACAAAGAAAGAAAATCCTACCTACCCTAGTACTTATGAAGCCGGTGCGATTTATTTCGATGAGAACAAAAAACAGATAATGTTGGGAGCTGGTACAGCGACACCAACAGTTTATGGAGGAAAGGTTGCTGATGCAACACTTGTAGACAAAAAGCTTACAATTAAGTTTAGTGATGGTACAGCAGATGTTGTAGTAGATCTTTCTGATGTTGCATCTGCAACTGCAATGGCAGCCGAGCTTGCAAAGAAGCTCGAAACAATTTCTGGTGATGCAGCAGACGGAAAGCACGCGATTTCAGCTAGCAAAACTGGGACAGCAGCAAAGGTTACATTGGATATCGCATCTGGAGACGATGCGGGAAACGTGGTGCTCACAAAGACTGCTACTGGTCTTTCTGCAAGTGTTGATATCCCTACTGTTACGGTGCCTGTTACAGGAGTTGAAGATGGTACTGATACAGCAGCAAAAATTGTAGATAAGAAGGTACATGTGGATGTCGCTCTTGGAAAAGCAATTACAATTGCTGGAGGACCACTTGCAAATAACGTACAAGAGACTGGCGATACTTGGCCTTGGACTGATGACGCGGGAAATAAAATTATTCCTGAAGGAAAGTCTCTTGCAGAAATTCTTGAAGGTCTTTTCTTAAAGAAGCAGAATGGTACACTTTCTGCAAGTTATACTTGGAGCCCATCTATTGCAGCACCTACTGCCTCCCTTGGTAGTTCAGCAACAGTCGAGGTTGGAAAGGACCTTACTGCTACTTTTGCTGCTGGTACTGCCGTTTCCGGAAATTCATCAAAGGTTACTATTTCTGGTACATACGGTGTTTTCGTAGACAACAAATTTCAGTCCGGAGCTTACACCGAAACAAAGGCTGGTACAACTACTGGAACTGCTGCTGCTACTGCTACAATAAAACTTGGTTCTGCTACGGCTGTAGCTGCAACAAGTGGTACAGCATATGCTGCTGCAGAAGGTGATAATGTTCTTTCTGTTAGCAATGCCGGAGTTACTGCTGTTCCTACTGCGTTTACAGCAAAGACAGTTTATGCAGCAACTAACACGAAGGAAAAAGTAGAGGGAACAAGCAAAGCGGTAGAGACTACACATTTCTCAAATAAAGCACTTACCAGCACAAAGAGTGCTACAGTTAAAGCGTATTATCCGATATATACAAATGGAGCCTCTTCAGGCACTTCAGACACATCGACCCCGACAGTTACTGCTACTGCCGACACTACGAAGCTTCCTCTTGTCGCAAATAACACAACTTTTGGAGTAGCGTTCGCTGCACAAGTGGCTGGTGGAACTGGTTACAGAATTCTGTTACACTCAAGCAAATCAATTAAATCAGCAAAAGCACTTAACGGACTTACTGCAAAGTATGATATCGATGTACTTTCTAAGTTTGTAAAGAATACAACTGCAATAACAAAAGCTACAGGAGATACGACTGCAACTTATTACGCTTGGGAGTACAAGGGTACCGAAGGTTCGAATAGAGTTAATTTCACAATTGGTTAATTATAGGAGGAATTGAATATGAGTAAAAAGTTTACAGGAAATATTAAGTTAGCGTCCGCAATTAACCAGACCGGTGCGCAGCCGCTTGATGATAGGGTAGTAGTTGCTTCTGTAGCAGATCTGTACAACTCTTTTGGTACGGCAATATATGAGGGCATGATGGTTGTTGTTAACGACGAACATGCAATATATGTACTTACAGATACGACCAAGGTAGCACAAGCTGCTGGATGGAAAAAGATTGGTGATGTTTCTGGGGATATTTCAGACCTTCAGGAGCAGATTACTGCAGTAAAAAGCACCGCTGATACGGCTGCTTCTGATCTTAAATCTTTCAAAGAGCGCACTGAGGGATTCGCTACTGCAGCACAAGGGACACTCGCTACAAATGCAGTTCGTAAAGTTGCATCGGGAACTGCTAATGGTACAATTTCAGTAACTACTGGAACAGGAGCAGCAACAGATGTTGCCGTAAAGGGTCTTGCAGGCGCAGCTTACAAGGGTGTTTCTACAGAGGTTAAAGCTAGTGATGCAAATCTCGTAACAGGAGGCGCAGTTAAGGCTGCAATTGATACCGCAGTTGCTTCTGCATATAAAGTAAAGGGCTGTGTTGCAAATTTCGCAGATCTTCCTGCTGCTGCTAACAACTCAGTTGGAGATGTCTATAACGTTCAAAATGCGTTTACACTCGAATCAAAACCTTACCCAGCAGGAACAAATGTTGTTTGGGCGCCAGCAGAAACGGCTGAAGATGCGCCTGAAGCACATAAAGTTGCGCACTGGGACGCTCTCGGTGGTACGGTTGATCTTTCTGGATATGCATTAAAGACTGATATGAACGTCGGGACGCCGCCTGAATCAGCAAATTATATTGTAAAAAGTGTTTCGCAAACAGATGGTAAAATTACCGCAAGCTACAGCGTAATTGCTGGTATAATAATTTCAAACTACAGTAAGGCAGATGAATACACCGCTGTTAAAACCACTGATTCACTTGGTGCAGCTCTTGGAAAACTTGAGGCTGGTGTAACCGAAGCAAAAAGTGCAGCTTCATCTGCGGCCGCTGCTGGTGTTACTTCTATTGATACCCAAAAAGGTGATATTGGTTTTGAGACTGTACAAAAAGGTGTACAGCTTAGTATTACTAAGGGAACTTCTGATACAAACGCAAAACTTAAAGCAACGATTGTTGGCGAGGCAATCGCTGAGGCGAATATTGCTGATGGCGCAGTAACTAAGGCTAAGTTGGCAACTGATGTACAGGCGTCGCTTGGAAAGGCAGATAATTCAGTACAGTTTGAAGCGAATGGAAAGGATGTAGACATTGAGGGGAACTTCAAGACAAAAAATGGAAAAATTGAGTTAGGACAAAACGGAATAACAATCCAAAAATCCTCCTCAAGGAATAATGGGAGTTCGGCATTATTACTTAATGCAGATCCAGAACACGAAGAAAATGTTGTGCTCATGGGTATTGCCTCCCCAGAAGTTGATACCGATGCAGCAAATAAAGCATATGTTGATACAAAAGTCGGTGCAATTGACACTGGCGTCACAACTTTTGGTGGGCAAAAAGGTGCAATTACTGTTGATTCTGGAAAAACGGCAACTGGAGCAGTTAATTTCACCGTAGGAACAGACAAGAAACTTACTGGTACTGTTGCTGGGTTAGGTACAGCTGCGGCATTAAGTTCTGATGATATTGTTAAATATAGTTTAAAGGACGGCAAACACGATTCTGTTTTAGTTGATGCTCCTATTGCTATAAATGACGCAGATTCAGCAGACCGAATTGTGTTACAGAGAACGGGCGAGGAAAATATTTACATACAGTATCTTCCTGGCGGTAATTTGCGGATTTTAAATGGAACAAATTCCGTTAAACTCATCGGAATAGCAACACCAGAAGGAGATGATTCAGCAGTTAACAAAAAATATGTTGATGATGCTCTTACTTGGACAGAAATCTAAAACAATTAACTCTACGCTCCTTGATCGGAACGTAGAGTTCCAATTTCTTAAAATATTAAAATATGGAAACAGTACAATTTTTAAAAGGTCCCTACACGGAAACAAAAGTTAAAAAACTTACTGCAGGGCAATTATTTTTTGACACAGATGGAATAGAGGGCGTTTGGCTTGGTACAGACAAAGGTGGCGTACAGATAGCCAAGGGCGGAATTGAAATAATAGATCTTACATAATGTTTACGATGAGTTTAGGTGGGTCTTCCGTGAAGTTGGAGACTGGAAAACAAATTGACACAAAAACTAGACAAAAACCTTTGGAATTTTCGGATAAATTTATTAAATTTGTGACGTTTGATAAAAATAGAATTACAGTAACGATTGATTCTTTTAAAGAGGACTGCTCAGAATTTAATGGAGGCAACGTTAGCTTACCTTTTTATAAAACATTATTAGAAAATAATATGTATCTGTGTTTGCAAGTTAGATGCAATAGATCTGCAATAACTTATGATAGGCAACCAGGCCATCCTGAATACACAGATGCGTACAGGCAAAAAAATAGTAGATTAGAATATAGTGGGAGTAGTGGTGGCACTGCCTGAAAAACGATTTTAATCCAGCAAATGACTCCAGAAAAATCTGTGTATGATTTTGGAATACAATATATAAAAGATACAATTTTTAATGCCAGCACACATTTTAGCTGAATAAATCACAAAAAAAACATGTGAAATTATTTTTATAATAATGATACACAGAATAGTTTTAATGAAGACTACCCTCCATTTATTAAAATTAGGATTGCTATTTGTTTTAATCAAGCATATCTTAGTAAGTATATATGCGATTACGCCATACCATTTGATAACACAATACACGATCAGACGTATCTGGAAAAAATTAGGCCAGAAATACTCTCAGATGGATTTTGTTTTGGACTTTTTAGATTTCGTACTCTAAATAGAACACAAGAAAAATATATAACAATATAATATTCGCCGTTAGTATATCACTGAGTGAAGTATCCGGCTTCGGCCGTGTGCTAGTGCACTACTACTGTTTTGCGGCGCCCTCCTTCCTTCGGGAGGGAGGTTTTTTATATAAAACAATATGGGAAAGTTAAATAAAATTTTTAAAATTAGTAGCACTGATTTTGCTACTCTGAAAGAACAAGGACAGATAACAAAAGCGGGAGTTACTTATAAATACGATCCCGACAATCTATATCTTATAGAGAATAACTTAACAGATGACTACGTCCTCTTGGGAGGTGGTGGTAGTAAACTAGAATCTGAACTCAGTGTTAAAAAAGCAACACAAGATGGAAATGGGGCAGTTATTGCTGATACTTATGTAAAGAAAGAATCTGGAAAAGGACTTTCCACAAACGATTATACTACGGCGGAAAAAACGAAACTGTCAGGAATTGCTACTGGAGCCAACAAAACAACCATAACGAACAACCTTACCACAACAAGTACCGGTACTGCGTTGGATGCTGCACAGGGGAAGATACTTAACGACAAGTTTACCAGTGGATTATATGAGGCAAATCTAAAGTGGGGTGGTAGAAACATAACAGATGCCGTATCCCCAGTAGACGCAGCTATGGTTACACAATTAACAGCAAATCGTCTTGACTTTCTTAATCCAAATTGTATTAAAATTGAGTATTCAACAGATGGGGGCACAACCTGAGTTGACTACAATGCTTCTGACGCAGACAAAACAAACTTAGTTTCAACAACATACTATAATTCCAGTTTCCGCTGTGGTAAAAAAGATGTGTCAGATACAAAAACAACACAAGATAGACTAAGGATTACATTATATAATTTTAATGGTTATCTATATACTGGTATACGAAAATTCATAATGTATGTAACAACAAATAGTTGTAAAAATTGCTGATGTACTATTAGAAGAAACACATGAGGAGCACAAGATACGTTTATAGAACTAGCCACAAAGCAGCCAATATCTGGATGAAGTGGATGAAATGTAATTAATGTTCCACTTTTTTACACTCATTGCAATGCCGACAGTCAAGCTGAGAGAGTAGAGCTTATTTTTGGAATGGACACAATTGCATTCCCAACATATTCTAGTTTAAACATTAGTAAACTTTTTGCTTTTGGCGAAACGTGTTACAGCGCATATTCAAGTGTGGCAAAGCTTGGAACTATATACACTATTGATGCTAATGCAAAGAGTACATTTGTTGGCGCTGTGGACGCTCCTAGTCTTTTGGAAAACGGAGCACTCCTTTCCAACAAATACGCCCTCAAGACAGCAATACCAACAGTGGAATCCTTAACAACAACCGATATAGATAACGCAATAAAATAATGATACAGAGTAATATAAATAAAAAAGGAAAATCCTTTCGTTGGTCTGGAGAATGAAAAGAGGACCAACATTATTTCAACGATGAGTTTGTTCAAGATTTTTGTAGAATAGATGAGGTTGTTGTTGTTTGTAAAGCTAATCACTTATCTAAAGAGGAAAACAAACCTGTAATATTAAGTGATGCAAAAAATAACGCAATTGGACTAGAAAAGAATGCATATTGGGAAATAGCAATATTACCTAATACTGATTTTATTGTAAATGGTGATAATCTGCCAGATGGTGTTATTACTACTGAAAAGATTGCTGATGAGGCAGTAACTGAGGAAAAGTTAGATACCTTGTTGCAAGGTAAAGTTAATGATAATGTTAGGACTATTCCTCAGAGTTTAAATAACGAGCAAGTAGTTCAGGCACAGATTAATGTCAAACTGCGTGACGACAGAGACAACATCTTTTATGACCCGAAGGATTTGAACGAGGCTTTCTCTGCGGGTGTGGTTAAGCCTCGCAATTCAGTCTTTGGGGCGGGGTGTAAGACAAACTATTTTGCGTATGAAAGTTGGAACAATTACTTCGGCGACAAGTGTATCGGGAATAGCTTCGGTTACGGCTGTCACGGTAATCGTCTTGGGTATGACTGTAGCAAAAACACATTCGAATCATACTGTAAGGGCAATAAGTTGGGGAGTTATTGTAAATCTAACACAATTGGGGACAGTTGTAACAACAACACATTGGGGAACAATTGCGGCTATATAACATTGGAACAAAGTTGTAGCAACAACATATTTGGGAATAAAAGTAACCGAATAACCCTCGGTTACCGATGCGTGCACAATACATTCGAAAACGAATGCACTAACATATCATTGGGGTCAGACTGTGCAAACATCCACTTCATCAATTCGAAGGGCATTTCATTTTCAAAACCTGCCCTGAGGAACATTACTGTTCTTAATATTAATGGCGGAGGTTTAGAAATTACAATACCGGATGAGTATTTAGTGGAGCAAAGAAGTTCACGTCATCTCATAATAACATCGAAAGCAACCGGCGAATCCACAGCGGACGACCTTATATTCTATTTCGCGGATGAGGTTGCTACACAAGAAAATGTAGATTCTCAAATATCTGCAAAAACGGTACGGTATGACAAAGAACAGTCACTTACTGATAACCAAAAGCAGCAGGCAAGAGAGAATATAGGTGCTGGTAAGCCAGTTGAATCTGGTACTGATATATCAGTGGAAAACAATAAGGCAAATATAGCAATTACAGAGAATATAACAGTTGCAGGACTCAGTGACACTTACGGTTGTGGTCTTATCAAGAATGGGGACACAATTCCTAAGGGAACATCATTGTCAAAGATACTTGAAATGATGCTCACAAAAGAACTTATGCCGGCCACGGCTACAAAGCCGACAATTTCTATTACAAAGACATCTGTAGTGTCCGGACTTCATGAAATAGGAGAGACAGTTAATGTAGGTACAGCAACAATTTCAAAGACTGCTGGTCATTTCAATAACAACGGATGGGCTTCTCCTGCACAGCCAACTGCTAAGTTTACTTGGAGTGGAGAAACAATGACATCACAGCTCGCTTCCGGTGCAACTGGTTATGTAAAACAAACAGGAGCATCAATTGCACAGGGCACTGCAAAGACGGTCAAAGGGACAAATAAAGTTTCTATTACTGCGTCTGCAAATTACTCAGCTCCGACAAACAGTCCGATTACCAACCTTGGAAACACAAAGACAGATGCTGCTTATACATGGACGGCAAGTAAGGCAAGTGCGACATCCACGATTGAATGGACCGGTGTATATCCTTGCTTCACTAATCTCGGAAAACTCGGAACTGAGCCTACTGTGAAACTCACATTGCAGACAGGTGCGACGTTCAGTATTTCTGTTCCATCTCACAATGCAGGAAATAATGATTTTCGTTTCGCATATCCGGATGGATGGACAATCTCGTCGTTTAAGGTAAAGTCTCTTGACGGTAAATACTATGAGTTTGCTGCTGACCATAACAAGAATGCAGGGAATCTCACAAAAACGATTCAAGGCGTTAGTGTTACATATCATTATCTTACTGTCGCTAATGGAGCATCCGATTATCAGATTACGTTGAACAAAGCACTTAATGCATAATAGGAGGAATAGAATATGGGAATTATAAAAGGAGCAATTTCATTCGGCTCAAATTTTAATATTGGTGCCAAGGGTCCTATTGATGCAAGAATGCGAGTGGAAACATTGGCGGACCTTACTACAGCATGGACTACAGAAATGCCTGCGTATAAAGGTATGGCGGTAACGTGCCTTGCCGATGGAAATATATATGTGCTTACTGATGATAATGCATCAAAATTAGACAACTGGAAGTTAATTGGTGCTACATATGCACTTACCGAAACAGAGATAGATAACGCAATAAAATAGAAATATATGGGAAAATACTTGGATTCCTCAGGGGTTACATATCTCTGGGGTAAAATTAAAGGATTGTTCACTGACAGTAGTCTTAACACAGGTGCAAAGACAATAACAGGAGCAATCAACGAGATAAACACAAAGGTAAACAATCTTACAGGAGCTTTTGTGTGGAAAGGTTCTTTTGAAACAGAAGCTGATAAACCAAGCGCTGCAACCTATAACATAGGCGATGTTATCGGCGTTGCACATAAGGAATATGTGTGCACTGAAGTAAATGGTGCTAAGACTTGGGTAGAGTTTGGTGATGAAGCAAATCATATAACAAAGGATTTTGCTGAAAGCACTTATTTGAAGAACACTGCCAGTGCAGTTGGCACGGCTAATTTGTCAGATAACGCAGTAACAAGTGCAAAACTCGCAGTAGGTACCCGCAATCCAATCATCTTGACAGAATCAACAACGGAGGTAGATGAGGAAACCTACCAGAAGTTGTTGAGGGATGATGTGGATGTGGTGTTTAAGATGAATAATGCCGATTTTTTATATCGCTTTACATCAGAAAGCGTGGGAAGTGGGTTGATGTTGAACTTTAGTTCACTGGTTGCTTTTCCTAAAAAATCAATCGAAAATGTGCGTGTACAAGGAGTACAAGTAACAATAAAACACACAACTCCACATACTTGTAAAGTATTCGGTATAGATTCAGAACCTTCATTAAAAAATTTGATTGATGATGCAAAATACCTCAACAAATCCACCCTCACTCCAATCCTCAAGGAAATAGACCTCACGGGCACGGATGCCGAAAGGAAGGCGAAGTTAGACCAATTTGAGGCTGATTGGAAGGCATTGACGGGTAGTGATTCGTTAGATGGAGCGAGGTTTGTGGGGAGACTCCCTGCGACTTCTACAGGACAGAATAATGTACTTCTAACATATAATTGGGCTGACGGTGAATATAAGGGACTTTGTAGCGATGATAGTTATGTAAATTCATCAGTGAGTGTGAGTACAACTAACGGTTCTATCTTCATCACCCCGCTCTTCCAGCACCTCGAAGCTGTTGTCTTAAGAATATCTGACGGCGATTCTAATGCCGATACGGTAAATGCGGCAAATAAAACATCTATTGAAAACTACGTCGCAAACTTGCAATCTCTCGGAGTTTCGATAGAAGGTACACCTTGTCATTTTAGATTACTAAAATACAAAAATGGGAACTATACGAATTATACAGTAAATGTAGGTATACTGAGACTTACAGAAAAGAACAGCCAATATGACTTCTGGATTGATGGTGTTAAGGGTGGTGTTGATTATGAAACTGGAAAAGTGACTATCTCATCCAATCTAAATACCACTCTCGAAGCGATAACCATCTACACCGACAATACCGAGGAGCATATGCAGATGAACCTCGACAACATTGCCGCCTATGAGGCTAACTTGCAGGCGTTGGGGGTTGATACTACGAAAAGCCCGATGATAGGCGTTATCTTAACAGACGAATACTATAATCCTATCGGTAATGGGTGCATTCAGTATGACCCTATTGAAGGAGCTCACATTGGATATGCTTCTCAGCTTAATGGCGATGGATATGCCGAAACCTTTACATTTAAAGTAGATGTGTCGGGTTTTGCATATATTACAAAATTAGCTCCTGAAAGTGCAGTAGTCTCCAAATCCCTCAACGCCAAATCCCTCGAAGCGGTAACAATAAAGACCTCCAACTCCGATGCTGACAAGGCAGCGAATGTCGCTGCAATAAAGGCTTATGTGAACAATCTGAAGAGTTTGGGAGTTGATGTGACGAAGGGGTATATGATACCTATTGTTATAGGCGACAAGATTGGCTATATGGCGATAGTTAGCGGGACACTCTATCGCGGATTATACATGTATGATTTAGATAGAACAGTCTGGTTTTCTGTATCAAGCGTAGACGGAACCTACAGTCAGGTATATGTAGACTTTGGCTCTCCAACATCAAATCTCACCACCACCTCAAAGCAGATTGTCGGTGCTATAAACGAGGTGAATGCTGCGGTGAAGACAAAGGCTTCCAACATAAAGGATGCATCGTCTACGGGAGGAATCAATCAGGCATTCGACGGTGGGGAAACACTCGATGTAACAAGCAAGAACCCTAATGCCACTGCATTGGATTCAACCATCACAGGAGCACTTACAAGGGGTGCAACTGGACAATATGCATCTTCTTTTGGTGGCAAGTCTATAGCCATTGGTAAGAGAAGTTTCGCCGAGGGTACCACTACTATAGCGAAGGGTAATTACTCCCATGCCGAGGGAGATAATTCAGTCGCATTGGGAAGTGATTCTCATGTGGAGGGTTATCAGACAACAACAGGTCCATCTGCGATGGGTGCTCATGCTGAGGGTAATGGAACTCAATCTCTGGGTGCGGCATCTCATTCAGAAGGCAGCTCCACTATCGCCAAGGGAAACACATCTCACGCAGAGGGAGCAGACACAAAAGCCAATGGAGTTGCGTCTCATGCCGAAGGCAATGGAACAAAAGGCGATGGTAACTATTCCCATGCAGAAGGCAATGGTACGTCTGCTATAGGTAGCTCTTCTCATGCAGAAGGATACATCACCATTGCACAGGGTGATATGTCCCATGCCGAGGGTGCGCTTACGAAGGCGATTGGAAGTCACTCACATACTGAGGGGTCAAACAATACGACAAATGCAGGCAACTCTCACGCAGAGGGTGCAAACAATACAGTAAATAACTCCAAGTATACCGCTCCTTCGGGAGGTTCATCAGGTAGTACAGGTAGTACTGAACCGTCAGAACCTGCTGATTTTAATATCGAGGAGCACTACGGAGAAGGTGGCCATGCTGAGGGTATGTATAATAATGCATACGGATATGCATCCCATGCCGAGGGAGCACATAACAAATCAAAGGCACATTATTCACATACCGAGGGACAGGGGAATGACGCTTCGGGAGAGGGTGCTCATGCGGAAGGATGGAGTACTGTAGCATCTGGTGTTCACTCACACTCCGAGGGTCAAGGAACCAAAGCAATAGGAGATAATGCTCATGCAGAAGGCAACGGTTCAAAAGCAACTGGCAGTGGTTCTCATGCAGAAGGCAGTGGTACTGCACAAGGAGACAATGCTCATGCAGAAGGCGCTTCTATTGCAAATAATAGTAATGCCCATGCAGAAGGGCTAAGTACTACTGCAAGTGGAAATGGTGCTCATAGCGAGGGGCATTATACTCAAGCAACTAACAATGCCGCCCACGCAGAGGGGGTACATACAACAGCCAACGGTGACGGAAGTCATACGGAGGGCTGGTATACCACGGCAAAAAATCGCGCTGAACACGCAGAAGGATTTTTTAATTTCTCAAACAGTGTAAGTCCATCATATTACACAGAAGGTAATAACACTCTTCATTCTGTAGGTATAGGAACGTCAGACACTAATAGGAAGAATGCATTTGAGGTGATGCAGAATGGTGACATATATGCCTATGGAGTGGGTGGGTATGACGGTACCAATGCAGTAAACAATGCGTCGAAGACCCTGAAGACTGTCATTGAGAGCAAGCAGGACAAACTTGTTTCAGGTACTAACATAAAGACAGTAAACGGTACTTCGTTGCTGGGAAGCGGAAATATCACTATTTCAGGCGGCTCAGGAGATATTACTGCCGCTGGGAATAATACTTTTACAGGAAACAATACTTTTAGTGGTGAGACAATCATTAAAAATAATATAGTATTTAATAGCGACGGAAACGGTAATATCGAGGTTGAGCAAATTCCTATAGGACTCCAACTTGGCTCAAATGGTTCTGAAATTATAGTTTCTGGCGTAGCAACACCAGTCGATACTTTAGATGCAGCCAACAAAAAGTATGTAGATGACCAGATTACTGCCAAGTTAGGAACAGTATTAACACAATTACAAAATATATAGGATATGAGTGATATAAGTACAGAAATAACAAGATTAGAGAACGCAAAGGCAACGTTAATAGCACTCGGCAATAACCTCATTCCAGGTTTGTTTGATAAAGACGACCCTCCCACAATAGATCGCATCGCCGTTTTATTAAACAATAATTTAAAAACAGCTGCGTCAGATAACATTACAATATTTCCTGCTGCAACAGAAGCTGAATATAATCAAATTAAAGAGGACACTTTAATAAGGGATAAAATTCCGCTTGTAGTTTTTTATAACAATACTGGTGTTGGAGCACAAATAAGCGTTTTAAAAACAAAAGATGTTTGTGGCGCCAGGTTCGTTAACGCAACTACTAGACCATCTGATGTTTATGGAAATGTGTCTTTAAGCAATGGCGTAGGCGGCGATATATATGTAATTGACCCAAATGGGATAGAGTGTGAATATATACAGGGAGCTAGCATCGTATCAGTAGTTCAAACAACGATTAAAAATGCAATAAAAGGTCTTTCGTCGATTGTGCCAAGATTAGAAACCAATTAAATTAAAAAATTATTGCAGATATAAGTATCTTAGACAATTATTCAGCCGATTATGAAGCTATGTTGATTGTTGTGAAACTATAGAGTTACAAGAGATATATAAAATTTTGTCCAAAAAATCAGTGATTTGAACAAAATTATAAGTCAATCTGTTTTGATTGGACTTATGAAAATGTTATATTAAAAGATATTTTAACAATTAAAATTTTTAGAAATTATGAAACCGATTCAAAGAACTAGTATGATGTTATTAAAATATGCACCAATGATAGCAGGCTTTATAATGTGACTACGAGTTATGGGCCTGCTATGTGGTGTTAGTTACCCAATTGCAGAAACTACAATCGGATTACCTGTTGTACCCTGCATTACTTGCATAATATGATCAAAAGCTTTTGGATTTTGTACAATTCACAGGCATTTTATAGGATATGTTGGTGCTGTTACTTGCTGTATAAAATGGCAAGCTTGTTTTGCTGGGTTTGGTCTTGCATTACCAATTTTTAGATGAGCTGTGTTTATTGCTGGTATTGCCTTGTTTGCATGGTTTGTTTACACAAAATTAAAAGAAAATGGAAAACTTGCACATAGTGGATTCGTATAAAATCTCAAAATGAAATATGCTTAAAATCTTAAAAAATCGAGATTGCGTTCTTGAACGCTCTAATTTCTCTCTTTTACTTGAATGGGCTTCGCACAATCTCTTATATGACTTGCATATCGCTAGAGAAAGAACAAAAGACGTCGACTTGGAGTACCCACAAAAATGATATTATAAAGTCGCATATTTTATTATTGGATTACTAGCCTTAATTGTTATAAAATAATGAATAAATTATCTCTTATAAAAGAACTTCTGTTACAATTAGTTGCACGTATTGATGCAGGAAATTGTTCGATGACAGAAGAAGATTATGACAAAGTGATTGAACAGATCAAACACTTTTCAATGGCTGACACAAAATATAGCAAGTACCAAGCTTGCAAGTACTTAAATATGTGTCGTGCTACTTTTGACAATCACGTTCGTGCTGGAGATATTCCAGAGGGACGAAAACAACAAGGGTTTACTGAGTTGTTCTGGTATAAGAAAGACCTAGATAAATATAGAAGCTTAGCATAGATATGCTAAACGAATCGGTTTCCAAGCCTCTGTAGCTGTGATAGTTACGGAGGCTTATTTTTTTATATAGCATAGTATGTGGGTTAGGTTGAAATGATAGTATATTTGCATCGTGATCACAAAATAAAAGATATTTTTAACTTAAAAACTTACTTATTATGGCAGAAGATGCAAAAACTTATGTATTCGGAAATGATTCCGGATTACTTTCTGGTGTTATTCCACTTTTACAGCAACGTGGAATAGACCCTGGAGTCCTTGCTCTTATGAAGGACAGAGATGGTGGTTTTGGCGAAGGTGGCTGGTTTATGTGAATAATCTTTCTCTTTTTCCTTATGGGATGGGGTGGATTTGGTTACGGAAATGGCCGTGGAACTGGACTAGAATCACAACTTAATAACGATTATGGACGAGACTTACTTATGCAAGCAATTAATGGTAATGGTACTGCTATTTCTCAATTATCTAGCTCGCTTAATTGTTCAACTGGTCAAATTCAAGCAGCGATCAATGCTGTTGGTAGTCAAGTGCAGTCTGTTGGTAACACTGTTGGTCTTTCTGGACAACAGGTAATTAATGCAATACAGGCTGGAAATCAAACACTTGCTAGTCAGCTTGCACAATGTTGCTGCGAGAACAAACTTCTCACGACATCACAGGGTTATGAAGCTCAGATTCGTACTCTTGAACAAACAAACCAGCTTGGAAGCAAGATAGACGGAAATACAGCCGCAATAACAGCAGCTATTTCAAATCAAACAGCGTTAATGGATCAGCAGTTCTGTGCAATAAAAGAAAGAGAACTCCAGAGCAAGATAGACACCCTTACAGCGACTAACACAGCTCTCCAGAACTCAATCTCAAATGCAAATCAAACAGCTCAGATTCAGGCGTACGTTTCAGGGTTGGTAACTCCAATTCAGAACGAGGTAACTGCGATCAAGAACTCAATGCCAGCTACAGTTGCAGTTCAGTATCCTAACTTAACAGCAATTCCTAGTTATCTTACTAGCGGAGTATATGGTACAGTAGCAAATCCAGGATTATGGGCATAGTATGCCAGGAGGTGTATTATGTTAGTTTTTCCAGGATATTATTGGTCAAATAAAGCAGGTATTCCTAGAGTACAGAGCACGCGAGTAACAGTAGGAACAGATGATGTCGAATTTTATTTTGATGGAAACCGATTGTTTAGTGAAACTTATTCAGGCTTAGTATTGGTTAAAATAGAGCAAGAAATTGCTTCCGGAACTACTACTACATTGCCAATTGTTTTTAATTCGACAAATGGAAAACAAAATGTTACAACTTATAACAGTGCAAATATAACTGTTGCAGATTGGTCTGGTACGGGTATATATCTGATGTATTATGATAGAACAACAAACACGTTACAAAATATAGGATAAATTATGTTTCAATCATTAAGAACAAATAGTTCCGTTTATATTTTTCATAAAGGAGCGGAACCTTTTATGGAGATCGGTTATGTTTCTTCCGTTTCAACACCGAGACCGAAATATCAGGTTCCGCCTGTTTTCGGACAACAGCAAGAAACAGTAGTCGATATAATTGTTAAAATTGGAGATCAGACTGTTAATTATAATAGTTTGCCAGCACAACTAGATGTTGCTGATTCTTCTTCAAACGGAGAGTCGATCGTTATTTCGAGTAGCAAAGACGCAATGAACGCAGAAATTCTCTCGTTAAAACAAAAGAGTTCAGATATTATAAATAGTATAGATTTTCACAAAAAGTTTATAGCAAATTGTGATAAAATCTTATCTGATCTGAATCCCGAGTTTGCTGAAAAACAAGCGCAGAGAAATGAAATAAATGACTTAAAACAACAAATAGGAGTTATGTCGAAGAGTTTGTCTGAATTAATGGAAACAAACAAACGATTGGTTGAGCAATTAAATAAAAATTAGTTATGAGAATGTGGGAAATTAGAGAAAACGCTGGTCGTTATGATGATTACGACAAGACTGGCAGTGACTACGAGTGTGGTTACGAGGATGGTTATGAAGCCGCAATGAAAGAGATAAAGAAGGATAGAGCTTCTTATAGGATGCCTAAGAGATATTAATATGAGATTGGACGCAAGAGATAGACTACCCTCTGGCATGGGGGATTATCTCTCCCAATATGGATGGCATTTTAGCAAGAAAATGTGTGATTGGGCTACCTCTGGAATGTACAAAACAACAGGCAAAGAAAGAGCATATATAAATGTTTGGAGCAAAGACGAAGTGGACTCCGTTCTTAAAAAGTACAATGTGACTCTTAACAACAAGTTTGGATATGATTATGTTTTTGTTGCAAATATGTGCCGTGCTGATTATCTAGGTTCGTCTATAACAGATGAGGGACATGTAGCAATGTTTATAAAAGACTATGTCGACGACCCTGATGGTTATGAAGAATTACCTTTTACCCGCTTTTATGCGGATTGTATTGGTTCTGGAAAGCCAATTAATTGGGAGGATATGATATAATGATAGTACAGGAGATTTACTTAAAAGATTGGAATTGGTCCGTTAAAATATTTTATGCGGTAGACACTTATTATGTGGATGATATTTTGGGAGAACTAGAGGCGATTGGATGTCCACAATCTGACTTAGAACAGGCTGAAGCTTGTTTATGTGGGATTAACTCTGGACTTACTTATTCCAATCTTGAAAGTAGATCTTCTGTTATTGTTATAGGGCTTACGTCGTCTGCTGCGCAATTCCAAAATACTTTTGATCACGAGAAAGGACACTTAGCAATGCATATATGTGGATTTCTACATATAGACCCTTTTGGAGAAGAGTTCCAATATCTAGTTGGAGAAATTGGACAAGATATGTTTCCAGTTGCCGAAACCTTTTTGTGTGATAGATGTAGAAAATTTGTCAATAAGATAAAATAGGAGAAAGTCGGTAACTCTTTGTTAGATAGAGAATTACGCGAATTTGGATCACAATGTAATGGGAAACAATCACAACGTATTGGGAAGCCATCACATTTTATTGTGATACCATCACAATAATTTCTGAACATCATACACGAGTACTTTTGTGAAACATACATTTTTTTCTGAAAAGATTTAACAAAAATTTGTGTTGATTTTTTCTGAAAAAGTTTTGGAATTTTCTGAAATATTTTATATATTTGTATATAATTTTAAAACAAGAAAAATATGGGAAAATTTCAAGTTGTTACACAGCGGGAGTTGCTAGATCCAGAAACTGGTGAGCTTACAACGATTGAAACCGCGAAAACTTACACGAAGAAAATAGATGAGGACTCCTTTTATATGACTTTTATAGATTGTTTGAGCCCATTATTTGGATTAAAAACAGATAGTGCTAGGAATCTTTTGACGTGAATGTGCCAAAACGCAGAATTTAACACTGGGCGAGTTGCGATCACAGTCGGCAAACGAAAGGAAATTATGCAAAAATTAGACATTGGGACAAACTCGATTTCTGCATATTTAAAGAAAATGAAGGAGTTAAAAATAATTACCGGAAAAGATGGTGAATATATGATAAATCCTAAAATTTTCTGGAAAGGAGATCTGAATACTCGGAGGAATTTTTTAGAAAACAAGGAGTTGCGAATTACTTTTGACTTGGTCGACAAAGATGACCCGAACAAGACAGGCGAGGAATAAAAATCCTCGCCTTTTTGCGTTTGTAGATATTTTTTATTATATTTGCGAAAATCTTAAAATTATGTGAAACAAAATTAAAACTTATGTTAGAATAGGTCTGGCGGTTATTATAGCAGGCCTAGTAGCGGCTGTTATTATACAAGGAAATAAAATAGCCAATCTGAGAAATGATAGAGATATTTATAAAAGAAACATGGAATCTGCCTTAGTTGATTGTGAGACATGAAGAACAAAAGACTCTCTTTCGGTTGCAAAAAGCAACACTCTTACTCTGCGAGTAGATGAGCTGGAACGTTATAGAGAACAAGACCTTAAAACAATTAAAAGTCTGAAAAAGAGAAATGAAGACCTCGATCAGATTATAACACAACAATCCAAAACAATTGCTGAGATTAAAACACAAGTACGAGATAGCATTATCTACGTAGATTCTACAGCACATAAGGCACAAGTTTTTTCGTGATCTGATCCATGGATGCAAGTTGATGGCACGATTATTGATAGGGAGGCCGATCTTAAAATTCAAAGTAGCGATAGTTTGGTTGTTAGTGTTGTTACTGAACACAAGAGATTTTTAGGGTTTCTCTGGAAGACAAGCAAAATAAAATCACAGAGCGTTTATGTGGTTGCAAAGAACCCACATACTGAAATACAAGATGTTGAATGCATTATAATTAGAGAAAAAGGATGCCACAAAAAATAATTGGAGAACCGAATAAAAACATAGTTCTAGAAACAGCAGGTCGCTTTTATGTGAAAGTCGGTCAAAAATATTATGAAATTAATTTTAGAAATCAAGATAAAACAGATACAGATGCAGTTAAGAAAATTGCAAAATCAGTAGCGGAACCGATCGCTGAGGAAGCTGTTAAAAATGCAGAAAAACCGGATATGTCCAATTATGTGACTTTCCCAGATCTAGAAACATCGCAAAGCAATTATGTTACAAAACGTGATTTTGAGGCAGTTAAGGCAACACAGGCAGCTCTGGAGGAGGCTTTTGCAGATGAGTTTACCGAATCAATAAAACCAGCAACAGTACAAACGATGCAAATGGTGGTTGGATCTGACCAATTGCAGTTCCAATGAATTAAATCTCTTACCGAAGAAGATCTAGTCTCAGATCCATTATATGTTGATTTTGATACAAAAGAGATTGTTTACAAGCCGGGTTATGTGAAACATTATACACTAGGTGGCCCAACACAATTGAAACCAGAGGATAAAAATAACAAGAATACAAAATATTATTATAGGTGATATATAGAAACTCCAGGTAATGGAATATATGAAGAACCCAAAACTACTGAAGGAACTACTGAAGGAACTACTGAAAAAGACGAATATAGAGAAAACTTACTACCTGGAACATATTATTACTATGTGCAGGTGCCTTTTATTGAAGTGTCTGATGCAGACGTAAATAGCGGGGATTCTGGTCCTGCAGATGATGCCATACACAAAGGAAATCTATATTTTTATGCGGATGATGAAATATATCCAGGAAAAATAAAAACGGCTGAATATACAGGCGTTTATGCAAAAACTGGTGTAGGGCAATTAGTTAAGACTCTCTATAAAAAGGATTATTGTGAATATCTTACAACAGTAAATATGGGAACCGACAAAAAGCCAAATTGGGTAATACAATATGCATATAATTTCTTGTATGCAGTTGTTACTGTGTCGAGTGTTGATGATTATCCATCTATTGCTACGATGAATGGTTTTACTGAAATAACACCAGGCCAGATAAGGGCATATATGTTCTCTAGCCCAGATGGTGATAGTTATCTCGATTTAAAAAATAGCAAGTTTAAGTTGGGTAATGATTTGATGTTTGAGGACGGATCCCTTTCTTTAAAAGGGGGATTACTTGCTGGATTGGTTGGTGTTCGAAATTTAGTAACAAAAACCGTTAAAGATGCAAACGGAAACGAGTCTACTAAAATAGTAAGTAGTACTCTTGAAGCAGGACTTAGCGCTGTAGATTCCGCTAAGTTTGGTGATAAAACATATGATTTAAACGATTCTGAACATGGTAATTTAATGATGTTTGCAGGGGCTAATGATGTGCCAAAAAATAGCAAGTTTCAAGTATATGAAGATGGATTTATAAAGGCGAATAAGGCTCTCCTAACAGGAGGTGTACGCGAACCGTTTGTGTTTTATTCACCGGATCTTTTTGCCGACACAATAGAGACGAGCATATATAATAATATAATGTGCGATTGGATCTCTGGGAACGTTCAATTAGGTGGATTTTCTATACCATGAGATACAAGTCAGATAGGACGTCGAATGATATTGTTAATACATCGAAAAGAGTCCAATAATACTTTTGCAAGCAATTTAAACACTAAAATTGAATTTCCTGCTAAAATTGTTAAAAATGAAGATGGATCCATAAATAGTGATAAATCAATGTTTTTTTATGAAGATGGAGTCGCTTATCAATCTTTAACAATTTGGGGTCAAGAATATACAGAATTAATTGGCATTGGCATCACAGACGCCTCAGATCCAAGCAAAAATCGATTCTATGGTTGATTGGTATTAAAACGCGGATTCGTATTAAATAAACAGCAACTTGGGAGACTTCGTCCTATACTTGCAGATGGAATTATTACTACTGATAAACCAGGCGAAAATACTTGAAGAACATTTGATCGTTCTGTACTAAAAGTAGAACGACTTGCTGTTGGTAAAATAAAAATAACATTTCCAACACATTGAGAAATGAATGATAGATATTATGTTTTAAGTACGGGTTATGGAGGCTTTGTCTCAATAGAAGACAAAACATCAGAATACATAATAATATCCCTTTATAATTTAGCTGGGAGTTGCGACGGAAAGATAAGTTTTCAAATTGTGCAATACGACTCATGAACCCGAAATCAAAAAGGTGTTTATCTTGATGGAGATGTTTGAAAAGAATATACAAAATAGTCATAATTAAATAAAAAATTTGCATTATTTAATTTTATTTATTATATTTGCAGCGAAATGGCTAAAATAGCCTAAAAGATATATGAACTAATATGTAATTTTATGGAAGAAAATGTAGACTTTGATGCACTTTTGGACCAGGAAGATCCTACAATTGAACAAGGGGCAACTCATATTGATGAATTTGACTCAGTTGGCGTTGACGATCTTGTTGATAGTCCAGATGATGCAGGTGATGAAACCCCACCAACAGAACAGCATGAAACAGAGCAAGAAACTCCAGATTATTCTGGAGATGCAATGTACGCTTTTCTGCAAGCACGTGGTTTAAAAGATCCCAGTAAGTTCCAGATCTCAGATGAAGATGGAAACTCAGAAGAGGTTGATTTTAAATCACTTACACCGGAGGAGCAATTGGAGATTCTTAATGAACTCGCTGATCCGGGCTTAACAGATGATGAAATTAATACAGTTAACTTTCTGCGGAAAAATGGGTTAACAATGCAAACAGCAATGGACGCTTATGCGAAAAACTATCTTAATGCTTATTTGCAGCAGAACCCAGACCAAGTGAAACAGAAGACTTACGACATTGATGATTATTCAGATGACGATCTTTATATTGTTGATCTTAAAAGACGTTATCCGAATTTTACAGACGAGGAAATTCTTGAAAAACTCGACTCTGCAAAAGAGAATGAAGATCTTTATAAGAAAGAAACAGAGATACTTAGAAATGCATATAAGGAGCAAGAAGATTTAGCTGAGCAAGATCGAGTGCAGGCTGAACAGCAGGCAGCAGAAGATTTAAGAAACAACTTAATTAACGCTGCTACAGCTTTCAATGAAGTACAGCTTGACTACACTGACGATAACAGCGATTCTTTAGTTATTGAGGATTCAGATAAACAGAAGATGATTTCTTACATCCTGGACAAGGATACGAACGGGAAATCGCAACTAGTTAAGGATCTGGAGAACCCCGATGCTCTTATAGAGTTGGCTTGGCTCCGTACACAGGGTGCAGAGGTTCTTTCCAACGTTACACAGTACTGGAAAGGGATCCTTGCAGAGGAGCGGGCAGAAAATAAGAAACTCCGTTCACAACTTGAAAAGGTTAGTAAGAAAGAAACAAACACGGTAATTGTCCCTAATAAAAAGGCAGATAAGAGGAGTCTTTCTATCGATGATGTTTGGGGCAGTTCAATATAATTATTTTTTATTAACTTAATTTTAAAATTTTTATGGCAGTAAGAATTTCAGGTTTTTCAACCACTAGACCAGACATGGCCGCTACGAGAACATATGAGAGTTTGTAACAAAGCTCCTAATTAGAGCAATCTAATTAGCAAACCCCTCTAATTGCTGGGAACTCTTAAAATTGCCAATTAAGACAATCAGCAGCCAAGACTTGCATGCAAGTAAGGTTCAACGACTATCTCGAAAGAGAGTAGGGCAGAAATGCTCGAAACGGGGGGCGTCCCATTGGGATGATGATATAGTCTGATCTGCATAGTGATATGCAGTTAACACAATGTTTATGAAATGGCTCGGAGCAAATCCAACCCGTCTGGGAATTGTAGCTAAACTCTATGATCAGTACACAGCTACGCACCTGACTGAAGCCCTTATGAATACTTATACTAAAGGAGAGAAGAAGGGCGGTTCTGGTTTTCAGTCAGTTAACAATTTCGTTATTGAATGGAATATCGAAGTACACAAGATCCACAAGGTACAGATTCTCGATGTAGATGGAGATGGAGCTAATGCATCAGAAGTTAAGTTCTATTTCCCGGAGAACTACTATCAGAAGTACGATACTTTTATTGAGGAGCGCTCACGTCAGCAGTTCATTGTTGTGAACCAGCCACAGCGTCTTTCAGATAAGTGCTATCTTGTAATTGCTCAGATTAACGATAACGATTATGATTCTCAAAAGGATCCGCTTGTAGAAAAGGGTGCTTGGACTCGTTTTATTACGAATGCAGTTCCAGAGCTCCACGATCAGGGCTAAATTGGTTGGCCCATTATATAGTGATGTATAATTAAAAACCTCCTTAATTGCTGGGAAGTCTATCTGCCAATAGATTATCAGCAGCGAAACCAAAAGGGACGTTCAACGACTATCAAACGCATAGTAACAGAGAAAGACTGTTATGAACAAGCAAGTAGAGTACACAAGCGTGGAAACAGGAGGGTTCTTATATTTGCTAACGGAATATAAGAATATGATATAGTCTGAACAGCGTAGAAATACGTTGATAACAAAAATTGATACCAAGTATACAAGCAACACAGAAAGTTTCAGGAGCTATATGTCGTCACACCGTTGCGATGTTGATGCTTCTGCAATGTACAAGCCTATGGAGGATGTATTCATCCAGGTAGGCAAGGGCGAGCAGGGTGGCACTGATCCTGTTTTCCACCTCAATAAGGCCGAGAAGGTTTGTCTCGACAACTTTATGGAGGTTCGTAACAACAAGCTCCTTTGGGGTAAGTGCAATGTGGATGTTAATGGAAAGGTTAAGAACTACGACGATGTAGGTCGTGCTATTACTACGACGGACGGTAGATTTTATGCCGCTTAACTGAGAAATCAGTTATGAAACAACTCTTAAATTCGGTGAACCCTGAGATGGGAATACCGAGCCAAGCCTTATAGGAATATAAGGAAGGTGTAACGACTAGATTTATATTATTATAATAAATATCATTTCATATGGATAAAAGAAAAAAATCTCTCTTAATTGGATTAGTTTTAGGTGATGGCCACCTAAATCCAAGGCATGGTGTTGCTCTAGAAATAGAGCATGGACACAAGCAAAAATTTTATATCGAATACAAAGCAAAATTAATTTCTGAATTATTAAATTGTCAGGAACCGTACTTGTATCATAGAGTTGCAAAAGATACATATAAATTATCAAAAGGCCATAAATATTTTAGGGTGCTGTATAAATGAATATATAAAAATAAAATTAAACATTTCGATAAACGACTTTTAAATTACCTGACTCCGGAAGCGATAGCATTATGGTGAATGGATGATGGAAGCCACAACCGCGAATACAACAAAAAAACGGGTGCGGTTAGGAGTCACTCTTTTCATTTTTATACGATGACAAACGCAGAAGATACTCAAAATATTATTGATTTTTTTAAAGAAAAATATGATATAAAATTTTATCCATTAAAGAAAACAAACAAAGCAGGAGAAATAACTTATTACTTAAAGTGTAGAACCAGAGAAGGACGTAAGTTCTCGAACTTAATTAGGCCTTATATAATTCCTGGTTTTGAATATAAAATAATGAATCCTGGTGAATAGTATAAATCCACGAAAAGGAGTCACCCGAAAGGGTGAAGATATAGTCTGAACTTATATGAACAAAAATATAAGAAGTAACGTATAAACAACGTTACGATAACAAATTGATAATACCTCAGGCAGAGCAGTTTGCTACTAAGTTTGTGTTTAACAAGCTCAATGTAGGTTTCTTCGAGAAGGCTCTCCAGGCAATGGTTTCTAAGTCAGAGAAGCCACAGGGATCGACCTTCACAATGCTTTGCAACACCGCCTTCTATAACGAATTCCAGCGCGTGATGAACGCATGGATCATTGCTCACAAGACGGATGGCGCATACCTTTGGTCTAAGGGCGCTAACGGATATGTAGACCTCGGTGCTACTTATCAGTCTTATGAGTTTGCGGGCAACAAAATTATCGTAAAAGTTGATAGGTGTTTCGATATTGAGTACCCTACTCGTAAGTTCGGCATTATGCTTGATCTTACCCCGGACGGACAGTCAGGCAGGTCTGCTCTTGCATTCTACACCTTCAAGGGTGGTGAACTCATCCACAACTTCATACCTGGCGTTGGAGGTATGACTGGCCTCGCTTCTGGTCAGGTTTCCTCTCCTGTAGCAGGAATGAAGTATATTAACTGGGGCTTAACTACTGCAGCCTAGGTCCCTGCACCGGTGACGGTGTATAAATAAATTTCTCTAATTGCTGGAAAACCCTTAGAGATTTGTTAACTACAACGTAGATGGTAACACCAAGCGTGAATGTTTGAAAATAACAAATATTGGGCAATCAGCAGCTAAGTGTAGATAATAGCAAGCGTTTAACGAAGCTACTACAAAAGTTCAACGACTAGGCATTAAATGCCGTAGGTTTTAAATTAAAATCGAAATGGGAAATAACTTAACAAAAACAATACTCTATATGACAGTAAATACTGTTAACAACAAGATATATATGGGAATCCATATAACAGAAGATCCAACAAAGTTTGATAATTATTGGGGATGTGGTATAACTGGAACAAGTTCATATCATTTTAAACATCCAAAAACTCCTTTTCAAAGGGCTTGTAAAAAATACGGCCTTGCGGCTTTTAAAAGATACACTCTTTTTATATATGACACATATGAAGAAGCGCAAGAGATGGAGAAAATCCTAGTGAATGATCGTTTTGTTGCTCGTGCTGATACTTACAATACCGCAATTGGTGGAGGTGAAGGGCGAGTTCCAAAAATGGAAATTGAAGTTCATAAATATGATCTTGATGGAAATTATATTGAAACTTATGTTTCTCGATCTGATGCCGCTAGAAAAAATGGAGTTAAATATCCATCAATATTAGCAGCAATTATAAACAAAGGTGTATGTGCTGGATTTTATTGGTCCGAAACTAGAAAGGCAAGACTTGATATTTCTGAGTATAAAAAGGATAGAAAAAAAGAGGTCTTTTTATATGATAAAGATGGAAAATTTTTACAATCTTTTGAATCGGCATCTGAATGTGCAAAATTTTTGGAAACTAGACCTCAAGATATATCAAATGCGGCTAGAAAAGAAATAAAGTGTTTAGGTTATCGTGTTTCATATAATAAATACAATGTATTTCCAACACAAAAATATAAAAGAAACACACATCACAAAGTATATCAATACGATGAAGATGGGAAGTATATTTCGGAATTTTCTGATCTTCAAACTGCAAGAGAAACACTTAGTTTACCATTAAACGGGTGCGCTCATAGAATACAAACAAAATCATTGTGTGATGGCTATTATTGATCATATGAAAAATATGAGGAGTTTCCAATTAAAAAAGTACAAGCTAGAAAAGTAGTACAAAAGGATCTTGATGAAAATATTATAAAGGTTTGAGATACAGTTCGAGAATGTGTAAAAGAATTTTCAAACGTTCGATATGTTCTTTCTGGAGCGAGAACCCAAACAAAAGGATATAAATTTGAGTATTGTGATTAAGTTAAAGATATAGTCTGAACAATTATGTAAGTAATTGATTATTAACATTTTGACGGAAGCAGTGTTTTGTACAATCCGTACCGTTCTGTAGTTATGATTGGCGAAGAGAATCGCCCTGGTTATAGCGTATGGTCATAATTTAAAAATAAGATAGATTATCCTCTCCCAGTTATATGGGAGAGGTTTTTATAGATTAAGAAATAATGTTTATGGAGAATCAGGTAATAACGCTCCGTTGCGTTTATAAGATTAAGGAATATCATTTTCAGCCAGGTAAGATGCCTAATGGGGCAAACTTTCCTTTTGTGAAGCCAGTTAAGTATGATCAGTACGGCAATGCTGAAATGATTATGTCAGATGCAGAAAGAAATGATCCGAATAGTCAGTATTTTTTGGCTGAGGACGAAGATATTGTAGTAACGGAAGGGACTACTTTTGATTTAAGTGATCCACTTCAGTACAATAAGTGGCTTGCAATTAGAAACTCAGATTTGATTGTTCCTACTCGTGATGCTCGCGATAATAAGGGTAATTTCTTTATTGATGGAGATAAGAAGAGGTATGGAATTGCAGAGCTTTATGTTGATGTTCCAGGTGCATCGTCTGCTAAGACCGTATCGAAGAAAAAGAAGATTACTGAAGCCTGGACGTATATCGAGAACGATAGCCAGTATGGTCGTTTGACTAAGTGCAAACTCCTTGGCCGATATATGGAAAATGCCCCTGACACAGACGTACAGGAGTATTTGTATCGTGAAGCAGAAAGAACGCCAGATAAGATTATCGAACTCTACACAAGTGGAGATATGGCGTTAAAACTTCTGATTATCGATGCAAAAGCAAAAGCAATTATTATAAGAAAAGATGGCATGTTCCAATATGCCGATAATATTCTTGGCGCTACTGAGGATGCAGTTCTTCTTTTCTTGAAGATGCCTGCAAATAAGAGAGTTCTTGATGCAATTAAGTTTGAAACCTACCCAGAATATGCTCCAGTAAAAAATCTGGAGGATAAAATTGATAAGGTAGATGAAGATGTAGAAAAAGTTATCGAAGCATCGAAGGCTGATGGTACTCCGAAGAGAGGGTCCAAGAAGTAAAAATAGAAAATAATGACCGCGAGGGACCTATATGAAAGCGCCCTTGTTGAATTAAATAAAATTGAGGCCCCTAGTTTATTGCTTGAGGATTACAATTATTTTATTAACAAGGCCGTTCAGCAATATATTAACTTAGTATATGCAAAACTTGAGGTCGATCAACAAAGTACCGATGATATTCGTGTATTAAAGGCGTCTACGGTTCTGACACCAAAGAAAATTGGCGTGGAAGAAGAGTCAATAATTGAAGGAATGAAAAACGGGATATTCAAATCTAGTTATTACGTAGATCTTCCAGGAGATTATATGCATCTTCTTAATTGCGTCATAGATTACGAAGTTACAAAATCTAATTTTAAATGCTATCAAGAAAACGATCATGTTTATTTTGCGGCGCGCCGGCTAACTCCAAATATGTTTACTCAGATTCTAAATAATGCTTATATGCGGCCTATGTATAAAAGGCCTTATTATTATCTGACAAACATTAATGGGTCAAAGAATCTTCCAACTAATTCTCTACAGGATGATGAAGTGCTAGAAGATGTTGGCGAAATAAGTGCTGGTATTACAGATGCCCAAAAAGCCGGGTATTATAATGCGATGGGCGCTTATCTAAGTGCAAAGAATAAGTATGAATCCGCCCTAAACAATCCTGACACAACCCAGGATGAAATAGCAAAATTAGAGAAGGATCTAAAAAATAAATTTGGGATTGTTAACGTAACAAAAAAAGTAATTACTAAATCAACACAAGTTAACTCAGTGGCAAGCGCTGGCAATAGACTTGCCAACCCATCTCGCGTTAGACTGGAACTCCGTTTTGGAAACGATGATGTTTTTGTTCCAAAAAATATCTATATAGACTACCTTAAAGCACCGATGTATATTCGGCTTACACAAGAGCAAATTGATCAAACTATTGACACATCTCAAGTTCTTGAATTTCCAGATTATGTTTGCTTCGAAATTGTGAATATTTTTACTCGTTTGATTATGGAGAACGCAAGTGATCCTAGACTACAAACGAATATGCCAATAAATAACACAATTGTTTCGCCTATGCAACAAGCGCAGGCAGCAAGCAAATAGACAATAAATTTTTAAATTGAAAATAAATTATGTTTAATTATACAAAAGAAGTTATTATTAACGACGCATCTGGCGTTACGTTCGCCAATGGTGAAATTAGAATTCCACGCGCAGCAAATTATAAGGCTGTTAAGATTCTTGATAAGAAGATATATAAGACTGCTCCAGTTGTTGGGTCAGCAGGTAAGGTTAAGATTACTCTCCCTACTGGTATTACCAAGGGCGATATTATTCGTATTACGATGTTCCTCTCTACGCCAGGTGTAGAACTCGCAGAGTTTGGTACTCCGTGCTGGCAGGACTTCGGAAAGCCGCTCGTTATTGAGGTTTCTGCAAAGGCAGATGCCGCTCGTGTTGCTGCTGCTATTAAGCTCGCTGCTGGTGAGTATGTTACGGCTACGGTCGATTCAGGTGCCGTTGTAGTTGAGGGTAAGGAAAAGTGGATGGACTTTCAGGATGTTGACGTAAAGGTTATTGAACTCCTGGAGAACGATGAGGCTGTTGGTGTTGCTACCACTGACGCAAAGGTTGATCCTACTGCTGCTGTTGCTGAGTTTGGTACCGCTGAGTGGATTGATCACACGCTTCGTTTCCCTACTGCACCAAACCGTCGCTACTCTCCGCTCTTCGCTGATGAGCTTCCGGTACGTGGTGGAAAGTACTACCAGTATGTATTCAAGTACATTGCTCGTCATAACGTTCCAGGTGGTCTTTCTGGCGTTGATCAGTGCGTAGACTCTATTACTGCACACATCTTCTTCGTTAAGGATGATCAGGTTACTGCTTTTGATAAGGTTCTTACGCAGGCTGGTATCACTCCAACCCTGATTGCTGATTATAAGGCAAATCTTGAGGAGCTTTCTATGAACCCTTATGCTAACGAGGTTGCTGATGTAGCTGGTCAGGCCGATGCTAACAAGGCTGCAGTTACTGCTGCTAAGAGCGCTGCTGATGCTGCAACGGCCGCTGCAAAGAAAGCAAATGATAAACTTGCTGCAATCGGTGCATTAACTGGTGATGCCGCAACAGTAGCAAACATTATTGCAAAAGCAAAGGCTTAATTTTAAAACAAAATAAAACAAAATATAGAGCGAGTGAGAGCTGATTCTCGCTCGCTCTTTTTCGTATAAAAGCAAATAAAATGACAGTTAATGATATTTCTTCTGCAATTTTAAATGATTTGTTTTCGGGAAATTTTGTTACCCCAAACAATCAAAGTCTGCTTTCTGTAGACCAATTGGAAGATGAAGTTATAGAAGAAAGGGCTGCTGTTATAAAGGAAATGTTCTTAAAAGGTATTTTAAATAAAAATGATGTTCTGTTCGCACTTAATTGTGTACCAGTAGATTGCAAAGACCAAAATAAATGTAAGTGTATGGGCTTGGGTGTTGTTAAAAATGCAAAACATTTTGAAATCCCGCAACTCATGCCAGGACTTGGTTCAGAATCTCTCGTTTATGTAGGTAGTACCGATAGATCAAATTCTTATAAAATCTTTTATAACAAAGAAGCTCTTGATTATTATAAATATTTTCAGAAGTACTCTCGAAGCAAAAAGAACAAACCGTTCGTTTATATAGAACGTACCCCAAATGAAAATGGAATGTTTGATGGCTGAATTTTCGACGCGCCAATGGTTGAAAATATAGCAGTTATTGGTGTGTTTCAAAACCCTAGACAATTAGAGGCGTACAATTGTTGTAGCCAGAGCGATTACCTTGAAATGGGAGTACTTAGTAGTGAAATTAAAAATCGCATTTTAAATAAGAAGATTAGATTATATAGAAGCGCTTCTCCAAGTGCTTCACAAACAGTTGGTTAGTATATGGGGAAATTAGTTAATATAAAAGCGGCATATCAGCTCTGTAACTCGTTATTCGGGGTAGACCCAGATCCAGATACGTTTGAAGATGTCGCATTGGTAGGGTGGGAAAAAATTGGAAACAAACATACTAGATTATATAGATATAAAGCAAATACGAAAGATAAGGAACTAGTTCTTCCTTGTAACGTAGAAATAATTGAGTCGGTAACAATACCGGCTCTGAGCGCACAAATAACGAGTAATAAAACAGATATAATAGATCTTGAAAATGTGCGCGTAGAAGGTTATATAGAGGCCTTCAAACAAAATAATGATCCTTTTTATACTAGCGGTAGTTACGTTAAATATAAAGAAGGAGATGGAGTGTTATATTTCTCCAGAGATTATGATGATATAACTGTGTTATATCACGGAATTTTGGCAGATGAAGATGATGGTCTGCCACTTGTTAATGAGAAAGAATTACGTGCAATTGCAGCATTTGTTGCTTGGAGAGAGACTTACAAAGATGCAATTCGAAGAAAAGACAGAAATGCTTTTACAATTGCACAATATATAGAGGCAGAGTGGTACAGGGCCTGTAACGCAGCACGAGTAAAAGACCACTTGAATCAAAACGATATGAATGCCATTTTAGATGTTAAAACTCGTTGAGACAGAAAGAGTTACGGCAAATCATATAAAAGTGTTTTATAATGATTGGATATATTTATAAAATTACAAATGTTTTTAATAATAAAAGCTATATAGGACAAACCGGGCGTAGTGACGTTAATTTAAGATGAAAAGAACATAAAAGAAAATATAAAAATAAAAACAATAGTGATTACAACAGCAAATTTTATAGGGCATTACGAAAATATGGGCTAGAAAACTTTTTGTGGAAAATAGTAAAAATAGTAAATGCTCCTAGTGATGAAGAATTAAGAAAATTACTAAATCGATGAGAAAAATACTATATTAAAAAATATGACACTTTTGTAAACGGATACAATCTTACAAAGGGTGGTGATGGATGTTGTGTTAACTATCTTCGAATTTTAATGTTTGATGAGACCGGGAAGCTATTAAAAACGTTTGAGTCTTCAAAAAGTGCTGCCGAGATACTCGGTGTAACTAAGGGGAGTATCCAGTCCTGTTGTTCAAGAAATAAATTTTATACAAAAATAGATGATAATAGGGTGATTTTTAGATATGAAAATGACACAATAACCGAGGAGGATTTTAAGAACTTAAAAAGAATTAATTATGATAAGAAAATTTTAATGTTTAATATGTCTGGAGTACTATTGAGAACTTTTAATTCTGCAAAAGAAATTTCAAGTGTTTTTAAAATTGCACCTAAAAGAATAACTGCGAATTGTAGATCGCAATCATCTTTTGTTTTAATAAATGATACCAGATATATTTTTAAATATAAAGGTGATACTATAACGCAAAACGACTTGAAGCGGGCGCACAAAATTAAAAGTGATCCAAAAATAAAGGTTACTGCTGTAGATAGTGTAACAGATGAAATTTTAGGGAAGTTTGACACATTGTCAGAAGCCGGGAGACGTTTTAATACACACGGTCATAATATTTCTGAAGTGTTATCTGGAAAAAGAAAAACAGCTGGGAAATTTAATGGGCATCCTATTGGTTGAATTAAAACTAGTCAGTATAATGAAATATCCGGTAGTTGATCATAGTTTTTATGCTAGAGACCTTTTTGAAACTTTTGATATAAAAGGAAAGGTTCATTTGAAGCAAAAGATAGTTAAAAAGAAATATGGAGTAGATAGATTGCAATATCTGTGTGTTAGTGTGTTTATATATTGTTTTTATATAACACTTTTGGATATTATCGAAAATAATGCTAACTTTACGTTGCCTTTATATAGGGGGAAACGCGCCCAGATATATTGCAAGGAATATGTTGGTGAAGAATTACAAGAAATGCGAAAATGTGGAGCATTTGCAAGCCAAGATATGTTGGAACAAAATTTTATTGGATATGGGCTAGTTTATATGTGCGATTATACTAGCGCACCAATGGTGAAGTCAATACATATTAATGATGGCCTTAAAAAAAAATTGCGCGATAGAGCAATAAAAGGACCAAAACCAGTGAAACCAACAAATCTAGACGATTACTTACCTTTTGTGTACAAGGAGTTCGAGGATCTTCCGGAAAAGACAATTAGACAAATCTGTGAGCATGCATATAGAACTATGTTTCGACTGCAAGGAATGGGTTGCGATATTTGTTTAAGTAATAAAAGACTTTTTCCGTTTGTTGCATATTTTGGAAGGTTTTTCATTAGTGATGAAAAATTTTACGAATATCACAATAAAAAAATGGCAGATAAAATAAGAATACGATATAACTTGGAAAGAAAAACAAAACCATGAACAGGATATTATTATTTTGGTCTTACTGAGGATGAATATAATGAACTGTTTGCCGATAAGAAGGGTAGGTTGAAGAAAAAGATTGTCTTTCCAAAAATATGTTTATATAAAGTAAAAGAAGAAGCGGCATTGTTTAGAAAAGCCAAATATTTCTTTCGTACTCCGTGGCAGGAAGAGAAGGGTTGAAAAATCTGATTGGAAAATTACGAGACAAGAAATGTTGAACTTATCGGAGAACGTGGTGCTGATAAAAAGGTACATTTTAAAGAATAAATATGGGACAGGCTTCAAATAGTTTTTCAGATGGAATGGTAAAAGATATCAATCCGATAAATGTGCCAGCTACAGCACTTACGGATTGTAAAAATGGAACAATTTTAACATATAACGGAAATGAGTTATGCCTCCAAAATGATATGGGAAATTTTGGATTGAAAAATTGCAAACTCAGCCCTGGTTATGTGCCTGTTGGATTAAAGGAATATGGAGGAATATTATACATCGTTTCTTACAACCCAGCAACAGATCGAACTGAGATTGGATCTTACCCATCTACAAAAGTCAATGCAAGATTGGATGATGGAACTACTCTTAGTGAGACAATTAATTATATTGATTGAACACAAACACAAACATATACAGATCTTTTAGATAAATATCACATACAAGTTTTTACAGATAAAGACCCAGAACGTTGGAAAATAAACCCAGGAGACCAGGTTAAAATTGAGTGGGAGGGAAATGAGGTGAAAGAAGAGAGAGAGGTCTTAGATGAAAATGGGAAAAAACAGCTCGATGAAGACGGCAATGTAATAAAGGAAACTGTTATTACAGGAATAAAACAAGAACCTTTTCAAAAGACTGAATTTTATATTATGGACGAAAATAGAAATCTTACGAATATTGACGAATATATACAAGAACATCTTGCATATAAAAGTTCGGCTATGAGTAAGAATGACGAGGTTCGTTGAAAAATACCTGGGTGACTCGCTGTTAAATTATGTTTTCCGGATATAGATAATTTCTTAATTAATTTTACTACTGGAAACTCTCCAAATTTTAAAGGCGATAACATTCCAGCAGAACTTAATATAAACTTAAAGTTTCGTACATTGATGTCGGATGGGCTATATAAAGGTCCGGTTGAGATAAAAGAAGTGGATAGTGAGGGAAAAGAGACAACAAAAAATATACAAGCAAAAGTTATATATGAGGTCACGCTCGACCAAACTTACGTAGTTAAAAAGGATAAGGAAGGTAATGAATTAAAAGACGAAAATGGAAACTTAATCTTTGAAACTGATAACAATGGCAATATTATTATAGGGGAGCGGACAATATCTGGTGAAGATTTGTTTGAAAATACTCCAGTTAATATGCCAAATGGTCAATATTATTTTAACACTGAGGGAAAATCATATACATTCACTGTTATGAAGGGTTGCAGGATCACAGTAACAGCAACTCCTTATATAGGAAATGTTGCATATGACAAGTTTAAAAAGGAATATACATACACGGCAGATGCAACATCTTTTGATGAAAACAACGTTGAAATAGGAAACAATTATTTTACCTACGCTCTTAGTGAAGATGAATCTGAACTTAAGGTAATGTTCAACACAACAGGAATGGCAAATACGGTCGGTGCTAGACTTGAATGGGGATTATCTCGTCTTACAGGAGAAACTAACAGTACATTAAATTGGACTCCAATTAGAAACAATATTGAACAAACAACTCCTGATTATCACCAAGTTGATACATGGGAGACCGCGGAAGATATTACGACATCTCTTACGATCAATCTTGTGAAATATGACAAATCTTTTGATGGTTCTGATGACTCTGGCAATAAAAACATAGACGGTAGCGGACATAATTACAAACAGATTGTTCCAGAGGACATATACTTATTGCAGTTCAGGATTATTTTGGATAATAAATATTTCCAGAATGACAATATGAAAAGGCTTGTTATTGCCTCTAAATTAATGAATGGATTTAACGATGCTAAGTACTATGAAATTACTTTTGATAGGTGGTTTGCTAATTATGAGAAATATATAATTAACCCAGATTTTAAATTATACAATCTTAATGCGGAGATTTTAGACACGCCGATACAATTGTACAGCTCGTGGTTTACCGAGTTATCAAACCCAACCTGTGTAATGTACCCAGGATTTGTAGAATATTCAAAATATCAAAAACATACTTTGAATGGGAAAGAAACAACGGCAGAACAAAGGTACTCTTTAAAAAGCGATATAAAAAGTGGTGGGATTTTACCACACGGACCAATGTGGGAGTACATTAATAATAACTCATCCATTAAAACAAAGGTCGGTGATACAACAATTGTTAAATATAAAATAAACAATCTCACAGGATCGATAGGGCCCGTTAATATGGTAAATACACAGCATAGAGTTTCTGCAGTATATACATATGATTTAACTTATAATCATAATGCCACAGACATAGTATGTTACGATTACACAACAAATTCAGCTAAGATTTACTCTGATATTTATACAATTCGTGATCTGGCAATGGGGAATCCTACTAATGGCAAACCGATAACCACTTGGAGAGCTTGTTCAAATGGAATTAGCGCTACCTTTTCTGAATATAATAACACACAATGAATGCAACAACTTTGAAAGACAGTAAACGGTCAAGTTTTTATGGTTGATGTCGGAGTACGTGGATATAAATTAACTTTAAATTCTGGCACATGAAGTTATCATGCAATTGGAGATAAAAGTATTGATGACGTTGGGAAAATTTCAAATTGGCATGTTGGTGATTCAAACTGGTTGCAAAGGTATTTTATAGGGGTTAAGCATCCAGAAAATAACAATGTACTTATATTTCCAATCGCTGGATCTAAGTCTATACATTGAAATAATGATGACTTTGATTACACAAACATCTTGTTATTTACAATAAAATTTGCTAAAAACATACGTTTATTTAAAAAAGGAGATATTTTTACTGGTGGTTTCTTGCAAATAGATAAAACATCAGATACAAAATTTGATACAACAATTAAACTGGATAGTGAAATTTCAATATATCCGAGTATGTTCTGCGATGCTACATTGTCCCAAAACTCAAATTTTAAGAGAGAAGTGAAAGATATGAAATTTAGTTATCAACAAACTCAAACAGTTTTTGATAATTTTGATTTTTCTGACTTGTTGTCTGCATTAAATAATTTTGATTTAAAAATTCAGGATTTTAACAGCGAATCAACAAAATCATATGAAAGACGTTTTGGAGAAGAAGAATACTTGTTTTCAAGAGAGTTTCTAAATAAAACATCTCTTTGATTTATAGACAAAAGTGTTAATGTACTAAAAAAACATTATGCTTTTATAGAAAGTTTTTTTAATAAAGACCTTGAATATTCAAACTATCCTTGAGCTCATACCGGACATTATACTTGGGGAGACTTCGGCGACGGCTATACATCAGTATGTGTTTTTGGTAGAGCTAGACAGGATTTGGATGAAATACAATTAACAGAGTTCGATTAATGTCATCAACAACATACACACTACACTTGCAAAGATTCGCCCAAAGTGGTGACTTGCAGCATACATACTCTGCGTTACGAAATTTGGTTTCTGATGGTAAAATAACTGGATTTAATGTTGATAATTCTAGTCTTAAAATAGATCTGGAACATCCCGTTTCAATTGAGTGTCAACCTTCTTATGATGGTACGGTTAACTTAATTTTAACAGATGATAAAAATCCACCTAGAATTATCAACTCTCGTTTTTCTAAAATAGAAAACAACAAATTTCGAGTAATTAACAGAAACCAAACACAACAGAGTAACTTATACGATGAAAAAAAGATAGACCTACAAACTAGGCTTATAAAAAGTACAGATAAAATCCCGGTTATAACGTTAAATAACGTTATTTCCGGGGGAAATCTTAAAGGTGGTACATATACCTTTTATATACGATTAGCCGATGCTGATGGCAATAAAACTGACTTTCTAGCAGAATCCGGGCAAGTTTATATATACAAAGGTAGTTACGAAAATATACCGTCTATTTCAGGAACGTTGTTAGACGAAACCACCGATAAAACAATTAAATTAAAGGCAACAAATCTAGATCGTTCTTTTTCACAATTGTTTTTATATTTTACTAGGGAAACTAGTGATATGAATGGGGTTCGCACCACAAAAGCATACCAAGTAAAAAGTGCATATAGCATAGGTTCTGAAACTGAATATTTTACATTAAATGGCTTCGAGGATCTTTTGGACATTTCTGTTGACGAACTTAATATACAATACAACCTGATAACTTGTGCAAAAACAGAAGTCCAAATACAGAATATGATCTTTTTTGGAAATATTGAACAAAATACATTACCAATTGACGATCTACAAGCAATTTCTTATTATATTAGAGTTTCTGTAAAGCAAGACGAGGAAGGAATTGGATGAGTAAATCCTAGTAATTACAAGGCGAGTGATACAAACAAACCAACGTTGTGTGAATACTACAACCCACTTAACCTATATTACAAGCTAGGATATTGGCCAAACGAGTTATATAGGCTAGGAGTTGTTTATATTATGCAGGATGGGTCACTTAGCCCCGTTTTTAACTTACGAGGTTGTGATTTCTCCAATAAGGAATCTAAAAATGACTTAGTGTCTAATATTGATTATGACATTACTTATATGTTTGATGAAACAGATGGTTCTCTTATAAAGCTCAATAAAAACACTATGCTTAATAGTCCTGATTGGCTAGATAACACTTACGGAGTTTTTAAAAATCCAGATCTGTCTGTTATCGACTATTCATCTAGTTCTGTCAAACCAATATATTACAATTTTGATATACATCCTTGAGTAAAACAAGAGCTTGAAAAAAGAGGGGTTCGAGGATATTTTTTTGTTAGACAAAAAAGAATTCCATTAACACTCTGCCAGGGTTACTCGGTTGGAATTGATGAGGGTTGTTCAATACCAATGTTGGCAACTAAAAAAGAGGGTGGTATAACGACTTTTTCTGCAGAAAGTTTTTTGAACGGGAGTGGAGAATTAGCACATGATTATGCAAATCACATAAGAACAACGGATATGTCCTCTGGGTCTGGGTTACTCACACTTGATGCAACGTTAATACCTGAGTTAAGATCAATGTTTGACGGCTCTGAGTTTGGAATTTTTAAAACTACCGAAGGAATGGGGTTAACACAATCTCTAGATAAAAGTAGGCACTATTATATACAAAATGGGCAATCCTCAAACCTTACAAACTATGGTAAGGTCAATATGATATATGTTGACAATAATTGCTCATCCAAAATCGTTAACGGATACACTTTTGCTACTCAGGTTGGAAATGCAGAGGATGTTAGTCAATTTGGGTTATTTAGAAATAAGAGTGATTATTCCGAAGACAATGTTAACATAGTTCGAGGATTATACGCTCCTTTTATAGGTGCTACCACAAGACTCCCTTACGGAGAAATGTACAATATAATGCAACGTGACTACAATGAGCAATTCCTCGCTGATTATTTTACTGTGCGTGGTCTTGACACAGCTCCTTTTTATGCAATTACCGATCGTTACGAAATAGGCGATACAACTACACATAGTGAAGTGGATGCATATAGAGGAGATTGTTATACAAACACCGTAACAATACGAATGAACCGTAATTTTATTGACCCTGAAGTTCCTATTAATAATACCATCGTTGATCGCAATACATGAAAAGATAACTACAAAGGCATGGGAAATATGAAAATGGGGGCAGAAGAGTTAAAGGATGGACAGGGTGATTATAGTAAAATAAATAGGGCAGACTTAAATACAGTAGCACTTGGACAATGGGTCACTTTTAAATGCATGTCCAATTACAATCTTGGTCTTAGATCAATTGATAGAACACAAACAGACGAATATGCATTGATGGGAAATCCTAGATACTTTTACCCGGTTAATGATATTTCGACGTCTGCTCCTTCAAAGGTTGCTGATTCTGCGTTATTAAATCAGGGGTACAATGCAACGGTTGGACAAAGACAAAATTTCTCTGCACCAAACCTTCCTTATATAAAGGATATGTTTGATAATAGGGTGATGTTTAGTAATGCACAAACTTACGGTAATTTCCAGAATGCATATAGAATCTTCCAATCACTTGATTATCAGGATATTGAAAGACAATACGGCGCAATTGTAAAATTACTTCCATGGAATAGCAATCTTTTATGCATATTCGAGCATGGTGTAGGAATTTTACCTGTAAATGAAAAGGCATTGCTTTCTACACAAACTGGGCAATCTGTGCATATGTACGGAGCAGGTGTACTGCAAAATCAGGTCACTGTTATCAATCCTGATTTTGGAAGCATCTGACAAGATTCGATTATTCGTACACCAATTGGTGTGTATGGTGTTGATACTACTGCGAAGAAGATATGGCGCATCACACAACAAAATGGTTTTGAGACCATTTCTGATATGAAAATACAGAAGTTTTTGAACGAACATATAAAACTTAGTGAATTAGACAAAACTGTTAAAATTGGCCTTAGAAATGTTAAAACACATTATAACAATTTTAAAGGAGATGTTATGTTTACTTTTTATAATGAACGTGAGGACGAAAAATGAAATGTTTGTTATAATGAGAGATTAAGTAAATGAATTACACAATATGATTGAATACCATTGTGTTCTGAAAATATTGATAATATATTTTATTCAATGGATCGAGAAAGAGTCACCTCGTTAGCACAAATATATGACAGTAAAAACGCATCTTATGATCTTAATAGCACAAACGCAGTTTGGGACCTTGATAATAAAAATGTTATTAATTTTGAAACAAAACTTGTAGCTCCAGAAGGGATGGCTATTGACGGGATTTCTGATATAAAAATAAATAAAGTTGTTTATTGTTTATATGATGAAAATGACGAAAAGCTTGTTTACGATGAAATAACAGGCAAAGAAAAAATTGCTGAACTTTTCCAAGTTGGTTCTGATGAGGATACGGATTCTGGAAAGAAAACAAACTGAAGAATAACTTCTAGTGGGCTTAGTGCGTTTATAAATGCGTTTTCCGAGACAAAGATGCCAGTGCAGTATGATATACACATCACTTATTGGTGCTTATATGGCGAAAATGAAAAACCGTACGATACAATTGTTGGGATGATTATCAATAGCAAAGATAAATTTCAGAAACAAATTAACAATGTTTTAACAAATGGCTTTTTCGTGCATGGTCAGGCCGGAATATTCGATGATGTAGAGGGGCTTGAAATAAAGCCATGTTATTGGTACGATAGACAATATCCGTTTGAGTTTGAATATGTTTGTAATGATCAGGTTGGAATGCATAAGATTTTTAACAATCTCGTGATTATTTCCAATAATGTTGCTCCAGAGGAAATTGAATATATAATTGATGGTGATGTTTACGGCTTAGTTGGTACTCCGTTAAAAGACCGAGATCTAGATAATGCAGAGATAATTGCCAGTCTAGATTACCAAAATAAGAAGGCAATCAAAGTTGAGCAAGATTGTAAAGACGTTCGTAAAGTCGGTAGGAGACTTGGAAATACTCAATATATAGAGGACTCTTGAAATGTGCAAATAGATCCGATTAAATACAAAGACGGAAGCCGAAATAAAGAAACCAGAATACGAGATAAATACGTTAGAATACGCGTTAAATACTCTGGAAAAGATCTTGCTGTGATAACGGCATTGAAAACAATATATACACAAAGTTACGCATAATATGTGAGAAAATAATAGTTGATTAGATCCTACGAATCTTACCGGAGTAAAAGCTCTAAAAACACGCAAGAATGTTAATGAGTACGATATCCCCGATGAGTCTGGTATTATAGACGTAAATAAATTACTTGAGGATTATAACGCAGGGTCACATGCAAGAATGATGACTGCAACACACCCAGTTACAGAAACATCTGTTGCAACTCCAGAAACTGCAAGTGCAACAAAAGTTATGACAGATCTTACGCAGGGCCAAAATGAAAAAGTGGAAAAAAAGTGAGCAAAGGAAAACAAACCAAAAGGTGATGGCGCAGATATATCTCAAAAAGGCTCTAGTGGGGTAGATATAATGAGTGCATTAACAGAGCCAGTAAATGCCGTTGGAAATGCATTATATCAAAAATCTGGAGTAGCTGGATTCGGAGCTAGTGATACTACAAAGCAAGTGAGAGATTCGATTTCTGATGCTGCAATAAAATCTGGAAATCCATATGCGATGGCAATTGGACTTGCAACAAAGGCAGTCGATGGAATTACAGATGCGACGGGATTGCGAGCTGCAGATTATACAGACGAACAAATAGAAGATCTGGGACTTGGAAGTGATGTTAAAGCAGCAAACTGGGTTCAACACGTTTTTAGTTCCTTACCTGGCTCAGCTGGTTTCGGAAATATTGCAACCAAAAAATTGACAAATGCAGAAATTTCTCAAGATACAGAAAATGTACGAAATGCATTTTCTGGGTCTCTTAAACAAATGGACGCAGCTGCGGCTGTTGGTGGTACTGGAATGGCATGGTTCTTACGTAGGGCGCAAAATAAAATGCAAGCAAAGATAGATGAGGCTAATGAACGAAATAAGTTGTTAACGAATATTAGTCGCACAAACACACTTGCAAAAGAAAATACTTACTCGCAGGAACTTAATGCACAAAACCAAAATAGATACTCCGGCAATAGTGGCGCAACAGCTCTTGCTAGGCATGGAATGGAATTGCCAGATAAGCATATGATTGCAGTAATCCTAGAAGCGCGCTCAAACATGCCCAAAAAGGGGGTAGAAAAGGCGTCTGACGAGTCTGAAAAGTTACCTGGCATAGATACTAATGTGATACCAGAAGGTGCCTTACATGCCCATAAGAATCATCTTGAAGAGGCAAATCCAGACATGGATAAAGTGACCGAAAAAGGCATACCAGTTATTGCTACAGATTCGCAAGGTGTTGACTATCAGCAACTTGCAGAGATCGAGTCAGCGGAAATTATTTTTCGAAAGAAGCTTACAGATAAGATAGAGGAGTTAATGAAAGACGGTTCTGAAAAAGCAATGATACGTGCTGGCAAGTTACTTGCTCGTGAGATTATGTGCAATACCGATGATAATACTGGAGAATTTTTAGATGGAGACGATTAATATAAAAATAGAAAAGAAGCCGTACAAAGTGCTCGCTGCCCGTACTGAAGAGGAGCGAGCACAAGGCTTACAAAATGTAGAGGAGATGGATAATGATGAGGGATGCATTTTCTTTTATGACGAACCACAACACGTTGATTTCTGAATGAAAGATTGTGACCTCGAACTAGATATTATATTTTTCGGAGAAGATAAAGAAGTTATCTCTGTTAAAAAGGGCGAACCAAATAACGAGGATTTCATTTCTGAAGATAATGTGAAGTATGTCGTCGAGTTAAATGCTGGTAGTGATGTGGAACCCGGTGATGTACTTGAAATAGATAGCGATGATGATTACGCGGAAGAAGAATCTGACATAGAATTAGAACCGAACACAATGTATGTTATTGGTTCGGATGGGCAACCACAGGCTATATTAGAAGGTGGGGAAAGAATTATGTCAAGAAAGTCAAGCCGCATAATTATTGGAAAGGCAGAAAAAGCATTTCAAAGTAAGAGTGATGTAGATTACAAGGCGTTGGGTAGATATGTTTTTAAAGAGATAGATGCCCAAAATCATAGAAAAGCCGAGTATGTAAAAGCTAAAAATTAAAAAATTATGGGAGTTTATAAAACAAGAACAAAAGAAACAGAATTGCCTGGAACTAACGATGTATTAGCTCAAACTAGAATAGAAACGTTTCCAGACGGAACACAACGCCAGATTGTATTTTATCCAGGGAGTTTATATGTTGGAGGATCGGCAGCCGCAGACACTACATTAATATCTCCACAACGAGATACTATATATTCTCCACACACTGGATATAATCACGACAAAACAACGGCAGGCTACCTACTTGGTGGGCAAACAATTTCTCCAGAAGCGTGAAAGCGGATAAACATAGAAATGGACAAACTTCGTGAAAATATGCTATTTCCAGCTTTTAACCGCAGATAATGCTTAGGTATAGTTCATAGGTATATTAGGTATATTAAGTATATTAAGTATAGTTAGTGGTCAATTTATTTCTTGATGTGGTCATTTTATTTTTTTATCTGGTCATTTTATTTCGCGATATGGTCAATTTATTACGTGATGTGGTCATTTTATTACAGCACTTTTTTATGTTTTTAGTATTGCATATTAAAAATTTTTATATTATATTTGCATTATAGAAAAGATTAATGAATTTATAAAAATTTTTTGAAAAAATGCAACACACTGAAGTTCCACGAATATTAGACTCAATGAAATTAGCGCACACTTTAGAGCATGGCGATAAAATTATTTATGCCGCAATTAGAACGTACATGAATGAAGATACAAGAGAATGTTTCCCCGCCGTTTCGACAATTGCTGAATTATTGCAGTGTAGTACAGGAAAAATAAAACTAGCAATTGGAAGATTAATTGAAGTTGGAGTTGTACAAAAATCGAATGATGGCAGAAAAAACCATTATTATTTCCCGAGAAGTGACTGGGACAAACAATTTGAAATGTTCACAGAAGCTTTTTTAAGACTAGATATGCCATTGAATATAAAAGAATATTATATGGACATACAGCCTTTTTTATACGGAAAAGATACTGGAGTGGGGAAATGCTCGTTTACAAACACAGAACTATCCCGAAGAACGGGGTGAACAACACAATCGATTAAGAAATATAACACTTGGCTTATCGAGCACGGATTTTTGGAAGAGCAAGCTACCGAAAAGAAAGATGAGTCCGGTCTGCCAGTTATACAAAAAAATTTCAATTTAGCTGGACTGCAACAAGCCGCTTTGTGGGCAAAAGCTGTTACACAGCAAGTAGTTAAAAACACGTCTGATATAGAGGAAATTAAGTCTGAAAATGAGGATTTGAAACGACGGATTGCTGCATTGGAAAGAGAAGCTGCTCTGAATAGAAATAGAGTTATAGAAAAGGAATACAAACTATAATAAAAAAGCCCCGCTATAACAGCAAGGGCTAGCAATACTTAAAAATGTTTAACGTCGTTTGCCGTAGCAGCGGTCACGCTCTTTTATTATTTTATTGCAATACAAAGATAAGATAATATTTTTAAAAAGCAAACACAAAATATATTTGCATATATCGAATTATTTTATTACTTTTGCCACAAAAGTAATATGATCTATGAGAAAATTAACACAAGAAAAATTTATAGAAAAATGTAGAGAAATTCACAAGGACAGATACGACTATAGTAAGACTATTTACTCTGGGCAAAGAAATAAAGTAATAATAACATGCAAAACACATGGAGATTTTATTCAACGAGCCGGCGCTCATTTACAAGGACAAAACTGTCCAAAATGTGCTTTAGAAAATAAAGTTCTTCCAAAGAGAATCTGAAACCCAAACGCGGAAGCCCGAAAAGAAAAATTGTTAAATCAATTTGCTAAAATCCATAATGATAAGTACATCTATAAAATAGATGGAACTGAACATATGCAAGATTGTATAATGATTGTGTGTAAAAAACATAACTATAAATATAGACAACGGCTTACGAACCATCTTCGTGGTCATGGATGTCCAATTTGTTGTGGGAAATCAAAGCCTTTTACAACAGAGGAATTTATAATAAAGGCGAGGGAGATACATGGAAACCTTTATAGCTACGATAAAGTAGAGTATACTGATAAGGAAACACCAGTTATAATAACATGCAAGACCCACGGTGACTTTTCGCAAAAACCACATAATCATATATGCGGAGGTGGTTGTCCATTTTGTAAAAACTGAAAAATGCAACAAAAAATTTTTGAAAAACTAAAAGAACAATTTCCAAATGAACCGTGGATTTGGGAATATACAACGACTTGGTTGGGCTTTCAAAGAGTGGATATCTTTAATCCAAGATTGAATCTTGCAATTGAATATAACGGAAGACAACATTATGAACCAGTTGAATTTTTTGGCGGAGAAATAGAATTTGAAAAAAGAAAGTTATTGGATAATAAGAAGAAAGATTTACTTGCAGAACATAATTGTACTTTATATATTATAAAATACGACGAATATGATGAGGCAAGTTTTTTTAAAAATATAAAAACACTTATAGAAAATGAAAATTAAGAAATTTGATGTAAAGTACATGCAACAGGGTGGGCCTGTACCAGCAGAGGCACAGGGAGCTCCAGCACAAGAGGTGCAGCAAGCACAAAGTGATGAACAGATGATGCAACAACTCTCACAAGTAGCACAACAAATTATCCAGGAGATGGGTCCAGATGCAGCAGCAATGCTCGCTCAGATTATTATGGAAATGCTCCAGGGAGCAGCACAGGAAGTTGGTGCACAACCACAAGAAGTAGGTTTCCAGCGCAAGGGAGGCAAGATCTGTAAGAAGGCCTGCGGTGGAGCTAAGATTAGAAAGTAAATAAAGATTTCTTTTATAAGGAGGGGTGGAATAAAAACTGCTCCTCCTTTTTTAATAAATGATAATATATGTCACAAGTAATATATAGAAGTCAAATAAAGAAATACCAGAATGCTCCAGGCCCTCTGCCTAAAAATGAAACAGAGGAACAAAAAAAGAAGCGACTGGAAGAAGAGGCAAAAAAGAAGGCTGCCGCTAGTGAAGAAAACAAAACTCAAGTTACTCCGGCCCAGTCTAGTACAACTGACACAAAAACAGGAGCCGCACCTAGTACAACAACTACAGGAACATCTAGCGCTAAGTCCGTTGTAACAACCACTCCTGCTACTAAGCCTGCATCTACTACAAGTGCAGCTCCAGCAGATCCTGCTGAATCGGCATTGGTAAACAATGGCTTTTTTGAGTTAAATGGAGTTCGTGTTACCGGCGCTAGAGCAATACAGGAAATAAATAAAAGGTTTAGGAACTCTTCTAATAAAAGAGCACAAACTGATGCATTAAATGCAATAAATAATGGCGGCGGAATTCGTGTTGCAGGAAATAAAGTTTGGTTTTTTGATAAAGATGGGAACGATATCACGCATTCAATTATAACTCCAAAAACACTTCCAAAAAGTCGTTTCGCCAGAAATTGGGCAGCTACTTTTTCTACACAAAAAGACGCAGATCTTGATAGTTATAATACTCTTATATCTGGTGAAATTACGCCAGATGCTCCTGAAAAAGAACTCGGCCCAGTAAAGAAATCACTCTTACGTGGAAGCGGGTGGTTTAGCTATGATAAAGACAAAGATGGAAAATCGATATATAATAAAGGAGCGCAGTCCAATCAACAAATGTACGACACAATGCGTGACGCTGTTGGTGCGATATGAGCTGATGATTTTAATAAAGACAATTATAATGATGTCGATAAATGAAATTTTGACTACATCCGTGCATTAAAAGATAATTTTAATGGAACCGAGGGTTTTAATAATTATCTGATTGATCTGGAAAATAGACTGGCTGCTGGGGAAGAAGTAAAGGATAATGACAAACGAATTCTTAAATTGTTTGGATATGAGCCAGATGCAACAGGTACAGAATCTGGAAGTAGTTCTGGCACAGGTAGCACTACAAAAGAATACTGGACTCCGGATGCTTTTAAAGGAAATGCCGATGCTTATAAAAAGGCTGGGCTTACTTTTACAAAAGGTGAAAATGGTGAATACACTCTTACTGGAGGGATTTTTGGTAATGGAGATGTAGATTGGGCACTTTTTGGAAATAATCTTTTTAAAGGCACACAATACGAAAATGGATTTTATCACAAAGGTCGTTTATACACTAGGGATGAAGTTGCTGCAGATGATGCATTAGGTACGATATTTCGTCCATTCTTAACTGCTAGTGCAAATGGGGCAAATTGAAATACTACTTACGACAATATGAACGCCTCTGGAGTTCGTTTTCAGGGTGATAGAATTTGAGCAGGAAAGGATAATAAGTACTATGGTGGTTATACCATGTACGACCCAGAAAGCGTTTATGCAAGAGAATATGATAGTGAGTTTAGAAAAAAAAACGGATTGGCAGGAAAGGGAGTAAAAGACATAACTGGTGAATATAACTTAGGCGCAGGAAAGAAATTATTCGCTTATACGGATGGGCAAACAAATTATGGTGAGCCAATTATACGTTATATGATGTTTGATAATGGTGCTGTTACAAAGCTGAACAACCTAGACGCGTACGCTAGTGCTAGAAAACAAGCAGCCTATCAAACTGCTACACCAATTGATTGAGGTGAAATAGATGCGAATGGTTATGCTCCTTACAAAGAGTTTACTACACAAGCTCCTGGAAAAGCAAGGCAAAATAACGCATTGATGTATAATCCAACTACTGGAAGATATAGCATTATAACAAATTATGATCCGAATGCGCAAGGAGCCAAAGGATATGATATAGATCAGAGTTGGAAAGATTATATACTCGAAAATATTAAAAATGGAATCTGAAATATTGATTTTAATGGGCAATTGAGTCAGTTTGGAAAGCGCAGGGTAGATCCACAAACAAGAGCAAACAATCCAGAATCGCGTGGCCGGGAGGCTATTTCTGGACTAGCGTTTAAAAAACAAGGAGGAAAAATTGATTGAAATAGGCTCCAAAAGCTCCAAACTGGAGGGGCTTTCGCTGGTCCGGTGGCTGAGGCAAAAATTACAAAAACTAGTGATCTTAAACACGATATTTCCAAAGCGCACACTATGGATGAGGGTCTTACAGAATCTGAAAAACTTAGGATTGGCGCTGCTATCACTGACTTAGGAGGAACAATCGTATCTCTTATCCCGGGCGCCTCTACTGCCGGCGCAGTAACTGGAGCTCTTGCTACAACAGCTCAATTACGGGCCGATCGATTGGCACAAAAAGAGGGTCGTGACGTTGGGAATTACTGGGGTCGTGCAATTGCAAATTATGCGATGGACGCACTTACAGCAGCTCCTATTGCTGGTGCCGCTGCAAAGATTTTCAAAGTTGGAAAAGGACTCCAAAAGATTGCTCCGTTACTTGGAAAAGCAATGCGTTTCGCCGCTCCTGTTCTTGGCGCTGCTGGTCTTGCAAACGCACAAGCAGCTCTTGATAAAATCGTTAAGGGAGAGTGAAGCAAACTTACCTCCAATGATCTTACTGATCTTTTTAATGGACTTTCTGCTGCTACTGGTGGTGGAGCCGTTGTTAGACAGGGAATTAAAGACGCTCGTGCAATTACAAATCTTGCAGATACAGCACAAACTGCTGCAAAAGATGCAAAGGCAATTAAAAATGGAAAGGTAGGAGACGTCCTTTTTGATAAAAAGACTGGGGAAATACTTGAAACTCTTGATAAAACAAAAACAAAGAAAGAGGCTCTTAGCAAAATCAAGGACATGGTAAAAGAGCAAAATAGTGCTCTTGATGGAGAAGCTCTTGATAAAGCAGCACAGGATGTTTTTGACGCTCTTGGTCTTAAAGAGACGGCTGGAAAGAAACACTGGAAAAGAAATGGATTTTTAAATTGAAGTCGCGAAGCTGGTGATGCTCGTTTCGAGTTAGGAGACAGCCTTAAATTACCAGAAAACACATCGATATGGGGCGAAATGCTGAATCCGAAAAAAGTTTGAATGCGTGACGAAAATCTTGCTAGAGCTGTTTCTGGGCTTTCTGCAGAGGAAATAAATGCTGCAAATAAAGCAGTTAGAACTAGACAATACAATCCAAACAGTGAAACTAGCTCTATGGACTTGTTTGATTGGTTACGCGCTCGTGACACCGCACAAGCTATTTCTAGGATGACAGTTAACAATCCGCAAGTTTTCACAAATGCTACTTTTGGTAACGCGCCAGTACAGGATAGGAGACGTTGATTAGGCCCTCTGACTGCAAATGCTTTTGGGCCACGTGGATATAGGATGGTTACACCGGCTACTCCAGCAGCAACAACTCCAGCGCCAGTTGTTCCAGACAGTCGTTTATCTGCTAAAAGATTGATTGATTTTAGAAACGACCTGATTGCCCGCCAAGCATCCAGCTACCCAGCGGACGCAAGCTCGGCTCGTTATAGTCTTGAGAACATATTCGCACAGCCTGAAGCAAAAAAGTTTATGCAAGAACATCCAGAGGCGGCCGCGAACGCAATACGCCGAATTATTGCACAATGGTATGGAAAAGGCACGCCATTATATACAGGAACAACCTACTTATTGAATAATAGTACTACTGGAGAAATTGGTAATTTTATGCGAGGAAAAGGAATCAAATTCAAACAAGGTGGTGAAATACCGAAATTCCAAGACGGTGGTGAAAATATACATGAAAGAGGAAAAAAGCCAAAGTTTAATATTCCGGGAATGATGGACTTGACGTCTGCAATAGTACAATCTACGGCAATTGGAAAGGCTTATGACGACAAGAGAGAAGCGTTTAAATTGGCTGGACTTGCAACGAAGACATCACCAAGAATACAAGGAACTCGTTTTGATGTCTCCCCAATTGATAGACAAGTAAATGAAGCAGTTGAGCCTTACAGGCAGGTACAGTTCAATTCTTCTGATAACAGAGAAAATATGGCTGGAGAACTTCAGAGAGCAAAAGCAATTTCTGATATACATGAACGCGCAGGAGAGCAGAAAACACAAGCAATCAACCAGTTTAACGCAACTGAAGTACAAAGAGCAAATGCGCAAGCTTCACAAGATGCAGAAGTTGCAGATGCAAATAGAGCATTATCTGCACAGGTGGCCGCATCTCTTAAAGAGGCTGATGCTGCTGAAAGAAATGAAAAGTGGGCACAGGTTTGAAATACTTATAGCAAGCAGTTTAGACAGAATGCGCGTGATCTGCAGAATAAAAAGGCACAATCACAATACGAGTCCGATCTGCAAGATGCAGAGAACGAGTACAATGATGCTATTAAAATGGAGTTTGCTGGATTACGTGGCGAATACGAAAATGACCCAAATAAAGGGAGCATGTCTTTTGAATCTTGGGTTGCTTCTGATGTAAATCGACTTAATAGATATAATAAAATTAAAGAAGGCGATGGCGTTAGAGCCGCTACAAATAGATACAGAAATAAGAGGCTTGGCTTGCAAAATAATTACTACTCGACTATATATGGACCAATCGTTGGATATAAATCCGGAGGAAAAGTAGAAAAAACTGTATCAAAGAAGCAAAAACTCGACGTTAACGATAGGCTTGTCTTACAAGGTGATAAAGCAGCAAAACGTGCTGTCTTACAAGCGAGCAACAATCTGCATAAAATGCTGATGAAATTAATGAAATAATATATGAAAATAAAGAAATTTGCAGGCGGAGGTATTGCTTACCTTCCTACAACAAATAGAGTCGCAGAAGAGACCGTAAAAACAACTACGGCCTCTTCTGAGGATTCTTCAAAGAAAAACAAAACAATAGATAAATTATTCGATCTCGTTAAAGAAAAAGGGCTTGACTCTGATGTCGCCAAGTTCTTAGATGCAGTTGATATAAAGCTCCAAATGGGACTTAACCCAGACGGAGAAAATCTTACACAACGTGATCTGGTACAATTAGCTAGAATGGCATCCTCCGTTACTACAAATTACGAACGTTACAACACAGCAGTTAAAAACTTAACGGAGCAGAATGCAGAGGCAGATCTTGCGATTGATGATAGAGGCCGAATATATTGCATGAATACAGATAGTGGAAAAGTTGAAGCACTGACTCCAGATAAAATAAAAGAACAGGAAGGAAAAATTGCTCCTCTTACAAATGCAGAGTTATTAAATCTTAGGCGTAGCAGACCCGATCTTGCATATAACACAAAGATTATTGATGATATAAATAACGCAGTAGGCATTGATACAATCACAAAATATCTGCAAGATACTATTTCTAAGTTTAAAACAAGTACAGTAGAAGGGTACTCTGACAAACAACAGAATGCAATCCAATCTGGATTACAAGATCTTATTGGAGGAGATTTTGACACAAAGCAATTACAGCTTATACAGGCGGGTCCAGATGGAGTTTACAAAATTAAAAATCAGGACACAATTGCTGATAAAAATATATATACTGCTCTTAACTACTTGATGAGTACTCTGCCAAACAAAATGAAAAGGAAACTTGAAGCAATTTCTTTTGCAGAGGGATATGATCCAAAAGCAATGATGGCTACAATGCTTGTTGCAAATACTGAAAGATCTATTTCTGTAGACTGAGAAGGACAGGTTGAAAAAGATGGCAAGCTTAGTAAAACTGCGGCTAGCGAAAAAACCGGAGCAGAAGTGCAACATACACTTGGCGAATCTTACGTTGATGGGGCTAACTTACCGCCTGAAGAACGAATATCAATTTCTCCAGCTGACTCAAATACATCTCTAGTTGTTTCTGGGCAAAACGTTGGCCCAATTAGAAAAGCAAATGGACAAAACCCAGGAGACATAATGCCAATAGCAAGTGTTGCACAAGTTCTTGAAGACGCTTACGCAATTAGGGAAGTGACAAATGGTACGGTTGTTTTTGGCGATCAATTAATTTCTCAAAAAGATCTGGGCGGACTTGTTTATGATGGTTCAAATATGCACAGAGTTGTTATGCCTTCAAAAATAGTTAACGGCAGAGATATTGTTCCAGATTATGAATTGCAAGATAAACTTGATGGAATTATTACCGCAGCCGAGGAACAAGGAATGGATGATGCAACAATACAAAGATATGTAGCACAAGCATGCCCTGGAGCTACATATGATAGTGCTCGTGGTATAATTATATTGCCAAAAGATAAGCAGCATGTTTTCTTAACTTTTGGTGCAGTTGGGTCTCCAGACTTAATTAATTTTAATAAATCAAAATATCTTATTAGAGATGATGATAATGGTTATGTAACGAAAGATGTATACCGAGACGCCGCGATGTATGGTTATGCAAACTCACAAAATGGGCAAAAAAGAAGAGAGCGTTCTGCGGGATCTGCAAAACAAGGATGATGGAGCAGAACATTTACTGGAACAGATCTTTATAGGGGAAATGTGTTTATTCCAATTTCAAGCAATGTTATGGGGTCGGCAATGTATAATCAAGGGTATATTCCAAAGTCTGCATATCATAATATAACTGGCCAGACTGTAGAAAGCAATAGAAAAGAACAAGTATCAAACGAATTTGCATCTGGGCAAAGACAAACTAATTGGTAGTATGGAAGAAAATAAGAGAAATGATTTTTTGGCAACTCTGGTTAAAAATCCAGATCTAAGTGTTGCGGATTTAAAAGATAATAACATAACGCCGGATAACTCGTCTTTACTTTCTAAGGACGAGTATTTGTGTATAGAAGGAGTTAGGAATGCCGATGTTTTTAAAAACGATGCAGGGCAATTTGATGAGAAAAAGTTTGACTCCTATTATAAAAATGCACAAATTCTTTATACTAATTTCGCCAACAATGAATTTTTGGAAAATATTTCCAATAATTTAACATACGGCGAGGACGAGTGGTTTGCCCCAAAAGATGCAATAAAAAGACCGCAAGCACCAATTATAGTTAGAAATCAAATACCGACAATTGATGCGCAAGGAATTGCTTATATAACAGAGACTACACAGGACGGATCAAATCTTAGTATTAGAGAGCAGGCACAACGTGAGAAGATTGTTGATTTTGAAACTGGTGAGGAACTGGATTATTCTCCAAATGATAAAGCGGGTCTTTTTAGTCGGTACACACTCCCATCTTTAGTTGTAGCCCAATGGGATGAAGACGGCACACATATTGAAAACGGGGTAGAAATTCAACACAAAGCTGGAGACTTAAAATTAAATAAACGGGGGCGGCCATATTATGAAACGCTGGGAGATCGAGATATGTACAATAAAGATCTATTGCGCATGTCTGATGTACTTACGGTTGATGGGAGCACCTGAAATCAATTTGATTTTTTTGACTCTGACGATAAAGAAAAAAGTTTTGGAAAAACCGCATTAAATCTTGTTGCTAGAATTGCTCCAATGTTTATTCCCGGAGTTGGTGAAGTTTACGGATATATAACTATGGGAGAGGCCCTTTTGCGTGTACTACCAACTATTGGAAAGGCCACAAATCGGGCTCTTTTTGGGGGCAGTGATAAAGTTAACAATGTGCTCAATGCTTGGGAAAGTTATATGGGTAGGTTTGATCCTACTGCATCTGATTATGGTCGTGAGCATTTTGTTTCTTTTGAAAATCTCGGAAATATGATCGGAGATATTTCTGGTCAATTATTTCAGCAAAGAGCAATTGCAACAATTCCAGCTATTATAAAGAAAATGTCTGGCAGCACAAAGGATATTACGAATATTAGCCGGAATCTCTCGCTAGCTTACATGGCTGCTGCATCTACTTATGACTCCTACGGCGATGCAAAAAATGCTGGAATGTCAGATATGGCTGCTGGGTTGATGATGTGGGGCACAATGTTGGGAACATACGGCTTGATGCATAGTGATTATTTTCGAGATAATTTCTGGAAAGACACTTTTATGGATGAAAGTGATTTGCGGGGCGCAGTTCGTGGTGCAGCAAAAGAAACTGCTGACAAACTTGCCAGCGCAGCCCAAATAACAACTACTAAACAGGCAGCAACTTTTTTACAAAAAGCATCTAACTTTTATCAGAAGAACCTTTTAAATGCGATGCAAAATAAAGGTGTTTCTGGAATTATTGCGAGGGGTCTTTCTGAGGGAACTGAGGAAGTTATGGAAGAGGCAACTGCTGACGCAGTTAAGGCACTTTTTGCTGGAGCTAATGCACTAGGTATACCAATTGCAAAACATGACACAAAACTTGATTTTGGATGAAGTGGAGAGGACTTCACTACACGTTATCTTTCTTCTGCGTTTGGTGGTTTTATTGGAGGAATGGTTTTTGCTGGACAAAATCGTTATGAAAAGTGGCTAAGAAAATCTCTTTACAAATTACCAGATATAAATCCAAATGATATGGAGCGTATTATCTACGGGATTGCATCTGGAAAACGTGGAGAGATAGATGCGTATTTAGATAAATGGTACAAAAAAGGACTTCTTGGAAACAAAAACCTCACAATTGACGGAAAGACAGAATTTGCGCCAGATGGATCTTCTGTTTTTGTCCCAGATGGAAAAGGTGTCGATCAAAACACGGCTGTTTATGAAACTCTTAAAAATGCTCTTGACACAATAGAACAGGTGATTAACTCTGAAGTAGATGTTAAATATCTGACGCCTGAAGGGTTCGAGCAACTTACCTTACTAGGATTTAATATTGATGAAATAAAGAAAAACCCAAACTTAATTGGAGCAAGTACTTTAGTTGCATTAAAAGACTATGGTTCTTATCAAAACGCTCTATACAAAAATATTTCAGAGTTAGTTAAAACAAAAGTTGCGTTACAAGCAAGAATAAAGGAACTTAGTCAAACTAATGCAACTACTGAGGATGAGAAAAAAACACAAGCAGATAATATTAAAAATGACAATGTTGTTAAAAATCTTCAAGAACAGTTAAAAGAGTTACGGAAGAAGAAGGACGATTTGTTTGCTGGTAAATATAACAAATATTATAGTGGTCAAGCTTTTTTCGCTGCGAACAAGCCATTATATGAAAACTTTGTGTCACTAGATCAAAATACCTTTGTTAAGCTAAAATACGGACGTAATTTTAACTCTTTTACAAAGGAACAACAGGACGATCTGATAGAAGAGTTCAAGAACTACTCTGACACAACCGGAAGAAATAATATATATAGAGCATACGATTTATATCTGGATTTATCGAAAAAATATACTGGTACAATTGAAGAGAATGCCAAAAAACTTGAAGATGCTTTAAAAAGAAACAGGCTCCCGAAAACCACTTACGGAATTAAAACTTTTGATGAATTATATAAACTTACAAATGAGTTAAAAGATATTTTAAATGTCGATGAAGCAAGTAGAACTCCGGAGCAGATAAAACGTGCTTCTGAACTTGAAGTGGAAATTAATAAACTCGATGACGATGTAAAGCGAATAGTCGCAAATCCCAGTTTAGCAGATATTTCGACCGATGAAAATATTGATGTTTATACGGGAGGAACAAAAGGCGAGGTTCTGAAACTTTATGATGACAAATCTGCATTAACCGTAGCGCGCAGCTCGAATGCAACAGTTGATTCTGTCTTTAATGCAACTAAATTATATTTGGATGAACTTAGGAAACAATATAAACACGATGCTACTTCTGGGGATTTCAGATATAATGATGCTGCTTTAGAGTTATTTTTATCAAAAGTTGTTTCTTCTTTTAAAGAGAACGTAGGTGTTGATTATGGCTTTAATTCGTATTTTAGTAATATACAAGAAAACCCACGTTATATGGATGGGGATGAGGAAACAAATGAATGGTTCAATTTTAAAAGTGACGTAATCAAAAAATTGGAAATAGATGAAAATAATCCAATTTGAACACAGGGAAGAATTGAAAACGGATCTGAAATAAAGCGATTGGCACAAGAGGTTTTAAATAATGTAGGAAAAAACAACGAAGCCGCAAATAATGCATACAACGCATTACTTTCTGAAATTGGTAAAAGTTCTAGATTGCTGGAAGCTGGAAATGAAGAATATTTAAATGATTTTTTAAATTACATTTTACCAACAATTGACAGTAAAAATATACATGACATAATCACTGAGTTTGACGATTATCGTTCAAAAATCAATTACTCCGTTTTTGGTAAAATTGCACAAACAATTGGCACTGATTTAGTAAATACAAATCTTTTTGACTTAGTACAACAAGAATACCTACATTTAGCTAACTCAAATCAACTAGCTGATTATATTATTAATAGTCCAGCAATAAAAACATCCTTTGCCAATGAAACAATTACACCAATTGTTAAAGCAATAAACGCAGTTATTTCTGGAGCGGCAGATGGAACAAATGCAGTTATTAATAATTTCAAAGAAGACGTTGATAACATGCCACATTTAGCAGAAATGTCTAAAGACACTGCCAAAATGATAGTGGCACAAGGAAATAATTTCCTTGAGCGAATTGCGTTTTTAAGAACTTTGTCTGAAAAAAACGGTAATAGGGCAGTTAAAAAACATAGAGACACTACAGTGAATATGCGTCCTAAGTTTTTAAACGCGGTACTAAATATTGCGGATTCAATAAATAAAGAACTCGGGATTGATATTAAATCGCTGTGAAATGGGCCAAATAATGTTAATGAATCTAATTATAAAGAATTTGAGCAAAAGTGCATCGAGTTTGAGCAAACTTTTTACAACGAAGTACAAAATAAATTTGGTGAAATTACTGATAAAGATAAACAAAAGAAGTTTGCAGAAAAACTTTTAAATCTCGTAAACAAAGGAACTTTATTTAAAGCCGCATCCACAAAACTTTCCCAAAATGAGGATGAAGTTGTTAGTGAGCTTGATTTAATCTATTATTTAGCTACAATTGGATCCGTACCAACGGAAAACTTTTATGCTGCATATAAGACGTTTTTGCCAGATAATCTATTACCAATACCTGGACATGAATTTACAATTAAGCAGGCTGTTGCACAGGCAATTAACCCGTATTTATTTAACTCGTTACTTGATGGAATTAAATCTAATGCAAATTATGATGGAATTTCTAACGTAGCTGTTAAATATTTAAAAGCAAAACCAAATTTGCATAATCTTTCAACAATAATAGGAAGTGCCGGAACCGGTAAAACAGTTGGTGTGGTTGTCAATATAATTAAAGCACTTACACATAATTTAGACTCCCAAATAATTTTCTTGGCCAAAGAACAAAACCAGGCCGACAGAATTATGGAAAATGCAAACGCGGGTATTGCTAAAACAAAAGCTGAGACGGTTGATGAGTATTGTACAAAAGTATTTGGGGAATCTATAAAAGATTATGAAGTAAATAAAGAAACTCACCATGTTGAATCTAAATCAAACGTTACATCGGTTGCATCTGATTTTGATGAAACATCAAAATTAAAGTTACTTGTGATTGACGAGGTTGAGACTTTAACGGAGGCAGAACTTGAGAGAATTTGTGCGGACGCTGAGGATAATGGAATATTTGTTATTGGGGCCGGAGATCTTAAACAACCTCCGACTAATATTAATTTAGTTCCAACCGGAATTGAAGATTGCAATTTTATTAGAACACCTAGTTTATCTGTTTCTATGAGAGCTGGAGTGGCCGCCAAAGTAGAAAATGCAGACCTACTTGGAAACGCACTAGACGTTGTTTTAAACGCAGCGCAAACGAATCCTGAGCTTACTTTACGCGATAGAGATGCACTGATTGATGCAAATTTGAAGGGTGCCGAACTATATTATTACTACGATTCAGATTCTGGTAAAATATATGGGGATATGCAAACAAATGACGATGTTGATTTTAATGAAAAAATTAAAAAAGTAATTGCACTTGATGGTGTTAAAATCGGAATTATTGTTGACTCAAGTAAAATTGCAGAATACAAAACAAAATATGATTTACCGGGAAAAGTTGATATTGTCCCATATGAGAAACGTGCTGGAGGAGAATGGGATTATGTTTTTGTTGATGTGGATCTTAAATCTCACAACAAAAGCGTCGATGGAGTTAGTAAATATTTACTTACTCAGGACGTTTATACATTAACACAACGTTCTAGATTAGGCACTCTTATAAAGAGTGGCGATTTAGATATGTTTACTTTTAAAAACGATCCTAACAAAGTAGACGAGGTTTCTATTCCTAAAAATGAATCTGAAGAATTTAGAAAATGGCGTTTTGATTGTTTGGAAAATATAGCAGACGATGAAAATGCGCTAGATGCTACAGTTTTAGAATCTCCATTGGCTAACAAACCAGTAACTCCAAAATCTACGCCTACGCCAGAACCAACAAAACCAGTTGTAGGGTCAAAGCCTACTCCAGAGCCTATTATAACTTCTAAATCTGAACCAACAATTGAGTCGGTTTCAGAGCCAACAGTTGAACCAGTTGTAGGGCCAACATCTGAACCAGAAACAAGCGCTACTCCAATAGTTGAACCAGGTGAACCAACAGTTGCTACTGAGCTAGAAATAGTTGTTACAGAACCAAAAGTAGATGAATCTGAAGACAATATTAAAGAACTTTTATCAAATGTTAGAAATACATTTAAAGAACTGACCGACAAAAACTTTGACGATGTAACACTACGAGAGCTTATTGATTTTCTTGGAGCTAATAATTTAATTAGCTCAGAAGCGGCAGCTCAATTAAAATCTGAGTTCAACGATATAATGAGTGAAACTGTCGGAAAATCTCTTGGCCTAGAAAATAATGTTGTAACTAATGAACTAAATAAAGCACTAGAAACCACCACAGTAGAAGAAGTTGTAGAAAATCCTGAGGAAGTTATTAATGAAAATAAAAAACCAAAAGCAAGACAAACATTTTGTATGGCTGAATCTGACAATGTTGACGGAGATGTTGACGAAAGATATAATGGTACCGAATTAGAGGAGGGCGATATTTATGATGCACTTGACATAGATCCTGATCTAAAAGATGTTGATGATATTGGTGTAGCGGTCGATCAATTATCTTCTGAATTTAGAAATGGATTATTTAGTGATAGTGATAGCATAAAGAACTTAGCAATTAGTGTTGGACTTAAAAGAAAGTTATTGAAGTTTTCTTTTGATAAATATATGATATTACCATATAAAGAAAAAGGTGCACAACTAACTGCTCGATTTACAAACGGCGAAAAATGATTTGATATACATCTTTTAGATATCGAAGATACGCTTAGTATTTTTGGGGAGTACACTGGTCCAATTAATTTTGTGAAAAAATTAAAATTAAGAAAAAATACTGGAAATTTTACCCCAGTTGATGATTTTGCTTTTGATAATAATGTACAAGTAAACAAACGAGTTGGAATTGTAGATGTTCCAGCAACCACTAAGTTTCCAATAGGAACCCTATCTTCAAGATCGAATAAATACGTCATGGAAAATATGGGAAAACCGATGGTAACGGTAACCGATGAACCTGCATTAGCGAAGCGTTATATGCAGTTGGGGTCTGCCGGGTATACTACTGAAAATGGAAACACAATACAGGCATACGATAAGTTTGTAGTTATGGGAGTACAATGCATTGCTTCCTTTGATCAATTTTTTGAATTAATAAACAAATACCGTGATCAGACTGGATGGAATAAAGATAACCCAAAAGTTAGATTTACTTCAAAAACTCCAAAAAATTCAAGTTATGAAAGCCCATATGTTTCTGGTTCTGAGGTTGTTGATGATATCAAATTTTTAAAAGACGAAAAAGGAAACATCAGACAGCTTCTTCCAAGAATCAGAGCTGCCAAATTGATATCCGCTGCTTTATTAGATAGTAAGAGTGCACAATTCGCATTAAATTCATTAATGCATATTATGCAATCCGGAAATGCAAAAGTGGGTTATTTGGTGAATATCGAAGATATTAGTATAGGTTTATATAATGGAAAGTATGTTGTAGGAAACTACGACTCAGATATGAATTTTGTACCAAATCCAGCATACTCTATTTCAATTGATGCAAATACTGGTTTGTTTGATTTAAATCAGATTTTATCAGAAATGGGTTATGACTTAACGGAAAATGGTTTACCAATAGTACACTATACTTATTATAGTAAGTATCCTGGGAAAGAGCTATTTGTTAGAGATGTGTCATCAAACTGAGAATTAGCTCATACTATCGGAGCAATTGAAAACCAATCTGAGATAAATAAATTTATTGAATTCCTAAAGAATACAGAGTTCCCAAATGGAGTTTATCTTGATGACCATGCAATTGGTAAAAATAGATCTATCGAAAAATCAGTATACTCAACACTGGAAACTGGTGGCAGAACATACTATACAGACTATGAACTAGAACATGGGACCATATATAGTCTTGAGCTTGACGGAAATATTAAACCTATTGAGCCAAAATCTACTAATCAGGAAGTAGCTATTACGCCGGATGTTACAGAAACTACTGAAACTGCCATAGAACCTATGCGGCCATTAACGCTACAGACATTTTTGAACGACAATCTACCTGGAATTTCCGCAACTAGTATTGAAGATGCAAATCGACAATTAAAAAACAAGGCGTCCGATTGAGTTTACAAACAAATAACATTTGATGGAACAAACTATACTATAACTGAAACAGATGATTTAAATATAAAGAGTTGATTAAAAGAAAGATGAAATATTGACTTAAATGGCAATGAGGAAGAAATACTCGATTTTGCAGATTTTGTTAGATCTCTTGAAAATAACGAAATAGAAAGTGAACTTGATGTAATAATATATAAAACACAATCTGGTCAATTATTATTTAAAAAATATAATAATAAATTTAAATTGACCGAAGATATATTTTATATAGATGCATCTGAGAATATACATAATTATATAGCCTCCAAATTTTTCAACACTGTTTCTTTTGATCAAACCAAACTCTTTGATACAATTAAGAACAACTTTGAATTATCGCAAATTTTAATTAAATTTGAAGATCAATTTGAATGTTAAATTAAATAATTTTTTATGCGTTGTAATTTTGTAAAAGACAAAGACATGATTAGAGCGCTTGCTATTTATGTTGGAACTGGTGGGAACGTAGATTCGTTCCTACCGGGAACCAACTTTAATGAAGAATTAGCAAAAGCGTTCAGTAACCCAGAAGATGCCAAAAATGCTTTACTAGAGCATTTTGGAAAACTAGATGAACCAAAACCAGAAATAGAACCTGTTGTGATTATTGATGGGGTTGGTAATTATAATAGAGACGAGTCCTCGGATAATATAGCTACTTATTATGTTGGCGGTTCTGGGTTTATGAGAATGCAACAACGTTTTAAAAAGGATATATTAAAAAACTCTGTTTTGGATATTGATTTAAAAACGGGTAAATACACATTTGTTGACGCATTCGCTCAAGTTACTGGTGGAGTAACACAGTTGCAACAAAACATTTTGTTATATAAAAATAGTCTTATAAATATACTTGCTTCTGTTGATGATAAAATTATTAAAAACCAACTAACAGATTTAAATATTTCTAATGCTGATTATACAAACATTATAACAAATATTTTAACAGAATTTGAGAATTATTTGAAAACGCATGACCAAGCAACTCTTGAAGTAAATGGAATTTATGATGCATATGTAATATTAAAAAATTTTGATAAACTTATTGAATCTAATACCCCGTTTATAAAAATAGATAAGAGTTTCAGAAATCAAAATCTTGAAGGCATCGCTAAATATTTATTTGATACAAACGTCAGTCATTATTCTGGATTTACTTCTGACGATAGTGCTGATATTTCTCGACAAATTAGTGGTCTTGCAGAAACGCTTTTACAAATAATACCAGAAGTTGAATGGAATGGCAATGTACTTGAATCATCACCAATTGGGAAGTCAGGATTTAATGGAGCAATGCAAACATTAAAAGAGGCATTGCTTTATACAAATGTACTTGGAGAAGAGATTGTTGATGGTCAAACGCTCGCATCTAAATTTAGAGAAACGTTTAATGCAGGAGCCGGTGCTTTGCTAAATTCTGAATACGGGCTCGCTGCAATGATTGATGCTTTTATCGAAGCAAACCAAAAGACAAACGATTTAGCAATTAGTTCCTTTGATAGTTATAGGCAGCGTTACTTACATAATAAACTAAACGGAATAAAAACATATTTGCTTTCAAAGAACACACCAGAATACATAAAGAATATGTTTGTACAAATGTTTCTGAAAACAGAAGCGACATCTTATCGGGTTTATACATTTGACCCAGAAACAGAATCTTTTATGGGAAAGAATCTTGTTTCTAGAATGACACTAAACCAGAAATATGCTTTTCAAAGTGTTATTTCTAGTGGCCTTAAAATGATTGTAAATAGTACCCGGTCTTATGCTAGTAATATTGCAAATAAATATGATATTAATATAAAATCTAATGGAAGTAGTGAGCTTGTTACAATAACTAACAAGCAGATAAATAAATCTGTTATGATTTCTTATAATAGAAATAGTAATGGAATTATGGATATTTCTCAAACTAGCTCTGTTGTAAATGATGATAATGAAGTTGTGCAAGCATTTTTACAAGATGTATATAATTATGTTATCCCAGATACATATGCAAACTGTGTAACTAACCTTGATAATTATGATTGAAGAAATGACTTTGCTCCATTTATCGTTCTTGCAGCAAAGCAAACAAACAAAAAACTTGGTAAAGAATATGGGGCTGATCCAGTAATAATTAATAGCAATAATGAAATTGATGTTTCTAAATTTAATAGAAACATACTCGCGGTTGCAGAAAGACTTGGTGTTATTTATGGAAATTCTATACGAAATACTGTTAAAAGTTTGAGTGGAAATAATTTACCATTATTCCAATTAACTAGTCTCGAATATAATTGAAAGCAGTGTCTTGATGACGTTAGAAAACATCCGAATCCGTTTAATATGCAAACTTTTAATTTGCTGTATGATAACGAGGACTTAGTTGTTGCTCCACAAATTAGAAACGAGATTGATATTAATGGCAAAACAAAATCCCCAACACAATTGTCTGTTAATGAGTTAAATAAACTCGGAATTGTTGATGACTTCTTTTTTGAATACTTGCGCAATAAAGCGAACAAATCTGATGATGCTGTATTATATCTACAGAATGCAACATTCTCCGATAAATCAAAACAGTTCTTGCCTGGTTTTAAATTAAATCACTTGTTACACGGATATGCAATAGAAAGTGTTTATGGCAAAGCGGTCACCCTTGAGGATATTATTGATGATATTATTAAAAACGGAGATGCCAAAATAACAAATGTTATTTATAATATTCGTAAAAACAAATATTTAGCCGCCGCTTCTAAACTTTTAAAAGATTATAATGAAGTTTTTAATTTTGGTTTTGATATTGATGCGATCGAGTCTGGCAATATGCAAAAGTGTGTCAATGCGTTAAATGTACTTGATAAATGGATGTTCGACTCCAAGCAAACAATAAAATCACTTGAGGATGCGTTTTATGCGAAGGGTGTTGATTTTAAAAGGGAATTTCATGCGTATCAGCCGAAAGTAAAAACGTTTGGAAAGGCAAGAGTAAATGAAACGATTTTGGCATATTGCAAAAATACAACCAGTTTAAAAGCCTGAAATGAATATGAAAATAAAATAAAAGGTGAGTTTGGAAACAACATTTCGTCACTTGCATTACATGGTTTTGATAGAAATACAAATACACAAATTGAAGCAATTTTAAAGTGAGCAAATGAAAATAATATTGATTTAAAGGAATACTACAATCCAATAACAAAGGAATTTAAATTCGTTAATAATGGCAATTTAAATAAAATTGCGGACGCATATTATTACATTGAGCAGTTACTAACTAATGAATTTAACTCTCTTGAAATTGGGGAAATCTGGGCACACCCAAATAAAAATAATGATACTAAAAATTACGAGAAATACTCTATTGCGAATCGTTTAGCAAATCAAATAAAACGCTCGGTTATTTTTGGATCGACAATACACCCATTTGCTCAAAATATAAAAGATCAAAATGGATATTTTACTGGTGTGACAGATCAGTTAGAGATTGCTGTTATTGATGATGAGGCCGGAGACATATATACAATTAATGGAGTTTCATCTACGGTTGATTCTCAGGATGGTTCAGGACATTGCACCGCGCTTGAAGCGTACTTAGAAAACCAATCTTTAGTTGATGCTGCGGTTGGGGTAAATAAGAAAACAATTGTCCATGATATTGACCCAGAAACAGGAGTGCCACTTCTTCTTAAATGGGCTGTATATGCTTTAACAAATGATGTTAGACGAATGGGCTATGATTCAAAATCGAACGTTGAGTCGCTTGTTAAAAAAATGTATAGCAAACATAAATTTAATATAGATCTCAATCTAGATAAAGATTTTGATGAATATAAAAGAAATGGTGGACAGCTTTATACTAAAGATATAATTGCTGGTGGAGAACCAAAACTTGTTACAAAAATTATTAAAAACTCCGACGGCTCTTTTCAACGCGCATATGAAGACGGGACTTTAAGTAGAAAATACTATTGTAACACACTTTATGAAATTGATCAATTGTTTGGTGGAGCTTGAACATATAATAAAAACGAGAAAGGCAAATTTATACCAAATGAAGAAAGTGTCTCACTACTCGCATCAGCGGCAATTAAATACAATTTACGAGACAAACAAGTTGCGTATGCAGTGAATACTAGTGCTTGTAAGGTTGGTGCTACAAACGTTAATTCTAGCGACGTATTAAAAGATGAAAATGAGTTACGGACATTTAAAGTACACTCAAAATATGCTGGAGTTATGATGAATGCTGACCACGAGCTTGATATAGCGGAAGTTACTGAAATGTCACAGATGATTTCTGCGCTTATTGAGGATGGACATTATACTAAATTTGTAACCGATATTTACAAAAATATTGGTAATATTGCACTGAATAATGATAAAATCAATAAAATTATTTCTATTGTTAAATCTAATGATCCAAACAAAAAACAGAAAATGATGGAAATAATTGGCAAATCATTAATTGCTAGTTTTAGCTCCGGAGCAAAAGATACTATTGGTTTAGCTCAAGCTTTTATTAAAAAAGCATCACAAGAGTTTCAACGAGCAAAATCGCGGGGCGAAGACTACGAATTTACAATCCCGATTAGTGATCCAACAATTTATGGAGCATTTGTTTCAGATGTCGTCTCGTCTATTAATAAGGCCGGTATCCGTAGAAAATACGAGGGTTTTGCCGGAGTGCTGAATCCGTCATATAACATGGTTCAATACTACTCTGATGGAAATAGAAATATGCTATTTAGCGAATTTAATGATTATTGCCAAGAACAATTAATGAAAGCCGGAATTAGCCCAGCGTTGATAACATCATCCTGAGTTAATTTTGCTAGAAATAATCCTATTATTAATGGAAAAGTCTCGCCGTTATTGAGGGAAATAAATAGAAATGAAATTGATTTTGAGGATACAGTTGTTATAATTAGGCCAGATCAAAGTATTATTAAATATTATATAAAAGACGCCCCAACATATGAACTTGTAAAACACCAACTCGACTTTACCGGATGTTCACTTTATATAGATACAGCAGAAGCTAGAAATTTACGTGGCACTGGAACATACTTTAATGTTAGTGATGGGGCCGGAAACAAAATTGGAACATTCAATATATTTGATCTTGACTCCGTTAGAGCTGCACAATTCATAAATGAACTTGGAAATGATAGAAAACTTAATGGAGATGCAACGCACGACTTTAAAGTAAATTTAATTAACAAAGTCCTAGCTGAAAATCCAAATGCTTACGGCGTGACGGATCTTGATAAATGTAACAATATTACACAAGATATACTTGAAATATTTGATGAAAAGGGAGAAATACCTTGACAAACTAGTTTTGGGGAAAATCTTGGACAGAAATATTTTGTTGATAGTTATTATGTTCGTCCAGCAGAAATAATTGCAGGACGTTACCAAATGGAAAAACTTGGTTTAGGTAAAAACGACCATATTTATGATGTTACAGGTCCAGAGTTCTTCCTTAAAAAGCTTCAAACAACATACGGATTTCCAAAATTAAATGGGGATACTAGTGGCGCATATGATAAAATATTATACCATAATAGACAACCAGTTTTAGTTAAAATCGATCCGGATACATTTTCTAAAAATAATTTAGAATTACTTGAAAATAATGATATTAATATCGTTGGAGAGGACATTAAAAATGGATCGGAAGTTGTTATAACTACAAATAATCCAGATAAATTTAAGTTTTCAACACTGACAGATAAAGTAAATAAATATTTATTAATAACAGTAGCGTCTGAAGAGGATTTTAATGAACTCTATGAATCGCAATATTTTGATGATGTATATAGAAATAATATAGATTTATATAATGAGGACGGCTTGTTTGATTTACTTTCAAATAATAACACACTTGTTTATAACGGAAATTATATAAATAAAAATCAATTTGATTTACTCAATTCCGACGAAAAATATAAAGTGCTTTTAGACAACGACAATCTTCGTGTTAATAAGCAATTAGAAATTGCAGCTAAAACAAGATATGAAGCGTTTAAAAGGGGAATTGAGTTGATTGGAGCACGTATTCCAACTCAAGCAATGCAGTCATTTATGCCTTTCAGAGTGATTGCATTTTCAAATTGTGACGAAAATGCTGTTTATGTACCTGTTGCAAATACGGCAATTGAAGGCTCAGACTATGATATTGATAAGCTCTATTTACTTGCGGCTTCAATTTTAAAGAACGGAACTGTTTCTGCGGGAAGTAGTTTACAGAAATATGTCGGATTCGATGTTGCATCAAAATTATATACTCCAAGAGGTAATAATATAGTAGCAGGTAACACTGGAGTTAAAGTAAATGGAACGTTGCTAACTACATTTACAGAGGATCCGAATAATTGAAGTGAAATAACTAAATCAAACTTTATTTCAATTGTAAATAAAATAGGAAATTCAGTAGATGACGATAGTGATATTTCTGTTAATTTTGAAAATACTTTAAATTTGCCAGAACAAAAATTTCAAAAGCAAGTTAGGAAGTTTTTGTCAATGGTAAATAAGCACTCAAAAACCCCATCATATATAAGAGATTCTATGGAAGCTTTGAAAAGCAAAGTTTTTTCTGGAATTTTCCAAGTAACAACGTTTGCTCAAAACCAAATGAAAGCTCAAATTATGGTGGATGCTTGTACAGGAGAACTAAAACGACGTGCGGCAGATACAGTTGCTGGTAGTGCAGAGAAATTAATTACACCAGACAATCCAGCAAGTAAATATATTATGCAAGAACAATGTATGCTAGGAAAAGCGGTAGTTGGTATTGGTGCGGTTTCGTTGAAGACATACTTTATTTTGTCAACAATGAATCAACAAAAAGCGGAACGTTGTACTGATTTAATTAACGCTGGTAATTATGAGTTGGCAGAGAATGTGCTAAAAACAATGGTCATTAATGGGCCGTACGGCATAACAACAATTGCTAACACAAATTTAAGACAAATACAAAGAGCTCTTAATAGGGCGCCGGAAACACAGGAAACAAATAGAATGTGATCTGTTTTAAATGCTTTAATTAAAAATTCACAATTTATTAGTGCACCCGAATTTTTGTCTGGAATTATTTCACTAGCAGCAGATAACGCAAAAGATTTGGCACTGCCTAAATTAAATGCAACGTCTGACCTTGTTGATATATACACAACATCCGCAATGCTTGGAATACCTTTCCAGGAAACGGCTAGAATTATGACATCTGATATATTTAACTGAATGACAAAAGCTGGAGCTAATGATATTTTTGATGATTACACAGATGGAAACAAGGTGAAGAAAATGGTGAAATTTATTCTTTTCCAGAATTTTGGAAAATTAAATATGGGACAAATTTATCAAGTTATTAATAAATATAATAATTGAGCACCAAAACACGGAAAACCTGTTATTAATACAAACAACGTTGAATTACCTGTAATTCTAAGTAATATTTTAAACATATCTAATATAAAAGAATTTTTATCTGCGCAAGATGGCATGATACAAAACGCGGCAGAATATATGTCAGAGGAGGCCCAGATAGCATATGATAGATTAGTACAAGATGCTTCAGACCAAGGACTACCTATACCAGAACCGGATATGTTAAAACAAGATTGTTATAATGCATATAGAGTATTTGAGAATTATGAACAAATGCTATCAATTGGTTATGATGTAGAGGATATTGAAATATTAAATAAACTTCTTAACATTGTTACAGAAATGACAACATTGGGGCAACAGGGTTCTATTAACCAAGGAATGAAAACAAATACAAATGATTTTATTTCTTTTAGTAGGAAAATTTCAGATATGATAAACGATAAAATTGATGCACTAAATAAAGCTTTGAAAAAGGACGCAGCAAAGAGGGACGTTAAATTTAATCCATATCCACAATTTAATATGACTAAATATCTGTTAGACCCAGAGTATAGAGAAAATGAAATTAACTTTTATGAGGACGCACTAAAAAGCGGATTTAACATTTTGGAAGCACTTGCATATTCTCCGAATTTCTTTAACATGTCTCAACTCGTGCCATTTACAGAAGAAATGCTAAAGAACTCATATGCGTATCGAGTAATTGAACAAGTTAGCAACGAGTTACTTGATAAGAAAATGTTATATAGTATTTCTCAAAATGACGCAAAACAAATTTCAAATACTGTGTTTGATGCAATGATTTATAGTTTTCTTATAAATGGCGATTTTGAAATGGACTTAACTCAGATTGACTCTGATTTTAGTATTTATACTCCTGATAAAATGTTGAGTGAAACATCTAGAAAGAAACTAACTCTAAAAACCCCAGAGGAAATTGCATCATTTAAACATTTGATGGAAACAGTAATTATTCCAAAACTTCGCTCGGATTCTAGATATTCTGATAATCAATTTATTAGAGATTTGGGATTTCAGGAAGATACTGCTGGTAAAACAAAACTCGCATTACCGATACAGATGATGAATGTGGACTCTGATACGGGAACGCAGTCTAGATATTCTCGTTACTTGGATGATTTTAATAAACTCTGTAAAGATTCAATTTATGGCCAAAATATCGGTTCGTTGATGTTTTTGTATAACTTAATTGTTAATAAAAACGGATACGGGCAAAATTCTTTAACTAGAATATTTGAAGATCTAATTGATAGTAAAAATCAACCAGAATCAATACAAGCATACTATAAATGAATTGGAACTTTAGATAAGAGTGGTCAATCTATAGATCCAAATCTGAGTGCAGATATTTTATATAGGATAAAGAACTACTCTCGTGGAACAAAAATTCAAACAAAAAATCTTATACAAAAAGTTAACTTAAACTCGGACTTTACGTTTGAATTACCTTATACAGCAAAATTAAACCAAGCAAAATGGCTTAACAACCAGCCTTATTTGGCCAATGTTACTACAGTTGGGAACATTGATCCGGTTGAGGCGATTACCGCGTTGGGGGCTACAATTAATAATATAAAACCTGGCACAATTACATTTATAACGGACGCTATAGTAAAAGAACAAGGTTTACCAAAAGAAGCTGGTTTTGTTATGAATGGAAAGATTTATATAAATAAATCAAGGTTTAATAATGTTGCAGATGCAATTGGGGTAGAAGCACATGAGCTTTCCCATTTAGTTTTGGCCGCAATGAAAGTAAATCAGGATTATAATTTTAGAAATGCTTTTTATAAATTATTAGCGTCAGTGAAGAACGATCCAGACTACAATAAATATATGGAAGCATATCCAGATTTAGTTGGTTCAGACTTAGATGAGGAGATTGTTGCATCAAAAATTGGAAAACTTATTGCAAATCAAATTAGTAATAATTCAGATTTGGAGTTACAAATAGTAAATGGGGAAATGTTGCTTGATGCCTTTAATGTATTGTTTAATAATAAGAATATTACGTTAAGGGACATTGTTAATAGTAACACAGAGTATCTTTTGGAGAATTTTGCTAAAAATATATTTAGTTTTACAAATGAAATAAATGAGGATTTTATTAAAAAAGATCAGCGTATTTCTGGTATTAAAACTAGATTATTTAATAGTACAAACTCAAATTGGAATTTAAAACAGGATTGTAAATAATGAAAGTATTACAAAATGGATGTAAATGAAAACTTACTTGAGATGGTAAGTTAATTGAAACAACAATTGGTGGGGGTCTAGATGACGAGGGTCTAGACTCCTTCCTTTTAAGAAATTCAAATAATAAAGTTTTTGATAAAGTAAATAATATATTTTATTCAAAAACAATGCAAGATCAAGTAGATGATAAAATTAAAGAAATTATTGCTGATAGAAAAAGTGGGGCAATTGAATATGCACATAAATTCCAAAACGAGGACGGCGAACCAGAAGTAGAAATGATTTTAAAAATTCCAGATTCGATTGGTACAACTCGTTTTTTATCTGAAGTAAATTTAGAAAATGGGAAACCCCTAGTTACTAAATTTGATCAAGAAGACTGAAAATCAGATAAAATTAAAACATATAATAGTTCTACTCCAGTTTTAAATATATTAGACCAAGACATGACTAAGTTTGCATTAGATAATAATAAAACTCCAGAAGAAATGATTAAAATGGAAATGGAGTCTTGGCCTAAATTAACAGAAACAGGAACAGAGGTCCATAAGATATTTGAGGATATTTTTAGCGATAAAACTCCAATTAAGCCAAAATCATTGTCAGACACAGTGTTCAATAGTCTTGTTGCGCAAGTAAATACATTTAAAGATTCATTAAAAAAGAAGTATCCAAATTGTCGTTTTTATACAGAATTGGGAATTAAGTCAAAAAACCTCGCTCCAGATATGCAGGAGCTTCTGAATAATGCAGGACTTACGTCTATAAATGGTGTTATCGACCTTTTGGTTATTGACGAAAATGGAAATGGGCACGTTTATGATTATAAAGTAACTCGTAAAGCAATCGCACCAACAGGAGACGACATAAACACTTGATGAAAAACCACGGGAAATAAAGCAATTCAAACAAGGCATTTGTGGCCTTCAACAAAGAAACTGGCTGCAGAATACCAATTAGAATTATATAAAAATATGCTTAGTGCATATGGAATTAACACAATTGACACAAACGTTGTTCCGATCAAAATTAATTTTGAGTACGATAATTCTAACAACCCATTTGAAGTAACTGGAGTTAAAGACATTAATGTGCCTACCGAGTCTGGTATAATTAAAAATCCTGCAAAATGAAACGGTGGAGAACATGCAAAACGAATTAAAAAAATGTTTACAACTACGGCTACAATTGATCCCGACGAAGTAACTAATCTTTCTAAAGTTTGGGATAGTTTTTTTCCACAAAATAGTATTATTGCCAAAAGAGAAACGGAAAGAAGTAATGTCGATTTCTATAAAAAGAACGATTCCTATGTGCACAAGGTACTACCAGGTGAACGTTATTATGGAGAACCAGGACATGAGTATAGACTTTCCTTAAAAGGAGTCAATTCTAAATATGTGTACTGCGATGAAGCTGATCTTGATAATAAATTAACAGAATATATAAACACATTAGCTATATCTAGAGCTGATTTTAGTGTAAATATTGCAGAAGCAATCGAGAATGTTAAATCTGGGTCTGATGAAAGCGAGTTGTTTAATTTGGTTGGAGAAAAGCAACAAAACTTTTTTCGCACTTCAATAGAAAAATATTTACGTCCGGAATGGCAATTTGTTCCAAATCCAGCGATGAATTCCCTTGGTTTACTTGTTTTTAAAAATGGAAATCGTTGTGAAATAGTAACACTAACTGACAAGGCGCTTCGAGTAACACAAAATCTTGGGGAAGGAAAGTCTATTTTAGGGAAAACAGTTGATGATAAACACGTTGATGCCAGAGAAATACTACCTGCAATGCAGGGTAATATGGAGCTAATAAAAGCAATGATTTATATTTCCCAGCACGAGGATGTTTTTGATGGCTTAAAAATCACTGGCATTAAAGTACTCAATCCAAAGAATGGAACTGAAATGAGTGTCCTTTTATCACAATTAATTAATAATTACAATGCGCTTGTTGCGGAAAATAAAGCGTCTGGAGCAAAACGAATCAGTCAGCGTCTTTTTGCGTCGGATTTTGAAGCAATTGTAAAAAATGCAGAAGATTATGTAAATGGGCTAGAACAATTACTTGAAAATGGTGGTCACGGAGCAAATGACAATTATTATACTACAGAATGGTTTTCAAACGCAATAGATTTATTTAAAAAACATTATGGAAATCAAATGGATTTTAATGCTGGCTATCAAAATACTGCAATTTGAAATGCGTATCAAAAATTATATGATGGGCTCATTTTGTCACAAGGATATAAAACACACGAAGAAACCGACAAGGAGGATGTTATTTCTGGAAAGTTTTATGAATTAAATGGATTGCTTATTTCATCTCCACAATTATCCGCTTCTTCAAATATACGTGAATTAGGTCAAGCAATTGATGATTATGCAATGGAGGTTAGAAAGCGTTGTTTTGAGATGGGAATGCCTTTTGATTTAGCTCTTAGAAAGTTCTATGAAAAGCACGGTACTGGCGCAAAGGTTTTTGATATATTTTATGCCGATAGAGAAAACCTTATTTTAAAAGATCCAGATTCTCCGGAATTTGCTGGTGATCAAGAAGCAAAAGAAGTACTTAATTTGTTTTTAAGAACACTTGCCAAATTGCGGGATCCAAATATAGAAACAGAAGAAGACTACAAACGCGCAAAACAACGGGAGGATTATTATGCAATCCCGTTACTCGAAGGAACATTTACACGCCAAGCAAAGAATATTGGATTTTTAAAAGCAGTTAAAAATAAATTTAAAGAAAACTGAACTACGACCAAGAATCTTTTTATGGGAGAGGAGGTTGAATATGGTATGGATAATTATATATCCGAAAACCAGGAAGTTTATAACAAACTTAAATATGACAACATGCTTGCTAGGCAAGATAGGCTCGTGAAATACGGTGGTGCCGGAATGATGGAAACGGACCTTGAATTAATAATGCATGCGGCATTGGTAGCTTTTAATCGCTCAAATGTTAGTAGAAAAGTACTCCCAATTATTACTGGCCTTAAAATGGGTCTTGAATATCGAGACGCGCATGGATCTTTTGAAAATAAAGGAAAGCGCCAGGATATGGCAAACATTAGAAAACGTTTTGACCAAATTGTAAAAAGTAAACTTTATGGAGAATCGATTGTCCCAGAGAAAGCACAAGGCTTGCTAAAGTTTATTAACTTAGTTAAATCGTTTTTTACAACAATGACCCTTTCTTTAAATAGTAGATCTTTCTTACGAGAAACTTTATCTGGTATTTACAATGGAGTTAGCCGAGCTGGAGTAAAAATGTACCCAGGAATTGACGAAAAACACTATATTGAAGGACTAACTTACGTTATGCAAGAATGCCCTAAAAATTTTAGTGGAGTTAGTCTTTTACAACAACTAAATGCGGTTTATGGAATGGCAAACCAGTCGCTTAACCAGTTGCAGGGATATAAAGTTAATTGGGCGCATATTAGCCATTGGGGAAAAGACACAGCATTTTTGACGGCCTCTTCCCCAGACTTCTTGCATAGAATGGCATTACTTATTGCCAAAATGAAAAGTGACGGTTGTTTTGATGCTTATTCGCTTGATGAAAATGGATTGTTAAAATACGACTTTAAAAAGGATAGGCGATTTGAACATTTCGTTAATGGAGAAACTACAAATGAGAATTATTTAAAAGAAAAGTCATTATATTTAACAATGATCGATGAGTTCAATAAAACCGGCTTTAAAAATCCAGACGGAACACAACTAAATGCAGAGAATATGGATGCATTACCACAGGCATATACACGAATTGAGGGGCAGAGTATTAAAAACTTTGCAGATTTATTATATGGCCATTATGATGATGAATCGAAGTCGTTGTTATGTGACACTTTCTTAGGTTCTATTTTCTTGCAGTACAAGACATTTTTAACAGCAAAAGTTGAGCAGCTCACAATGACGAAAGGAGTTTATAATACTGCCCAATTAAAACAACAGTTTGATAAAGACGGAAATCCATTATATGTTAAATATTACTGGGACGAAGATAACAAACCACATAAAGACACAATTTTACAAAGCGAATATGAAGCACTTTCTGATGAAGAAAAAAAGGCATGTAGGTTGTTGTTTGCTTATGAAGGTTCTCCAATGCAAGGTATTTTCCAGGAGTCCATGAATGTTTATAAAACATTATTAACAATGAATCCAGAAAAGATTAAAAAGGTATGGAGTGACCAAACAACGAGAGCAATGTTTATGTTGCAAATACATGATTTGTGGTTCTTAGGGTTGATGATATTCCTAGTCACTTATGTGTTTGGTACAATGGAAGACTTGGATGATCCACTCAACCAGAAGGCTGTATATAGTGCAATGCGTAAAGCTGGACCAGTTGAAAGTCTTGCATATAATGTACTTGCTGGATCTATGGCAGATTTTTCGTTGCCAAATATAATTAACTCGTTTACAGATAAGCCGCCAGTAGTATCTGCCCTCTCAAAATTTGCTACAACTTCAATGAATTTAATTACCGGTGATTCGTCCGTTACAAATTGATTAACACGAAATATTGGTGCAATTAGAGATCTTGAGGGACTTACAAATATGATTGATGAATAATTAAAAAAATAACCCCTACACAACCGAAAGGTCATGTAGGGGTTTTATTATATGATATTGTTCCAAATAAAATTCACAATTTTGTGAAAAAATAGCTACTACAATAGCTAAAACCTCTATTGTAGTAGTCAAAAGTTGTTCTGTAGGAAACTAGTGTTTCTCTGTAACTAACTAATATATAATGTATTAACCCTATTTTTAACAATAATCTCTTCTTATCTAATTATTAGTTTTGTAAAATATTTTTATAAATACAAAATAAATAAACAATTATTTTTTATTATGAAAAAATGTGCGCACTCTGCGCATATATTTTCATAATAGTGCGCATATATTTTCAACTAACTATACTTAATATATACTTAATAACTATACTTAAATAAATTTCAAAAGAAAAAATAAGGGGCGTGTAGCATAAAACTACACACCCCTATATATTATTCTTCTGTTGTTTCATCTTCCGTGTAAGTCAAGATAACTTTTCTAGTTTTTGGTAATTCATTAATTTTCCCCTTATAAAAATACTTCGGATTCAAATAATATGTCGATCTATGTTTTGGATCTTTTATGATTGTTTGTGATTTTGCCAGCCCTGAAATACAGTTTCTAATCGTTTGTCTTTTTATTCCGAGATCATTTTCAATTTTATCAAAAAGTAAATCTCCTACAACTATACAATTCCCAGTCATTCCGTCATCTGGGTAAGACGAAAATTTTCACAACCAAGCTAACACTCGCAACTCCGTCTGCGTTTTTATATTCATTATTCCGGATAAATCGTTCAGATATAAATAAATAAAATTATCTTTTGTGTACTTTCTCTCTGCCACGATTGTAGTGGTTTCTTCTAAAATTTCTCCAGTGTTGGAGTCTACTACTGTTTTCTTTTGCTCTTTCATAATTTTTATACTTTTGTTAACTACATTTTTATACTGCAAATATAGTTATATTTTTTATAAAAAGCAAGAGTTTCTACTTTTTTTCGAGTATAAAGATTGTATCAATGGAGTATAAAAGTAGTGTCAATGGAGTATAAATATTATATAACTGGAGTATAACTTTTCACATCAACGTGTTATATATCAGGAACTTAACTATGTTTTTCCTATATTTATATTATATATAACAAAAAAATAAGGGCCATACAGCTTTCGCCATATGACCCTATATATTACTCTTCGTACTTTTTTAATATTTCATCAAACTTTTCCTCAGGAAAATCATCCTCCATTGCGTTGTCTATAATTTCGTACACCTTAGGTGCTCCCTTTTTAAACATATTTTTTACTCTATCAAAGTAATTTCTTCTATGCTCCTCCATTGTAACAAGCACAATTCCAAAAAGAGCCATGAAAAACATTCCTGCAAACACAGAAAGTACAAGCAAAATTGCCAAAATAATAATTGTTGCTACCATTAGTTATATTTCTTTTTAAAATAATTATATGCCCATTTATATAACTTACAATTTCGGGCAAGATCTAATGTTCTATTAAATTCACCCTGTGACGCATCGTATAAAGCAAATGCAAACACAAAGAAAGCCACTCCTACAAATCCAAATAAGAGAGTTGCTACTAGCACATAAAGGAGTATTCTAATTAAGACGATCATCATTCGGAACTAGCCACAAAATAATCAATCCAAGTAAGCCTAGAAAGAAACCAAGTAGGCCTCCGATAAGCATATTGGCAGACTTGTTATCTTTTATAAAGTTCTTCTTTCCTCCCTCTTTTATAGCGAAATAAATAATTGTGATGTAAATAATCACTGTTAAGAGCATTGTAAATCCGTCCATTTTACTATTTTATTAAATAAATCTTCAAGAGTTCCGTTGTTTTCAATTATAAAATCAAAATCGTGATTCTCTTTCATCTCTAGCACTTCGTTTTCACTGGAGTGTTGTTCTGGTGCACAATTCGGGTTGTCTATGTATATAACAATTCCCTTATGTTTTCTAACCGCCTCTAGTTCTATTTTAAAACGCAAGTCTGTAATAATCATTTTATCAAAAGTGTGCTTCATTGCCCTTTCAGCCCAAAAAGCATCTCCGAAAAGTCCCCTAACAATTTCCGTGCCAAAACATTGTAGGAGTTGTCTAATTGTTATAAAATGTGTTCTTAAAAAAGAAAAATCTTTTTCGGAAATCATTTTAATAAAATCAGATTCAGAAAGAGTTTCCTCTTTTGGAGGAAAGCTAGTTGTTTCCAGACCTCTTATATAGAAATGCTCTTTAAAATCCCGATCATAAAACTTTTCTACAGGTATGCCAAGTAAGACAGAGAGCGTATCTTTAAGAGAATCTGCAAAAGCGACCTTCTTATATGTGTCATTAAAAGCATATCGGTAATGTCGGTACATCCAGTACTTCTTAAAAGGCTCTGGAACACTCAGGCAGTACTGTAACATATCTGCTACAGTATCTTTGCCCGAGTTTTTTAATCCAGAAATAACAATAATATTATTCAACATTTACAGATATTTTTATATCATAATCACTTCTGTTAATTGTTTCTTCGAGAGCTCTAGACGCATCTTTAAAAGCTCCCTCTATGCAATCTTTTAACATAATTCCACACAACTCCTTATCTAGATCACTTTGTGGAGAGTACATAAGATATGTTCTAATTGATGAAATAGATGTGCCAACTGGAGACAATATATATTTATCTCGTAGTTGTTTTACTGCAACGGAGTTCCACTCTGGTGTATAAGAACATGCATAATAAGTAGATTGTAACAAGACTTTTACTGCTGTTTTTACATCCGAAATATCATATCCTGTAAGAAGTCTTAATCCTAGTCCAACAGAACTTTTATCTGGAGATTTAAGCAAGTCTCTTATAGAGAAAAAATCGTCTTTATTTAATTTGTTGAGACTTTTTGAAACAATTGTATCAAGATCCGTGTCTGTAATTATTGCATTTATTTGATCAGTCATAATATTATATACTAAGTCTCCTTGAGGGTAACATATCGTAACATCTTCGTATAATATTTTTGGTGTAGCATTTTCTTTAAAAATAAATGGACGCCTCTTTAAAAACCCGTACCAATCTTGTGCATATTCGTCACCGTAACGTGAAGAGGTACGATGTTGACATGGAAGAGCTCCTTGAACAACATAATAACACTCTTCACCTTCTAATATGTAACGATGTTCAATATAAAAATTAATAGGCGATTCATGTATAACAACACAATCAGATTTATCAATTTTAATAACCCTTTTAAAAGAGGTGTCCTTGATTTTAAACCTTGGAAATTTTGAATTTTTACTAAAATATAATTTTGACCCCTCTTTTAATTCTTTTGTTGTTGCATTTTTTATCTTATTGCAGTAGTCGTTATTTGAAATAGGATTTACAATGCAGTTTGCATGAAAATCACTTCAGAAACTATCCCAATACGAATGGTCTTTAATGCACTCCGGTTCCATTACATCCCAATAAACGCCTCTAATTTCATATATTGGTTTGTCTTTTAATAAAATTGGCATTATTCAAAAGTTATTTTAAAAGTTGATTTAAAATCAGAATCGTTAATTATTTGATTCACTGCTGTTTGAGTAGATTTAGTCCACTTTAGTACGAAATCTTGGAACATTTCTTCGCAACATTTAGCATCATCATCACTGTGCTTTTTCTGTTTTGTGTAATTTGAAATACAACCAATTGAATAAAAATTAGTTTGCCTTATATCGGTGTTTTTGCGAAATTGTTTTGTAGCAGTTGATTGCCACTCAGGAAGCATTTTAATACGATTATAATTAAGTCCCAATAACATATTAACAGAAGCCTGCATTGGTTCCATGTTATAATTGCTCAACAATCTAATGCCTAGACCAATACTGTCTTTATCAGAAGACTCAATAAGTGCCTTTATCTGGTGGAAAATATTATAATTGATTGCATCAAGACCTCCAGTAATAAGTTTGTCTAATTGTTGATCAGTTATAATATTGGTTGTTTTACCATTTAATACATCAATTAGCAGATCTGGAGTACTTGTGTGAAATACATTATAATTATAACTATTTATAATTTCAGAAGAAAATAGTGCATCTTTATATTTCTTGATAAAATTATCAAGATTTGCATATTCTTTTCTGTATTTATTCCAATAATTTCCAGAAAAATAGGCATGACTTTGAAATAAGTAATATTTATCCTCAGTTTCAATTATTTTGCTAAAAAATTGATTTTCTATAGCAAAATCCTTAATAACTATAAAATCAGCTTTTTCTTTTTTAATGCATCTTTTATAGCTAGTTTCTGCCAATTTAAAACGTGGAAATTTTGATGACTTATCAAACAAAAACACAGCGCCATCTTTCGGTGACACTGTGTTTATTTTTTCATTAATTTTTGCTGTTAATTCCGTGAGTGTAGCGTCTGATGCTATTAATTTATTGCAATTATATCTTCAAGTAATACTACGATGACTAGGATCATGAACAACTGCGTCAAAATCACAATAACTATAAAAAGTATAAACTGGTTTGTTTAATAAAAAAATATCCATTACAATATTTTATTTCTAATTTTAGCATTTAACAAAAGTTTGTTAGTTCTTGCTTTATATTTGCCTACGAGTTGTTTAATAATATCAAACAAGAAATCCTCAGAAAAGAGCATTTTCTTATCTGGGTCATCATTTGTGTCAATAAGATCAATAAGACGCTGTTCTACAACATCTGTTTTTGCTCCTTTCTGCTCGAAATAATACATGGAGTAGTTAAGAAGTCTGGTGTGTAAAATACTAGCTACCAATGGTTTATAATTACCGTTGTCATCATATACACATTTCTCGATTTTAGGCGCAACTTTCTTCCAGTCTCCTGTTAAGAGTTCTTCTGGAGAAATAAGTTTATCAAGTTTATTTGCAATAAAATTGGTGAAAAGAGTTCCAATTGTGTTGTCTTTATCATCTAGGAATGCACCAGATGCAATTTGCAAAATAAGAGCAAGACTTTTTGGGTCTTCCCAATTTTCAATTCCCGAAATAGTGTTTGCAAACATCGTGTAGTTTCTAGCATTAACTGGATGTCTATGTTGTGCGTTTTCTTTCATTATTTCGCTTGAGTAGGCAAGCATAAAATTTTGAGCTCGATCATCAAGTCTGGCGTTTTCTGCATATCTCGCCCAACTATTAACATCAAATTTTACATTAAAACGCATAAATCTTGTCGCGAAAGCCTCATCATAGCCGTTTGTATCATAATTTCCATCATCTGGATTTTCTGTTAAAATAATGGTAGAGTTTGGCGGTAATTTCCATGAAATATACTCCTGACGACAGATAATTTCCATAACTGCCTGCATAATAGCTTGGCTTGTACGGTTATAATCATCTAACAAAAGTATCGTCGGTTTATTAAGATCCAATCCTTCAATCCACGCTGGCACAGCATAAGACATCCTGGTTTCTGGGGTAATTGTCCATCCGTTTGCCGTATAAGCGTCGATAAGTTTTGCACTGATCCAATCGCACTCATCACCACGGCAAACGTGATATTCCTGATATGGCCAGCCAACAATTTCTGACGGGTCTGTCAATTGACTGAGATTCAAACGTATATAATTAGAGTCAATTTCTTGTGCTATTTGTTCACAAACTTGACTTTTACCTATCCCGGCAGCTCCACATAACGAAATTGAAACAGGAGATTGTCCTTTTTCTTGGAGTGCTCTATTATTCTTAATTATATAACGCAAAACGTCTTTTGCTTCATCTAGTGTTAATTCCATCTTATTTATTTTCTTTTGGTATTTCTATTACAACGCCTGGGTATTCTTGATCTGCGTGATTGGACGTTAAAACCCAGACAACATTACGTCCGTTTAAGTTATTAATATCAACAAAACCATCAGTGAACATTACGAGTGTAGAGAAATCTTTTTTATGCTCATCTTTGTACGCCCACAACTCCTCGAATGAAGTTCCTCCACGACCATTTATTTCACCGTCAAAATGACCTTTATATTCGTATATTCTATTGATCCGTGTATCAATTTCGGCTATTGTTACTTTTACTCCACTTTTCCACAAGTGGTTTATTTCGGAAAAGAAATCTAGCAATTCATTGTTAGACACACTGCCTGATGTATCTACTCCAACTAGTACACTAGGCTTTCTTTTCATTTTAATGCCCTTAGCATCAGGAAATCTCCTACTAGGGCGCATTTTAGTTAAAAGTATTTCAGATGTTATCATATTACCGATAACTCTTCTGAAATATGCTTTCCAATTAAAAATCTGCGGCTTTACTACAAAAAGACTATCTATATATTCTTTAAACTGTCCCGGTATGTTTCCACACTGTTTCATCACTTGCTCTGCTGTGTTCTTTGCAAGTGTATCAATTTGGTTTTTAACTAGTTGTTTTTCTGCCTCTGAAAGATCGTCTGCTTTTTTCCAAGTAGAATGATCGTCGATTGTTTTTTGCTTTCCTTTTCCTTTTTTACTTTTATTTCCTCTAGACCCATTGCCAATACCACTTTTGTCATTCTCTCCATCATCTTCTGGTTCTGGGAGATTTTCATAATAAAATTTGGAACCCATATTATTTTGGAAACCAAACCTAGCAGGCCATACATAAGGGTCTTTTTGTAGTACTGGGATATTTCCGTTCACTTCGCAATCACAACTCAAGTTAAACCTTTGTTTATCTGTGAAGTCCTTTCCCATAAGTAGGTGATTATAAAGCAGATGGGAAATTTCGTGCATTAGTACTCCAGTTTGTTCTTCATCGGAAAGTCCATTCCAAAATTCCTCGTTAATCACCAATTCACAATTTATGCCATTTATTCCAACGGCTGCCGTAGGTACTTCATCGGTGAAATATCTATTCAACCCAAGCAAAAACAACCCATAAAAAGGTTCCTTAACGATGAGGGATTTTACACATTTGTCAAGTGTCATTTTTATTAATCTTTCTTCTCAGACTCTACTATTTGTGCTTCTTCTGTAAAATCTGGTACTATATTCATATATTTAAAAAAGTGATTGGCAACCGCATTAACACCGCCATTTGCAGCAAAATATGCCTGTAACAAAACGTCCCGGGTTGCATTCTCCGGGACGTTCAACTCGTTATCAAAACGACTATATGTAACTATATATTTCATTATATCAGTTCTTTTGCTTCAAACTGGTTCTTTAAGTCAATTGCCAATTTTTGTATATCTGGGTGCGCTCCCTTCGCTGTTCTAAGTTCAAAAAAGTGCATCCAATCAGAAATAAAACCGGTATATATAACTTTTGTTTGTAGATCAAGTGGCAATATACCACGTGCTTCCTGTGGCTTCATTTTATGCCCCTCCTCTGTAGTAGTGAGGTACATATAATCCTTTTCTATATTTGCAAGGCAATCCCAATAAGCAGCAACACTACGATCTTTGCAAGTTAAATAACGTATAAGACTATTTCCTTTTGCGTTTGCAAGATCTTCATCTCTAAGCCCATCGGGTCCAGCATATTCTGCTAGTTCATCACGTAATTTATATGCCCACTCAGGTACAATAAAAGTCAGTTCGTTTCCAAACTTGTCTTTCGAGAAATTGCAGTAGCGGGAGCTCATTTCTACTATGCCTAGAGTTCTTGAACGATTCCACTCCCTGGAAATCCCTATGCTACAATTAGTTACAACAGTAGCTCGTTTTTCATGGAAATCACTAGGCTCATCCAGATAACAGAGATCTTCAAGCCAGTTATTTTCAATCAAAACTCGCATATTTGTAGTTATGCAATAAAAAGTAGTTGGACCCTGTTTCTTAACAATTTCTCTCCAATATAGTGGTGCATAGTTATATACACCAAAAGTCTTTATAGATACTCTAGAGTAAGGATTTTCGAGATATTTCTCTGCAATTGTTTGCCTTTTATCGTACTTTCCAAAAGGAATAGCAATTGTAAGATAAACACAACCAAACTCAGTTGGAGTAAGATGTCCTGCATTTTTAAGTTTTTCCACAAACTTTTCTGCCGTAACATTCTCGTAATAAGGGCAGGTTTCAAGGGTTTCCTCCTCTGCACAACTAGTAAGTTCTGGATAAAAAACAACTAGTGCATTTGGGATCGACACATAATAACAATGGTCGAAAAAGGCACCTTGTTTTATAACTACTTGTGGATCGTCTTTTAGTTTGTTAATCAACTCCTGCGTATTCGCGTTTTTAAGGTCATCTGGAACGCAAAAATATCTTGTCCCAGTACTCTGATAACTATAGCGTCCGGCCCTCTCTATGTCCTCGTAAATGCCCTTTAACGAGGTATGTGTTTCGACTAGGGAAACACTACTATCCACAAACTTCATCGTTAAAAATAAGTGAGTGTGAGTATCCATCTTCGCGTGGGTACATTGCGTCGAGCGTATTCATCGCCTTGAACTTATCTTCGGCCTCTATTGTTAAAATATGCTCTATTCCAGTTCTTTTAACTCGAAATTGAAATTTACTTTTCATTGAGTTCTTTTATCTTGTTATAAAATGTTTCTAGAGAAATATTTCCAACGGTTCTACCGAGTTCTTCGTCTTTCTCGTTAAGAAAGAGTAGTACCGGTATATTGCGTATTTTATATTTCTCGCAGATTTCTTCATTTTCATCTACGTCCAATTCTTCGATTGGAACGTCTGTTACTTGCTTAAGCATCTCAGAAAGTGCTCTACAAGGTGCGCACCACTCTGCACCTAGCTTCAGAACTTTATTTACCATGCGTATAATTTATATTGATTTGCAAAATAGTTAACTTCGTTTTTTATATTTTGAGGGTTTTCTCCAGAAAGAGCCCTATTTATAAAACGAGCAATTAACTCCATATCTTTCATTCCCCGAGTAGTTATTGCAGGAGTACCCAATCTGAGACCAGATGTCTTAAAAGGTGATCTAGTGTCTCCTGGAATCATATTTTTATTAACTGTTATATCACATTGTCCAAGTATTGTTTCAGCGTCTTTCCCAGTCATATCAGGATATTTTGTGCGCAGATCAATCAGAAAACTGTGATTGTCGGTCCCTCCTGTAATTATGTGAAAACCAAAATCTTGCAGTGATTGCGCTAGATTTTTTGCATTTTTAACTACTTGTTTTTGGTATTCAACAAACTCTGGAGAAAGTGCTTCTCCGAAACAAACGGCTTTTGCGGCAATTGTGTTTTCGAGCGGACCACCTTGATTCCCAGGAAAAACAGACGAGTTAATTCGTTTGCTCATAAGTTTTCCTTCATATTCGAAATCTTCTCGCATCAAAATAATTCCACCACGAGGGCCTCGTAGAGTCTTGTGTGTTGTGGAGGTAACTATATCAGCATATTTGCACGGATTTATCAAAAGGCCAGCAGCAATTAAGCCAGCAGTATGTGCCATATCAAACATCAATATTGCTTCAGATTGTTTTTTGGCTTCCAAAAGCGCTTCGTAACCCCACTCTCGTGAGTAAGCAGATGCACCAGCAATAATCATTTTTGGCTTTATTTTGCGTGCTTTATCAATAAGTTCATCATAATCGACAATCCCATCTTTCGTAGAACCGTAGGTTTCAACGTTATAATACTTTCCTATGTAACTAACTGGAGATGAATGCGTTAGATGCCCACCACAATTAAGATCTAGTGCAAGTACAGTATCTCCAGGATTTAGTACAGCTTCAGTAACTGCTCTATTTGCTTGGCTACCAGAGTGTGGTTGCACATTTGCGTAAGAACAATTAAAAAGTTTGCATGCTCTATCTATTGCTAATTGCTCGATTTGGTCTATAACTCCGCAACCGCCATAATATCTATGCCCAGGATATCCCTCAGCATATTTATTTGTGCAGACAGATCCTAGTGCTTCATATATATCATCTGAAACATAATTTTCAGAGGCAATTAATTCTATGCCATTTAATTGCCTCCGAGTTTCGTCTTCTATAAGATTTTCTATTAATTTATCCTTCATTTTTAGCTATTTTATTTAGCTTGTACTTGTATAAAATCTCATCAGTACGTTTCTTTAAAAGATTGTACTCTGGATTGAAATAATCATAAAAAACCTTTTTAATGTCATCATAATTGGCTCTACTAAGCGCATTGTGTGCATTGCCAAGCACGTTATAATTGACGATTTTATGGTTTTCTATAATTTGGTTTGCGAAAATGCAATATTTAATTGCTTTTAAGGATTGCTGTTTTTCAGACGGAAATTCTGTTTCACCAATTTTATTTAACTGTATATCAACACATTGCCTCAATTGCAAAAGATCGGTCTTCATAAGGAGTTTTACGTGCTCTTTAATAACGTACTTTTTATTCAAGCAAGCACATTCCCAAGCGAGTATATCACCATTCATAACTCTCAAAAACCAATCGTTTATGTTAATCGCGCTATAATTAAAATCAGCATTTAAGAGTTCTTCTGGTCTTTTAAAATCCTCAGTAACAATAAAAAGATAATAATCTTTATCGGGCTCTATTCCATATAAACTACGAGGGAGTCAATAGATATATAAAATATCTTTATTCTCCTTTAATTTGTTAATTACACTATTCATCCTTGTGTATATTCATATCTCCATAATAAAAACAACCGCTTATAACATAGCCAGTATATTTATTATCTTTCCATATATAACTCCAAAAATCAAGCTCCCATCCATTTATTTCAAGAGCACCACAATTTGCATCTTCTTTTGATTCGGAAATTGTATAACCCAGTTCTTCAAGCGCTTCTCGTAGAGTAGCAAACGCAACATAATTAAGATTGCACTCTACAAGGCCATTTTCTTTAAAATATTCTACAATTTCTTCTCTTGTAGGGGAGCCTTTTATTTCTTCCATTAGTTTTCGTCCTTTTTATAAAATTTACTTGTTTTATCGTGAGGGTTTCCAATATATTTTGGAATAGTATTTTTTCTACTAAACATATATTCGTGTGCTATATGTTGTCCATCATCCAATAAACACATGGATGAGATTCTGCCATACGACACACCAGTATATAAGCTGGCTTCCTTTAGAGTATTAAAATGTCATATTAATTCTCCATTTGCATTAAAAACATTTACTCCTTTTTGTCGAAGAGGGCAATTTGATTTTTTATAGTTTATACAAAAGTTGTGTTTTTCTGAACTTCATTTTCTATTTAATTTATAAATTGGAAGATTATAAAAGTGTTCAAAAATTCGTCGGGCATTTTTGCAGCTTATTGTATATGTGCAGGTGTTTCTCTTAAATTTTTTATCATGATGTAATTTAGATGTACTATTTCCTAGAATTTCTTCAAACCGATTTTTAACAAATGTTAAAACTTCTGGCGTCCCGACAAGACTTATATATAATATTTTTTGTCTACCTTTTGGTGTTGAAAAATGAATACTACCATCTCCATCAATCAGTCCTATAATATACGCATCGATAAAAGTTTCGTCTACCAGATTCGGTGATTTTAATGTATAAGATTTAGCGTTTGTTATATTAAAATGACTGTATAAATCTGAGACTATCTGTTTTGATTTTACATCTAAATAAATTGAATTTTTGGAGCTAGGACGAAGTGTGTAATTGGTTTCTAAGCTATTTAAAAATTTTTGTAAATGCGTTGTATCTTTTCTAGATAATCCAATTATTAATCTAGACTGATCTTTCGAGATGTATCCGTCTGCTGCTATAAATCCTGCTCAATAACAATTTTCAAGCGTTAACTCTGTAAAATAATTATCCTTTATATAATAATTTGGTTTATGGACAGGTATATTATATTTCCTCTTATATCGACTTAATCTTGTGTGTGTTCCGAATAAAATCTTTTGCGCTTCTTTTTCTGTTACATTGTTTGTTTTTGCATAAACAATGATTTGTTCTACCATTTCTTTTGTCATATTAAATATACTTTGAATTGAAATTCAAATATAGCAATATTTTAAATAAAACGCAAATTAATTTATGTCTTCTATATTAACAATTCCCTTATCTAAACATGCACTTGTACCTTGAATGAACGAAAAGGTTTTTAACTTCCAGGCTCTTGCAATCATATCTTCTTTCTTTATAACAACTCCCTCCTGTGGTACTGGGTTGTTACAATCAGGTGAATTTGCTTCCATATAGAAAGATTTATCATTGGCCATTTTATCCCAGAACATATCATTCCAAGTTTCATAGTCACCTTTATCCCAGCCGTATAGATTGCCGGCAAGACCATAATAAAATTCAGTTACCGGTGTTAATCCATTGTTATGACACCATTGTTGTACCTCTCTAGCAGAAAATTCGTGAGCTATTCCATCAACATTTGTTATGGTTATTCGATAAACTCGTACTTTAAAATGCTTTTCATGAGTATATTCCTCGCCCCCTTTAGGTGGCACGCATCCATAATCATAACCATTCTGTATAAAACCACCGTTTGGTAGGAAACCTACGATTTCTGCATATATGTGCATGCCTTTAATAAGATGTGGTCGTAAGATTTTATCAGCCTCTGCCCAAACATCACAATCATAATAACCGCTATTTAGATGTGCGTTATAATTGGCATTTTTAATAACCTTTCTAGAGTGATATATATAATCGTAAAATACTGGTTCATTGTGAGTTAGGCGATCATATATTCTCTGGAAGAAATTACGCTCTTTCTTACAGAGAAGATATGCAGATCCAATACTTGTGCCGTGAATTTTGGAAGTAATTGATATTAAATCAGTTGGCTGTATAAACCATGGTTCCTTCTTTACCGTAATTGTCTCGTAATGGAACTTAAACTGTGTATCGAGTATTTTATTGTATTTCTTAACTTTCTTACGTAGATGATAATTGTTTCGTTCTGAAAATTTTCTTTCAACTACATATTTCTTACAGATCCAAAAAGACTTTTTATCCTTTTCAACAGTATCGAACTCAATATTATCAAGTGGTTCAATTGTTTCGTTTATATTATCCTGCAAGAAAGCAGCAAATGCATCAAACGGCAAAAGAAATCCATCAGAAACTACTCCACGTAATTTTATTGCTTTTACACGTCCATTATCCTCAAAAAAGCCAGAAATTGTTGGATTGGAATTTTTATCACTATGCCTATATAAGTTACAGTAACCCAATAAGTTAGGGTTAATCTTACAATTAGTAGGAAAATATATATAATATCCATCTGCCTCATTCAATCCTACACAAATTTCATATCCGCCAACTCTAGCAATTTTCATTTTATCTGCGTTGGGGTGTGGATGCCACTGTGTAATATTAACTATTTTGGCAAGATAATTAATATCACCATTTTTGTCTTTTGTTAACGCTAGCATATGTTATAAATATATTTTTTATCACCTTCACCATCAAATATAAAGCGTTCTATATCAGCCGCTTTTACGTACCCAAATTCATCAGAAAATATACAGTTCAGCATATAAAAATATTTTGCATATATTTCCTCTAAAATTGGATCACTTTCTATTTTGCTAGTAAGGCCATTAATATCAAACGAGTCCTGGATCTGTACTGCCAAATCCAGGACTTTTCTATATGTTTTTTGTGTCATTAATTCAAACCAAAACTCCTCAAAATATCATCATCGTCATTGTCAACATTATAAAGCCTGCGGATTTCATCACAGAACTTGTGTAAATCGTGCATCATTTCTACGATTTCTCTACTTTCGTACTTATTTTCCCACTGGATAAGTGGCGCAACAAGATCTCCAGCTTTTAATGTAACATCATCATAATGTTCTGGTAACAACGAGATAAAACAATCAATCATTCCCCAAGTAGTGGAACGAATTTCAGTACAAACATCTCCAATAAAAACAACATCATCTCCTTTTGGAAAAAGGTTTTCTATAAATTGAGAGTTGTGTTTGTAAATTGGTGGTCTATCAAAATTGATTCTCCTTCTATAATCACCGTCTTCCTGGTCGAATATGCCTTTTATTTTCGCTATTCTAGGAGCTTTTGTTAAATCATTGTAATCTAGTTCCATTATATATCTTTTTCTAAACGAACAGCCTTTCAAACTGGCTGGAGTGGTACACCATCGTCAGACAGATAAAAATACGTACAGGTTGCTGGTCTACCTTTTATCTGACTTTCAAAATTGGCATACAAATCATTTTTAACTTCACGAGAACCCATTGGTTTCGCCTTAAATTGCTTCCCATCAGCAGTTTCCATAACAAAAACCATATCTTCAATTCCACGTAAACCTAGTTCAATTCCAATTGTCTTAAATTCAGAGTCTAGTCTAGATTTTAACTTAATCATATCTCTGGCCCCTGGATTGTACTTTTTATTCGGATCTCGCAATACAGCACCCTCTCAGCCTTCAGAGACGTACTGGTCATGCAATTTCCACATCAATTTTTCATCGTTCGGAATTTTAACTTGTGGTAGCATCTGTACCATTAATTCATCATCTCCAAAGGTTTTCTCTGGATCAAACCCTAAATTGAGTTCCTTTTGGATCTCTTGTAGGATTTTATATCTTTCTTCAAAAGTCTTTTCAGTGTCTACAATATCATAAATATAATATTGCAACTTAAAAGGCAATTCTCCATCTTCGAGTCTTGCGCACCCAGATAAATTTTGTAGGCTCTTTCCAAAAACAAAGAGTTCTCCATCTGTCTGTATATCAGGATGTTGCCTAAAAAACTCTATAAATTTAGGATGATTCCTTATATGTGCTGTAGCGTAATCATAATTGCCACCTCCTCTTGACGCACTACGTACTTGTGTGCCATCCCAGTAGAAGAGATTTCTCGTTCCGTCGATCTTTTTACTTATGTATCAATGAGTTACACGACTAAGAGCACTTTTTGAAACGTTTTGAATTAACTTGGCCAACATCGGTTTTACTGCACCTTGTTGGTCTTGTTTTGTTTTAGGTACTGCCTTTTCTATATCATCTGGCATTGTGTCGAAAAGTTTATATCCCTTATCCAGATAACTCTTTACGTTGGAATTATACTCCAGTTCTGCCTGTTGTTCCAGTGTTCGTTTTACTTTTCCTTTGTCTATTACAATTTTAGGGTGGTCGACAAATTTACCACCAACAATGCCGGACTTGCGTGTTATTTCATAACTACTGCCGGACTTATAACAAGAAATATTTATCTGTCTAATCTTTCCCTTTGAATCTCGTGTTAATAAAATGTTTGACTTACCAAAATCGCTCATAATTACAAACTGCTCTTTCTTCAGATTTTCCGGAATCATATCCTTTCAGATATGCCTCATCTATCAAGTTTTCTACGGTTTGTTTTTGTGCTGGAGTCAAACTACGAAAAAGTTCTTTCTTAGACATATAAAATATATTAAAATTCAGTTGCCAAAAGTTGTTTTACAAGAGCAAGCTTCTTAGGCTCCTGCATATAACGCACATACAATACCCAGAGAAGTTGTTTGTTTGTTATACCAGGATAATACACATCACCAATCTTTTCCTCAAAATCGATCGGCACTGCATCGGTACCAAGGATTGCATTTCCAGCATGCTTGGATAATTCAAAATAGCGATTTCCTACTGAATAAACATCTTTTGCAACCATTTGTGGCTCAGGATATTCCTCAGATGTATAAGTTATAGCATTTTCCTTTGGTTCGGGCTCTTCTGGCTTTACTACATGCACATAGCCGTTACAAGACTCAGCATCGTCTCTCTTTTCAATCTTCTTTTCGGCTTTCTTTTGTTCATCGGCCTTCTTATATGCATCTTTTACATAATCTTTACATTCGTCTTTTAGAGCCTTAATATCCTCTTTAGACAATCCAAGCACATTAAAAAGCTCGGACAAAATATCATTTTCTGTGTACATATTTTATTCTATTTACCTGTTGATCCAAAACCACCTTCTCCACGATCTGTTGCACGGAGTTCTGTTACTTCGCTAAACTCAATTGCACCTGTTATATCAAGATGAATCTGTGCAATGCGATCACCTACATTATATGGCTCCCCATTAGGATTTACTTTATAAAAGCAGCACATAATTTCTCCAACGTACGATTTGTCGATGGTACCCAACGAGTTACAGAGTTGGAGTCCGGTTTTATATATGCTACTCCTAGGACGAACGGTGAAACCAGCAATTACATCTCCATCACCTTTATCATCTATTTGTAACGCAAGTCCAGTACCATATCTGAAAACTCCAGGAGCAATCTCTTCTTTACTAGTGGCAACAAGATCATATGCAAAATCATCAGCATGTGCTTTCGTTGGCACAACTGCCTCTGGTACAAGCTTTTTAAAATTAACTTTAATCATTTTTAATATATAATTGACAACAGCATTTATCCCTAAGTCTATAACTTTCGCAAGGACAATGCAGATCTCCATCATTTTCTTGGTGCGAACACGGGCACTCTCCGTTATTTTTCTCTATGCGGGTAAAAATCGCATTTACTAGTTTATCGTTTGGGTTCAGAGACCAACCAGACTTTCTAAGAATTGTTATCATGTTTCCAAAATTGTGATGTTTCGTCTCTCCAACCGGGCCCAATCGTGTAGTTACTATAAAATATACTATACTCGTAAAATCGTTGATTGGTAGTTGGACTAGTAAGAGGCCCTTTTTCTTCTATATAAGGTCCGAGTTTTATATAATCCCAGTTATATAAGTTGATTTCTTTCGAGAGTTCCTGTTTTCCAGAATACCAACCTGTTTTAACACCAAAAAATCGTAATTTAACGAATCTAGCAAGTTCGTCTATATATGCTGGGTCTTGGTCACCACCCATGAAACCAACACAAGTAATACCACTATTCGCATTTATAAGACGTTCTAGCTCTTCTTTTGTTAGTTCTATGCCAATATCATCAGCCAAGTAAGACGAGTGGCAATTTTTACACCCTTGTTTACAACCTGATATATTAATACAAAGTGCTATTTCCTTAGGAAACTCTCTAAGGCCGATCAACGTATCTACATATTTCAACATATTTTCTGAGATGATTAATTGTTGTTTCTGGTAATATAAATTTTTTTAACAGAATTTCAAGATATTCTCTATCGAGTTCCATTTTAAAATTTACAGCATCTGTGAATATTTTAAAATTTTTGTTAATCTTTTTATTAACTCGTCTAGAACGAACACAATACGTATTATGCTTTGTTTTATAAATACCGTGCCCGAGCGTACTTAGAAATGTATTTATAGTTTTAGGGATCAAAATACATGTTTTTTCTGAATAACACTTTGGGTAGATGCCCTCAATTTCGCAGATACAATCTTTATCTATATCACAACTATATTCCAATTTGTGTTCTGTGAATCACCTTTTAAAATTTGAATAATATTTAAAATACTCAGAAACATATACGCCTTTTGCACCGTAGTTGGAATAACCATCTATATCTTTATAATAGCATCTCCGCTCTATATTCTTTCATATAAAATATATTGAAGTATCCACATTTCTGGCATCACAAACAAAACCAAATGCGTCTGGTTGATCAATGTTCTTAATTAGTCCGCTTTTTATTTCGTCTAATCGTTGAACATACTTCCGGGTGTATCCATCAAAATGACAATCATATAAATATCTATTTCTAACCTTTGTAGTGGATTTACTGTCTATAATTAATCAATCGCCACAATTTTGTAGATATTTTTTTACCATAACAACCAATTAAGCCACAACACATAATAATCTTTAAAAGCCTTTGCGTCATCTGGAAGTACATCAAACAGATAATATGCCCAGATAGCTTTTTTATTCCATCCAGCTCCCATCGTCAATACTCTTTTTAATCTCTTCTTTAAGAGACTTATACACTTGCCTAGAAACGTACAAGTAATCTTTATAATCTTGTTCAGAAAGTTCAAAAGGTCGAAAACAAACATGCTGGAGCTCATAACAAGGTTCTTTTGAGTCATATTTAAATCCAGCAACAGACATGCACTGTTCTGGGTTTTTAAAACAACCTGGGTGGATAGTAACATTAGGATAATTTTTCATATGTGCACACCCATTATCGTCCCAATCATATTCGTCCTCATGTCCATAATAAGGATTAGGACTCCAAACAACAATATCTACATCTTTATTATCTGGTGGCGGATCAAACAGATACGTAGGTTTCCTAGACTCAATATTTCCAACTCTAATATACTTGTTCATCGTAATCTCCTACTTCAAATTGTTTGTAAAAATCATCGACTTCCATTCACGCGATTTCATCTGGCTGGAAATCGTTTTTATTAAACAAAAAGTCTTCCACTTGATCACTAGTGTCAAATGGAAGACCTCTCATATACAATATTTTACCTAAATTATAATCTAAAACGACTATATTCATTAATAAGAATCGTAAAAATATACTTTTAAATCTGGGTGTTCCTTGTAGTACTCCTTGAACCATTCTAAGAAAATAATATTTTTATAAAAGTGTTT